TTCTATTCTTCGTTCAAGAAGTGGGAAGAGGACTATGAACACAGGAATCCAGGCGTTGTAACCAGCACAGGTTCTTCACGCTCTGCAGAAGTATTATGGCGTAACGGTGAGAGAACGACTGAGCACTCCACCTTTTTAGTAAAGGTTGAGAAAGCAAATGCGTAGTGCAAGTCGCTATCCGCGAATCGGAGACGTCTTAGTCGTCGATGATACCTTTCGAGGTATGGTGAACAGAATAACAAAAGATAAATGGGGCCACAACGACAGTGCTTTCGTTGTTTGGCAGACCTCGAAGCCTTGGGACTACTCGGGTGAAAACGGTTATGCCTGCGTGAATATACACAACTTGAGGGGAAATTACCGCTTGTTCAGAGATGGTGAAGAGATATTTTAATTTTGTTGACTTTTGCCACTGTGTGTGCTACTATTATTAAAGATGGAGTACTGGCGCAATCGGCAGCGCATCGGACTTTTAATCCGCTGGTTCTGGGTTCGAGTCCCAGGTGCTCCACAGAATATTGTGACGAAAGGAGAAAATATGAGTAATTCACAAATTGCAAAAGTGTGCTTTTGGTCTTCGTTGGTATCAGTGATTGGTTCCATTGCAGTCTGGTCCCTTACAGGCGACACTGACCCTGCCCATGCTGAAAGGTTCGGGATCTTTGTTGGTCTTTGGGCTCCTACATTGATGGGTCTTGCAAACTGGTTTCGAGAGCAATAAGCATGACAAGCGCGTGTCGTATAACGGCTATTACCTCAGCCTTCCAAGCTGATGATGTGAGTTCGATTCTCACCACGCGCTTATTCTATCGGGGTGTAGCGCAGCCTGGCAGCGCATCTGGTTTGGGACCAGAGGGTCGTAGGTTCAAATCCTACCATCCCGACAAAACTTGTGGGCTTTGGCTGGCTGGTGGTCAGGAGGCGTCTTATAAGCGTCTTGAAGCAAGGTTCAATCCCTTGAGGGCCTACCAAGGCTAGGTGGTGGAATTGGTATACACAGCAGACTTAAAATCTGCCGCCTTTTGGCTTGCGGGTTCGAGTCCCGCCCTAGCTACTAAATGATTATGGAGAAATGAAATGATTTCAAACAGAGAGATAGAAAGACTTTACGAACAGTACAACCCCAACAACATTAGGTCGGGGGACAGAGTGACAGTAAAACTAGGTTACACTTACATGGCCCGCGTTGTTGGTTTGGACCTTGATTTGAAAAACAAAAAGGTCTATGCTAACCTGAGACTGATGGACAACACAAAGAAGAACCCGATTAGGGTCGATGTAGCTGACTGCTACCCTGCTGGCGTCTTGTATCCAGGGCATCATAGCAATGATTAGTGAGCTTAGCTATACAATTACGTTGACCAGGAGATCTGAACCTGGCCTGCTTATGCACAGGGCAGTCAAAAGGTTGACTTTTCCTGAAGCCGTTGCAGCGGCTTACGATATTAGAAACAAATTAGGACATGATTGGAGAATTATCAATGTCAGTGAAGATGTCAAACGCTCAAATTCGACGGATTGCCCGTCATCTGGTACAGTTTCCGCCGCCCCGAAGAACAAAGATACTTTCTTCGTTTCCATCGGAGGACAAAGTGAGAATCTCGGAAGAACTGAAAAGGATTAAAGATGATTCGCCAAGGAATACTTAACGTGACTTTGATCGCAGTCGGCATCGCGTGTGTCGCTGCGTTGTACATAGCACCCTATTTTATGAAGGAGCAAAAATAATGGGTATTAGAAATGCACAAGTGATTGAAAATTGGGAAAGGGGTCGAGCTGCACAGAACCACACCGGCACGCTCACCACGGATGGCCACAAGTTATATTCCTATTCGTTGTTGATTGGTGATACATGCTATGCAACAGGTGAGGCCAAAAAGATCTTGAGAGATTACACTTCGCCTGGTTTCTGGCCCTATCATTCACAAACAACTTCCTGTCACGTCGGCCTGGCCCGACTTGCAGCAGATATCATTGGGTGAGAAAATGTCAGATAAACCAGTCAAGGATCACGTTATGGAACCAGAGTTTCAAGTTAAAGACGGAGAGATCTATCTTTTAACTCGAAAGCAGTCAGGATTGGAGCTTGTTTGTGATGCGATAATCAAGTCAATGTCCATTATCGGGGTGTTGGCAACTGCTTATGTTTTTGTCAAGTTCTTTGGGAAGGGGTAGAGCTAAAATGTTGGACTTTATTTTATCACTTGGCGTCGCGCTGGTTATTGGCATTCCAGTAGTGATGGCGCTAGATAATTATTTGGAGAGATTTAGATGAAACCATATAGATTGAGTAATGAATCGAAGTTTTGGGTAAAGTCAGGCGATCACCTTGTGCCTGTATCTCGAAAAGATTTTGTAAAAGCCCTGCAAAAGCAGATAAGACAAGAGAAGAAAAAGAAGTAAATGAACTCAGGGATCTATCTTGGAATATTGCTATTCTTTTTGGGACAGATCTTTGGGTGGTTTCAATTAAACTCTCAACTCCTCAGTGACTGGTGGAAGAATAAGCCGCTCGTTTCAGCAGTCGTTTTAGGTGTTCCGTGCTCGATGTTTTTTTGGTATGCGTGGAAGGTTACGACCGAATCGACTGGATCAGTCTGGACCTCTAGGTTTATTGGTTCAGCTACGGGAATGATATTGTTTCCTATTCTCACATGGACTCTGATTGGCGAAAGTATGTTCACCGCCAAGACTATGATTTGCTTTTCACTGGCAATATTGATAATTATAATTCAACTTTTTTGTTGACAATATACACTAGCGTGTTTATAATATATGAGTGTCGTGTTGCTTCGGGACACTGCACAAACGTAACTTGCTTAATAAGGAGGAAATAACATGAATGCAATTACAGTACACCGCCCAGGTTTATTGGGAAATAAAGTCTTTAATGAGGTTTTCGATGAATTATTTAATGGAAACTTCACAAGGCACCTACAGGCATCAACGCAAGGCTACCCAGTAGCTGACATTTATCGCGATGATGATGGTTCAACAGTGTTAGAGTTTGCTCTAGCCGGATTCAAAAGAAAGGAGTTGACAATCGACGTTCAGCCAGACAAGCGGGCCATTACTGTTGCTGGCACGGCGAACGAAGATAATGAAAAGAGACAAAGAATCGCTCGTAGAAACTTTACGAGAACTTATGTGAACTATGACGATAACTTAGACTTATCGAACGCTGTTGCGAGTTTTGAGAATGGCTTGCTAACCATTCGAGTACCGCAGCGCCCAGAAATTAAGCCGCTAAGTATCGAAATTAAATAACTTTTTTATTGACTTCACAAGTGAATTGTGATAATATATTTATACAACAATTAGAAAGGAAGACGAATATGTCACCAGAACAAGCACAGGAATTACTCGAACGATTAAACATTGTTGAGGCTGAGAACAAGGCTCTGAAGGAACAAGCGCAAGCAAATGCCTTGAAGATGAAGGTATCCCAAAAGGGAGCCATCTCGGTTTACGGAATGGGTCGCTTCCCTGTTACGCTCTACGCGCAGCAGTGGCAGCGAATTGATTCAGTCTGGCCATCTCGATAACTTTATCGAGGATAACAAATCTGCTCTTAACTTCAAGAACTGATTTGTTTTATCTATACAGGCTCTTGCGTAGCCTGACCACCACTCACAAGCGCAAGAGCCTGTATACCTTTACTGAAAGGGGTTGCAGTGTCTAAACAATTTACGAACAAGATGGCAGACGACGTATTTGATGCGTTCATGGACAACAGAGCTTGTCAAGCTGCTATGTTTGCAGATTTTGTTGTACTGCTCAACATGAAAGCTGCCGCTCACCAAGGGAGCGACGAAAAGATGGAATTACTCACAGAGATTCTCAACGATCTTAAACTGTTTGTCAACCCTGCATTGAACGAGTTGTCCCATTGATTGTATCCAGAGATAAGATGCCCGCTCGACCAATCGAGATCGACCTCGCGGGGCCAGATGGCAATGCCTTTTCTTTAATGAAATGGGCCGAGGTGCTTGGTTACCAGCTTGGTTATTCAAGAGATCGAGTCGCCGCAATCCGTAAAGTAATGATGATGGGTGATTATGATGGTCTATTGAAGGTATTTGACGACCACTTCGGTCACATGGTTACACTATACAAATAACTCTTGACTTATCTATTCACATCATGTATAATATAAGTATATGAAATCATTGGAGAAAACTATGAAGCCTGTTTGTGTCAAGTGTCAAGTCTCATTCAATCCTCGACGATTGGAGCTAGGTTACAGAACGTGTCTTAACTGCGGTGGCAAAGCCGCGATGAAAGAGAAGGCTCGTAAAGCTAAGTGTTCTGCACCTGCATATAACAAAGGTGCATACCAATATGTTGGCACTGTACAGGCGGCAAAGGGCGTCGGTCGATGAAAGTAGGTGACTTTGTTATATATCGTACGCCTCATGGGAGCGACATCGGCGTCTTGACCAAGCTGAACTACGAAGGTGGAACGGTTCAAGCGTTGAACACCAGAGGTCAGCTCGTCTGGTACGTCTGGAGTGGCTGCGAGGTCATACATGAAAAACTATAGAGTAGAGTTTATGAAGACAGATAAGAAATATCTGCTAGTAAACATTGAAGCTGACTCCAAGAGAGAAGCAATCGAATTAGCCAAAAACCTATCAGAGAGTGACTTCGAAGAGAAAGAGTCAGTCAGTTCACATGATTGGAAAGTAAACAAGGATTGGAGCTTCATGAGTGCGCTCAAATCTCTTTTCAATTAGGAGAGTAAAATGAGAGTTGGTAGCCTAGTGAGCCTCAAGGTGGAGCCGTGGGAATACAACCGAACCCCAGACTTCGGGGCTTGTGGTATCGTAACATATTACGATGGATGTGGCAAGTTCAAGGTTTTGTGGTCGAAGCTGAACAAGCCTATCTCTCATGATATGAATTGGTACCCTATGAGAAAAGGTGACTTAGTGATGTGGACGTACCACGGCGAACCAAATCCTAAAAAGACAGGGGTTGTCGTTTCGGATTACACACAGTGCCGCGACGAAGATGGTCTCATACTCAAGAATATATATTGGTTTAATCGAGGTTGGATCAGACCAATCAGGCAATGTTTTCTAGAGGTTATCAGTGAAAGCCGGTGATTTGGTCAAATTCAAACACATAGACTTCCATAAGTCGTATGGTGTTGGGATTATCGTGGGACCACGGCACAATCACGGTTCTAGAGCCGTACCTTACTATGATATTCCCGTATATTTCAAAGACGAAATAGTCCGTACAAGGGAAGAGGAGTTAGAAGTTATCAATGAAAGTCGGTGATTTGGTAAAGGTTCGTTCTCATATTACGACTAATGGGGTACTCTTAACTAAGTCCGTACAAGGCATTCTTATCTATCGTCACGGCGACGGCTTTTACAATGTCATGCTAGATAACGGTGTAAGAATTATGACCGCATATGCGAACATAGAGGTTATCAGTGAAAGTCGGTGATTTAGTAAGGGACAATCATCCAAGTTGGATGAGGGCCGAACGAATTGGTGTGATTGTAGGCGATCAAGGTCCTGGCTGGCAAGCGTCATTAAACAGGACATTTAGGGTATTGTGGCGTGACGGAACCATCGGAAATAATGTTTGGGATTATGACCTAAAAATAGTAAAAAGTCCTTGACTTTCAACGGTTTAGCTGCTATACTATATGAGTAGAAACAATCAAGAAAGGTTTACCGATGGCAGGTAAAGCAAGAATGAGATTTATCGCGAGGTCGAATCGACTTCGTTTCGAGCGCGACAGTGGACACTATGCGGGTGCGAACCTTTATGGCGTCGAGTGTATTTATTGTCACGAGTATTTTCCTAATGTAAAGAAGCCAGAGTTTGGCGGTTATGTATGCAGGAGTTGTAAGTAATGGGTTATCGTAGTGATGTAGGTTTTGCCTGTGACCCAATCGTCAAGCAAGTGATTGAGACTATGGGCGAGTGGGACAAAGAGTTCAAAGAGTTATTGGATTATGGTGAGGATCTGGCTGATGGCCATCACCAGGGTAGATACAGGTGGGAATCTGTCAAGTGGTATGAAAGTTTTCCCGATGTTCAAGTTGTAGAAAACATTATGATAATGTGTGATAATTGCGATGTCAACGGCCTTGCATATGATTCATACGGATTCATTCGTATTGGTGAAGAGCTTGATGACGTTGAAATGAAGGGGGACACCTGCGCATTTGACCTTTACGTTAACAGGAGTTTGGATATATGAAAAGAGGATGGGAAGGTAGAGTTGTCAAGGGCAATAGAAACAACCAGACAATCTCTGGTGTAATCACTAAGTCAAAACGTCACTATTGCGACAACAACGAGGTGGAAATTATCCTTGCAGAAGTGTTGTTTCAAGTAGAAGGTAACAACCGCGCAATCTACGGTTACGCTCAGGATGAGTTCCATATCATTAAACTCTGCCCATGCGCACCAGCAGGATTGGAGTTCGCATGAACGGGGACACACTAACCGAGGCGATCAACGTGGCAGCCGTCGTTGCCTTGATCAATCAAAAGTTTGTTGAAAATTATGAGAATGAAGACAAACAAAAAGTCTTGACAGAAGTCTTAAATGATGTTAAACTATTACTACAACCAACAACGAACAACGAGGTTCACTAATGAAGTACAAGTCTTTTATCAATAAGCTCAAGAAGCGACTCGGCACCGAGGACCTAGACATCACCACTGATGAGTTTGGCGCCAACGGGCGCAGGGAGTGGCTGGTTTACGAGGACACTGTAGCGCGCTGGCATGTGGAGCCGAGCGACTGGAGAGATCCAGAGTCGGAACTTGTGGTTTCAAGTTTTCATACAAAGGGAGTTGGCCAGGAATCTGACCCGCACACAGATTATTTCCCCGGCACTTACTGGAGTAACGCAACGCAGTTGATTGATAGGCTTGTGCCTCCGCCGCCAAAGTTTACTCCTGGTGTTCTTGTTCGAGGCAAACTAGAAAACAAGCGAGCCAAGCGCCATGGCTATGCAGGGAAGACAGCATTGGTTACTGGAGCCAGCGGCAAATACATGAGTTTGCAGTTTGTGTCGTCTGAGGATGATGAGTGGCTTAGCAACACTCACACTAACTCATGGAACACGTTGACATACCCTGTTAGGGATTTTGAACTGGTGTCAGGATGAGGCAGATTTACAGGGTTCGCTATCGTATAGGCAAAGAAAGAAGTCACGAGATCATCGCGACAGAAAAGATTTGCAGAAAGCGTATAGCGGAACTCTTCAAAGAACATGGAAAAAATATAAAGTTTTCTAAGATGGTGATAGCCGCAACTCATCCTTGCGGCGCCCCACACATTTAAGGGCTACTAGCTCAACTGGCAGAGCATCGGACTTTTAATCCGCAGGTTCAGGGTTCGAGTCCCTGGTGGCCCACTATATTTTATGAAAGGAGGATAACGTGAACAACCAACAACTCGCTAATGTATGTTTTTTTGCGGCGCTCGCGTCGGTTGCAGGGTCTATTGCAGTATGGTCCTTGACAGGTGAAGCAGATCCCGCACACGCTGAGAGATTTGGAATCTTTGTTGGCCTTTGGGCGCCCACGTTAATGGGCATGGCAAACTGGCTTAGATTTAAGGCTTAAAAACAAGCGCGTGTCGTATAACGGCTATTACCTCAGCCTTCCAAGCTGATGATGTGAGTTCGATTCTCACCACGCGCTTATTTATATCGGGGTGTAGCGCAGTCTGGCAGCGCATCTGGTTTGGGACCAGAGGGTCGTAGGTTCAAATCCTACCATCCCGACTCTCACTTTGAAGAAAAGGAAAAGAAATGAAAGAATTTGCAGTAAGAATTACGTGTCTTTTCGCTGGCATACTTGTTGTTGCCGGCATTATTGTCATGCCTTACATAGTGAGAGACGGACAGCGAACGGCTAGGTGGTGGAATTGGTAGACACAGGAGACTTAAAATCTCCCGACTTCGGTCGTGCGGGTTCGAGTCCCGCCCTGGCTACTTTTTTTCTTGACAAAGTGATAAAATTTTGATATACTGTAAGTATAGAAAATGAGGATTTGCCCTAGTAGCTCAGTGGATAGAGCATCGGACTTCTAATCCGCAGGTCGTAGGTTCGACTCCTACCTGGGGCGCAACTTTTAACTGGAGTGTGACATGGATTTTATTGGTGGAGTAATTACAATCGCGGTCGGCCTTTGGGTTGGCCAATGCCTTATTGACTGGTGGAGGAAAACAAAATAATGCTGGTGGAAACTTACATGGGGAACTTCATTGAAGTTCAACGCCGAGATCTCGAACGAGCTACCAGAATCGAACTTATTGATTATCTGGAAGCACGCGGCAGCGCGTGCTATGACCACGAGTCTACAGATCTGCTGAGGGCAGCCGCCTTAGAAGATTGGGACTCTGAATATGGAGGAGTATTCAATGCATATGCCTGACCAAAAAGAATTCACCATGGCCTCCGTTAGGAGGGTCGCACGCCAGATTGTGGATCTTCCAAGAAAGAAGAGAGGGGAGATTTTACAAACATTTCCGAGTGAGATGAAGTGCCGCCTCGTGGAGGAGATGATTAACATCATCAACGAAAGGATCAAGACAGATGAAGCGAGTAACTAACGATGAAGTAGCTCAAGCATGGCTTGAGGGCAGAGAAGCAGTTAGTCATACAGGTAATTTGAGCACAGATGGAAAGGCTATCTTTTCCTATGCGCTACAGATTGGCGATACTGGGGACGACGGAAAAAAGTTTGTTCGTGACTACACGGCACGCGGTAGTTATGGTTTCCGCTCACAGACAACATCTTGTCATGTTGGGTTGTTGCGATGGGTTCCAGGTCACGAGACTCAGCCGATTTTGATATGAAAACTTTTAGAAACTTGTTGATAATCAAAGCCTTTTTTGTTATTATTGTGTCGGTACTGCACTTTGTGGGTGATATTTATTCAGCATTTGCCCAAAATAGAAAAAGAAAGAGTAAATTAGAGTGACTGAAGCATATTGCGATTCTTGCCCAAAAGCAAAGTGGTCCCCAAAGCCAGGTGATCTTGTGCAGATCTGGGATCACCTCGGTCCAAATGGGAGAAAAACAGAATTTAAGACAACCATTGATGGCCATGGCTGGCTGGGGTATGTTGTGGGAGACTCAACAAATCCTAAGCACCGCGCCGCTGGCGCCGTTCGTGTAATTTGTTTTGGAAAGAATGACGACCCAAGTGTTGGTAAGATAATTGACGTTAATGTAACTTGGCTACGTAAGATTGATAACTCATCTGACATTCTGAAAGTGCAAAGTGACTCGTTATCCCAAAATCGGTGATTTACTGATTGTGTATCCTCAAGGGTATCGCGGACCATATGGTGGCTCACCTCACAAATTTGTGGGTCTCGTCAGTGGTATCGAATATGACAAATGGGGACATCAAGAGAATGTATTTGTTACTTGGCAGAATGAACCTGCATGGGGCTACCAAACAGAACATGGCTATGCTGGAATGAATATTCACAACGATAGAAATCGTTTCATCATTATCCGCGATGGTATCACTGTCAATTAGAGTGAAAACTTTTTTGTGAAATGGGTCATTTTTTTCTTGACTTTTGGTCGAAAATTTGACATAATGTATATACAAACAATGAGGAAAGGCTCAAATTATGGCAACTCGAATTTACTACCGACTATCTGACGACGCTAACAATACACACTCGCTATGGTCTGGCGCAATTACTGTACCACTGATGCCTGGCAAGGCCGAAGCCCGCCGAGCGGTTGCAAAGCATTTGCGCTGCGAGCGACTCCCATCCAGAACATTGGTTGTCACTGATTTTGAGCTTCGGTTGGGTGATTGGACAGCGGACGAGATCAGGGGAGCAACAACGCCAATGGCCGACGCGCCAACGGTGAAGCGTAAGAAGAAAGCCTTTTCGGATGTTGGAATGACATTCGACCAAGCTGAGGATCTACTCAAGAAGTTTGGGTTGAAGTAATGAGTTTCTGGAGAACACTAAAAGGAAAGCTAATGTTGCGTTACCCTTACACCACCTTTGTAGGTAAGGCTCAATCGTGGGGCTTGTCGTACAAGCGTTATGATCTTGTCTTGTCAAGTGACACAACAACACCTTACAGCATCTTGCATCTTGGTCCGTTTGAGTTCTTCTCGCGCCCCAAGTCTCGCGAGATTGATTGGTTTTAGTATGTGGTGTGCGATTGGATGCTTTGCGGTCACTGTGGTTACATGCTTGATCTTTACTTGGACGGTAACGCTTAGACCATGATTGTGATGTTGGTGCTTGTTTGGTTGTTGTTGTACGAGTATGATCGCCAGCGGTGATCGCCGCTATTTTTTTTCTTTTTGGAGTGTTAATAATGAAGGTCGGGGATCTGATTGAACACAATAAGGGACATATTGGCGTCGTTATGGATGTTAGGATGATGTACCCTGGACACCCAATGTCTCCAGTGGAAGCGGTTAGGGTCAAGTGGCAACATTCAGTCCCCGACAAAACGCATACGGTTTTGTGGTATAGCGTCTTCTCAATTAACAAAGTGCTGACCAGCACTAAATGAGCTTTGGGCATGTGCGTTGACTTCCCGCGCGCAGGGAGAATCAAAGGGCTACGTAGCTTTGAAAGCACTGGTGAGTTTTCCATGGGGTTCTCATCGAAACAAAAAAAACCCCTCGATTTTCGACGATCTTGATCGGCGGTATTTTTTTTCAATAATAGCAGAAAGGCAACGATATGAAAGAGTTTGTTTTGGTGGTGATTGGTTTTATCTTTGGTGCGGCTATTGGAGTAAGCGGGATCACCGAGATTGGCAGTAAAATTATTAACCTTTTTGGTTGAAATAATACTTGACATTTGCTAGGCAGTCGGGTATAATGGTAACATAAACAATCGAGGAGCAATTAAAAGATGGATCGAATCAAAGGATATTTTATTAGACAGGCATCACGCCCAGGAATGGACCTAGCAGCCGACACCGTGATCTTCGGTATCATGTTTGCTTGCATTTATTTCGGGTGGATTCACTAGTCGGGACACTAAAATAAAAATGCACAAAGGGTTAAAAAAGTTCTTGACTTTTCCCTGATTTTTTGAGATAATATATATATTGAGAATGAGGGAAGGGCTTTCATTCCAATAACAACAATACCTTGAAAGGGTAACACAATGAAGAAAGTAATCAGCAACATTCAGAACCTTGGATACACCATCACCAACGAGCCGACGGAGGACAAGAAGGCAAAGCCAGCAGGTATCACACTTGATCAGACGCTTGTCAACAACATCTCACAAGGTGTAAGCGTTCGGCTTATCAATGGCAAGCAAAAGTCTGCTGCTGTTAAGTTGGACCGCAAGGCGCTCACCAGTCTTCTCCAGGCTGTTACCGAAGTACTTGAAACCGAGGAGGCTTAATGAATATGTTTAATGGTCAAGGCTCAAGGCTTGTAAGAACTCGGGACATTTCATTTATTGCAAGCCGCGCAGCGGAAAGGCTTTCTCCCGCTCGCGTGTTCGTGAATCGTCCTCAACCTAAATCAACTGCGGAACATAAATAAAAAGGATTAATAATGTTTGTACAATCAAAGGCAGCAACAAGGTCAGACCATAAGGATGGTCTGGCAATTCAACAACGATGCGGCGGTAGCCAAACACTTATCCAATGGTCGAATGGTGATCGTCAGTGGTGTGAAACTAATGATCTTCAGTATCTTGGAGAGAACATCACCCTGGTGAAGCCTACAGATTTTTCGGAGTCGTACTATGAGTAAGAGCACCAGAAAAAATCGTTCGCTTTCTAGCTCATGGGCGAAAACCAAAAAAAAGTAGAAGGTGTCCGACGGTTATACAAAAAAATGTTATTATATTAACAGTCAGAAAAAATCGTTTTGTTTATACTGGTAAGGCGTTAAGTTATTAAAGCGTTTTAGACTTAGTACATACGCGATGTAATGTCAACGTAAATAAACTAACATGCCGGAGCGTTAATATAATAACACCTTGCAGGGTAGGGCAAGGTAATCAAAAGACCTACATGGTGCGACACGTAGTCGGATGTAGGCAACTGTAGGGAGGAGCAGCACATGTAGGCAAAGGTGCGCATGTGTGGGTGTCGACCCCACAGGTAGGTAAGTGTAGTCGAGTGTATTCCCTAGGGTGGAAACGTAAGTGAGCCTGCGGAATGATCCTACCTTATCCTACCTGTGGGTAGAAGGGGTACATGTAGTGAAATGTAGGTGTAAAAGATAATAAAAGGCCCCCGGCGATTCTTAGATGATCGCACGAGGGCAGGCGGGAAAGCTCAGGAGGGATTGCGCCAGACGCTAGGGCAGGGCAGCAGCTGCGCGCGGTAGTGTGCCGCGTCTTCCAGGCGGCCGAGATGCTGATAATACCTGACCATATTCATTAAGCGGGCCCGCGTAGCGCGGTCGTGATTGTGCTCTGCGTCGTGACAGGGGCATGACTTCGATTTCGGCATAGTGACGGCTCCTCATTTGCGTTTGGTCCTGGCCCATGATGTTGATACTCTGGTTCGCTTAGCCATGTCGAACCCCCTCGCGGTGCTCGAATGCACAACCAGGCGCCCGAAGGGCCTTAAGGTGAAGGTCAACGCACATATCATCATATCCGAGACGCCAGGCGGACTCAGCCTCGCGGAGTAGATGGTGACGCTTTGAGTTCTCAACACACATATACTGTGCACCCTTGAACGGAACATTGATATATTTTGCAGTCATTAGACAATCTCCAGACGGTGGTATACTTCAGCGAACCACCAAATTATAAACGGTATACAAACGGATTCAATCATACTAAGCCCCTATGCGGTCGATAGTAAGTAACAAAATGTAAGCAACCCCGAAGGGTCAGGGGACTAGAAGTCCCCTTCAACCGTCAGGATCTCGGTCAGAGCTTCGCGAAGATCCTCGCACGCCTGACGATCCAGCTTGACGGCTGCGGACTTGCGACCACCGTTGACCAGTCGGAACGACACGACCGCCGACTTTCCATTCAGAACGGTCTGATCAATGGTCATTCCAGCCTTCTCATCCTCGTTTGCGATGATCATACCAATATTAACAATGTTACTCTTCTGTCGTCGTAAAGCCATGATGGCTCCTTTCATATTTTGGGTACACTGACCCTGTTGGATGAATAACTCAGCCTTATTGCCAAATTACTCCGTAATTATAACATAATCGAAAAGCGGTGTCAAGAACTTTTTTTCGTTTTTTTCATTTTTTTTCGTTCTGACTTTTTGCTTCCCTCTCTTTCTTATGTCTTATTATAACATTTTTTTCGTGGGCGGTCCAGCGGTCGGAACAAAAACCTAATAATTCCGCATACTTAGCACACCTCATTTTGATTTTTCGCTTTTTCAAAACGTGACCGTAAGAACCTTAATGATTCCGCATACTTAGAGCGCCCACAGGTCAGGAAAGGTAGGCAAAGGTGTACGCTGTCGGCACATATACCGACATGTAGGCAAACTTTTTTTTCTTTTTTTTTCATTTTTTTTCATTTTTTTTTCATCGCACATCCACCTACATTAACCTACACTACACACTAGTAGCATAGTGTGCGAGCCATACTACATGGTGGGACAATATAATACCAGTAGGTTAATTAATACCTTTCCTTACAATGTAGTTAAGTGTATGCAGTAACCTACAGTGTGCTCAAGTGTATACAGGTGTAGGTGTAGGTAGGCAAGTGTAGGCAAGTGTAGGTGTATGTAATCAATTGTATTCAAATGTAATCAATTGTATTTAAATGTAAACAAAACACTTACATGTAGGACATGGTAGGGCCACCTCCCCCCCCTCCCCACATGTAGCCGAATGTAAGTCTAACACCTACATGTAGGGTGATGTCGGCCAAATACATGTAATCACGCTAAGCAAAAACGCAGATAATTGTCAAATCTTAAAAATTTCCATGCATATTTAAAAGTAATCAAAAATCATGGTACAATAAAAAACAAGGAAAAAAAATTTAGGGATTTTAAATGAGTAAATGTAGATTTTGCGAAGGACCAGTAGAGATTAATCAGCGAACAGGGCGCGCCAAGCTTTATTGTAGTAAGAAATGTTCTAGCAAATGGTACCATCAAAACAATTATAACAAGAAAAATAAGGATTGGGGCACCAGAGGAGAGCGCGATAAGCTTGAAAAACTAGAAAAAGCAAAAGCCAGAGAAGAAAAAAACGCTTGGATTGATGAAAATTGTATCTCTAGGGCAGATGCAGCGGCCGAATTGGGCATTCACGAGACAACATTGTGGAATAGAATGAAAGCACTAGGTCTAAAATCACACAAAAAAATAATTCCAGCAGAAAAAAATCATAAAAGTTTCACTTTTATAGAAAAAGAGCACATTGAAATCATAAGAAACTACAAAGGCAAGTCTTATAAAGCAAAAGCACCACTAGGATTTATGTCAAAAGCAGATGCAGCGGCTTATTTAGGCGTTACAGAGGTATCAATTATCACAAAATTGCGTAGAATCAAAGACAAGACAGGCAAATATCCAGTAAGGAGAGAATATTCAGCAGAAGTTGTTAACGGACAACCAACAATGCGTTGCTTTTACAATATCGAAGATATAAAGAAAGTAAAACAAGACGACTATCCAGTAACAAATACATGCAAATCGTGTGGAATAACTTTTGAAAGCAAAAGCAAAAGAAAATATTGCAAGCAAGGCTGTGCAGCTGAACAAAAAAGACTGAAAAGAGAACAAAAAGTAAAAGATTTAAAGCTTATAACATTAAAAGAAGCTATGAAAAAGATTGGATGCAGTCCAAGTTGGCAAACTTTGGTTAAAAACACAGTAAAGCTTGATAGCCATAGGTACGTTAAAGAAACTAAGATACAATCGCTTATATGGAAATACAAAGAATACACTGAAAAAGAAGCGAAAGAAAAGTTTGTTCGTAGGAATGACAACTGGCAGGACTGGAAAGTCCGGGAAGAAAAGCTTATCAAGTCCTTTCCAGGTAAACTACGCCATCTCGAAGAGAAATGGGGCAAAGATTCCAAGCAAGTCGACGAGATTCTTAAAGCTATCGACATAAATTACAGTTACCATGGTATTTTAGAGACTACTGGTAAGACCACAATGCTAACTTGTAAACATTGTAATACATCTCAGCCGTTTTACGAGTTTCATTTTAATGCCCGCGGCGGCTCTGCCGCTCGAAAGACGTCACATTGTAGAACTTGCACTGCTGCGATAAACAAATCTAAGCATGATTCTAAGGCAGGTAAACTTAAACGCAAGGAAAACTATAGGTCTAGGATCAAAACAAGCGTAGCGGGCTCAATAAAGCGCCATATTGCCAAAGTAACAGGTGTTTATTGTGATTTAACCACTAGAAAGATTTGGAATACCATAAAATCAACTTGTGGGTACGATCACAACGAGCTGGTTAAGCACTTAGAAGTGCAATTCACACCAAACATGACTTGGCATAATCAAGTAACACCGAAAAAACCGGGCGAGTTTGGCTGGCATATGGATCATATTGAGCCACATTCTAAATTTAAGTATGATTCTCTGCAACATCCTGACTTTGCCCGTTGTTGGGCGTTAAAAAATTTACGCCCTTTGGAAGCCGTGATGAATATGCAAAAAGGAAACAAAAAACTTTACCAAGCTTTCCAAAACAGCTACCGACAAGGCATCAAAAAAGCTATTAAAGGTGAAGTTTACACCCGTGGGGTGTGGAAACACCTAGATTATAGCAACTTAGAGGCAAAAAAAATACTCGAAAAAAAATTTTCGGTCGAAAATGGAATGAATTGGGAAAATTGGGGTGAAGTTTGGCAACTTGACCACATTGAGCCCGTTGCAAAGCTCGCCTACACCTCCCCGGAGTGCAAAAACTTCAAAAAATGTTGGAAATTGGAAAATTTACAACCTTTGCCTTCAAAAATCAACAATAGCAAAAGTTCAAGATACAAAAACAAAATTTGGTTTCACAATTATTGAATTTTTTAAAATTTTTCCCGACTAATCGTGGTTGAGAGTAGAAAAAATCTATTTATTTTAGATGCGGGAGGTTAAAAAATGAAAAAAAGAAACATTTTATGTTTTATTATCCCACTTTTTTTGTCCGGATGCGCCGGAACGGCTGCACAAACCCAACAAAGAGGTGCTGAGTTGGTGGTTCACTATAATAACGTTGAAGTTTATAGAAAAAACTCAAAATACACAGGTGAACATGAACTAAGACAAGCAGTGAATCAAGAAAAGGACGTTATTGTTATTTTTAGTGCAGATTGGTGTTCAGCATGTTCTCTTACTAGAAAAGCTATCGATCAAGCCAATTTAAAAACAAAAGTTTTGTATTTAAATATAGATGAAAAATGGGTGAAAGACCTGGCCGGATTGATGAATATTAAAGTTGTTCCAACAATGATACATTCTAACAAAGATGGGAACACTGAAGCTGAAAAAGTTGGTCCCGGACAAATTGTTACTTATTTGGTTTCCAAATTTTAGGAGTACTTACAAAATGAAATGGATTATAGACCTTTTAATAGAGAAAGAGCAAGAAAATATAGAAGATTATGGAGTCCCTCTTTATATTGAAGAAGAATATTATAACGAGGATAATAATCTCGAAGAAAAAGAAGAAAAAAGAGTAATTATAATAGATTTATAGGGGATAAGAGTAATGTGTTTAATTTGTATTGAGTTTGAGAAAGAAAAGTTAACTTTAAAGGAAGCTTGGAGAAATTTTTCAGAAATGTCGCAGACACTAGAACCAGAACACAAAAAAGAAATTGCCAACATGCTGATGGATGCTGCAATTTATGGCGACGAAGAAATTGACCAAGACACTTGGCATTTTATATTTCATGGCGTTCTTTTAAATGAAGAAAATTAAAATAAATAACAAATTTTTAAAAGTTTCGCTAGCTGACACCACTTCGAAACACAAAGCTGGTTTAATGTTTAAAAAATCATTGTCAAAAGATGAAGGTATGCTATTTTCTTACCCTGAGGAGAAAAAATTGTCTTTCTGGATGAAAAATACGTCTATTCCTTTGTCAATTGCTTTTATAGATTCCAAGGGTGTTATAAATCAAATCGAAGACCTTGAACCCTATAATGAAATACCTATTAAATCTAATCTTCCAGCCAAGTGGGCTCTTGAAGTAAATAAAGGTTGGTTTAAGTTAAATAAAGTTAAAGAAGGTGATAAAATTCTTAATTTAAACTCAAGAAACATCAAAATAAAAATAGGAGATTGCAAATGACACTTAAAATTCTTGAAAATTATATCGAACAAAATAAGCAATTCTTAAAAGAGCAAAATATAGATGTAGAAGGTGTGATAGACCAAGTCATTGAAGACCTAATGGGCCCCGGGGCAAACCCGCAAGTCGTTCAAAGTGTTAGGGATGCTGTGTTTAATAAAATAACCCCAGAGCTGCTTGAGCCGGTGATTCGTGGAGAGATATCTAGTATATTAAACAGTGGACAAGAATCTTAATCGTATGATTAGGTTTCTTTACTTAAAAATATACTAATTATAAAGTATATTTCTTTTGTAGGTATTTTTTAATGATCAAGACAGTTCAAGATAACAAACAATTAGATTTTCTTATTTCTCTTATAAGAGAGCAGATGAGTGTTTCATCATCTGGCGGGAAACCACTCTACAGTCCCAAAGCTGATGATAAAGATGGGTGGGGAACTCTTCCTGCTGATTTTTGGGATTCACTATCAGGACATTTTACTTATTTATTTCAAAATATGCAAGTTGAGCTTTTCAACAATGGTAATGATTTCTTAGCAGGAATACAAAATTACGATGATGACGAAGATGTCCACTCTAAACAAATAAAAAATTTTATAAGAGTTTTTAACAAAAAATGTGAAGGAGTGCAAGGTAGAGCAAGCGGCGTACTCGGTAGAGGAACCGGTGCTGGTGGGATGCGACAGATACTAAGGTTTCAAGATCCCAATACATATTGCCTGAATGATGATTTAAAAGAAACTTTAGAATCGTTTTATACAGATGAGAGAAGAAAAGAGTTCTGGGAAGCCTTTGCAAAAGCTGAAAGATCAGCTAATCCGCAAGAAAGTAAAAGAAAACTTTTAAGTGACCAGCTTGCGACTTTTCAAACTCTTGTTAATCTTCCTATTCCTGGTGCTGGTGCAATGGGGCGCAGTGGACAAGCTAGAGTTAGCAGTGATTCTAGAGAGTCTGTTTTTGCAAAAATTTCTAATGAAAAACACGCTATTGAATATGGAAAAAAGCAATTCGGCTTAAGCGAAGGAGAGATGTTAGGGTATTTTAGAAATTTAAAAAAATATTATATCGAAGAAGCTGGCGATAAGCTGGAATCTCCAAATTTAGAATCAGTAAAAGATAGTTTTGATTTTTTTAATTACATTGACAATCTAAAACAACAAAAAATAACTCAGGATTTTATAGGAGGAAAATTTTCATCTTCCAGAGTGGGTTCTCGTAGGCATAACCGATCAGCTGCAGAATCTTATCGTTCTGCGTGGATTGATTTTATCACAGGAAAAATAGGGGATGATATCCGAAAAGAATCTGAATCTTATAATCCTTTTGAAAAAGGGTATTACAAACAGTATGACGAAATTGCTGAATACCCCGGTGCTTCCCTAGAGCCATCATATGCATTAGGTAGAGGGCCCGGATATTATCGAAAAGTTTCCGCATTTCTTGGAAGCTTTCCAAAAACTAGCGCCTTCAGAAGAGGTAAAAGGAAATATAAAGTTGCACACGCGACAGGGATTGTTCGGGATGCAATGCAAACATTATATCCCCAAAGAAGAGGCTTTTTCATAGCAGGTAATAAAACTGATGGGGAAGTAAAAAGTGAAGTATATGGCCTTATAGCTAAAGTTGCAAAACACGCAACAGAAATAGGAATAGATAATGTCCCAGGCGGAAGGCTTATGAAGTATAACACTTTAGTGAAAAAAAGTAAGCCGACCCCTACGCGCCGGAGAAAAGTAAATAAAACCCCTAGAGCTGATACCATCTCTGGTGCTTTTCATAGAGTTAAAAATCTAGGAAAACAGATAATTAAATTTGCTTTAGATGAGCGAGTTAATAATGCTGATAAGTTGAGCGAGGCAGCAATGCCAGACTCAGGAGTTTTCAAAATTGAGGGAATAAAAAACACTGAAGCATTGCAGCAAATGTTAGATAAATTTTTGCAAAATAAAATAACTATCTTAGATTTTAAGCCGCAATATAATATGAAAATAAGTGTCGCTACAGATTCGCCCAAGGCTAATTTTGTAAACCATCTTTCTTATATTAGCGCTGAGGAGATAACAGGCGGATCGGATGATTTTCCTAGTTGGTGCCCAATAGATTGTTTTCCTCTACTCATAGACGGATTTTTTCAAACTTACGCAACAACTGAACCTGGTTCAAATTTAAATGTTGGTTCAAATATAGATTTTTCAGAACTTTTTGAGACTCAAGGGCAAGATTTCATGATTTACGCTGCACAATACCATGCTTCTTATGGGATTGAAAAGTTTTTTGACAATTTTTACAGACAACGTTTTTTGGAAAGATTAAGAAAAGAAACAAGATTAGTGCAAAAATGGTTGACTTTGTCTATGATAATGAACCTTGATCCTACCAACAGGAAAGGAACAGCATTTTGGCAAGAATTATCTAACAAGCAACTAACTGCAGCAAGAGAATCTGAAACTTTTCAAATGGTCGATTTAGCTACTGGAATACTTTTAAATGTTGTTTTTGATGAGACTGCTGTTGTCACCAGTATAGCTGCACCTGCTATTTCTAGTTGGCTTGCAAGTATAGGTGCCGCGTCTGCTGCTACAGGGCCAGCAGCGATAGCTGTTGGGTTGACCTTAATATTTGTTAGCCTTGTTTTGTGGGATCCTTTCGGATGGTTCTCCTCTAGAAAAGATATTGAGAATGCAATTGTAAAATTAAATCAAATATTAAAAAAGATTAATGACATAGCCGAACATGGATTAGAAATTAAAGCAGGAGAAGAAGAAAAATCTGATGGTGAATCTGCACCAGTTGACCCACAGATGAAAGCATTTAAAACAGGCTCAACCTTACCGGTAGTTGCTAATCCTGACTGGAGAAGTGCCTCAAAGGTGTATAAGGAACAAGCAAAAGAGACTCAAGGTCTTAGTATTTTAGAAAAAAATAAGTTAATTGCGGAACAGCTGAACTCTTTTAATGCTACCATTAAAGATTTAATGAATATTTTAGACGGACTAATTTCAACTGCTAGAAAAAGAATGTTACATTTTTCTGCTTACTCCGCAGAAGAGACTTTAATTCTTAGTGAAAAAACTGATGCATTAATAGATCAAATGTCGAGTCTTGTAACTAAGGATTACAGCACAGTAGACTTACCAAGCGATGTACTTATTTTCTCTAAGGAGCAACTATTAAATGTAAATTCGATTTTATTAAGTGGAGAAAACTCTTTGCAAAAAAGAATAAAAGGATTAAGTGGGCAATTAGAAGGTTTGGGAGATATGACTGACTCTATTTTGTTTGAAAACAATTATAGTTCTCCTAAGGCTCTTAATGAAGGTCCTCCAATACCCGCTCCAAAACCGGCGACAAAACCAAAACCATCAGAACCACCAAAAACACAAAAAACAGTTAAGAAACCCAAGACTAAAACTAATAGTAACTCTAGCACCGCGGGCAAGACTGCGGGTCTTCAAATTCCTGACGGACAGAATGTTGCATTTCAATACTTACCTTGCATTCCCAGGGATGAAGATTTCAAGGACGTTGTTGACAAAGCCAAGATGACGGCGGAGCCCACTGGTAAAGATAAGACACAATTTATAGCCTCAAATTTTCGTGAAATTAAAGTTGCTTGGATTAATGAAAAAGGCGAGACCCAAGAAGGCCGTGTCAAATCAACAAATGGTCAAAATTGTGTACCTGCTGATGAATGGGGCTCACAAATTAAAAAATTTATTGACCATAATAAAATTGACCCTTCCGCGGTGGGTCCTAAGCAATTAGATGATCCAACTGCTGAACTTAGTGATCAAGACGTCGATGATGCTAAAGATGCAAAACTTTATAAAATAGCAGTCGAAAAAGCTCTGAATGGCGTTATGGGATTTTATCAGTTTGATGTTGCTGGTGAAGATAATGCTCGGCTAGCAAGCAACAAAAAGAAAGCGCAAAATATTGTAGAGCTATCTAGAGACATAATTTCTTTTAGTGGAAAGATAGGGCAAATCATAAAATCATCTGCCAAAAATGTAAATATTGATAGAGGCAGGCTTTTAAGAACCCATACAAAATATTATTCTTCTGCGGAAAATATTAGAAGCCAAGAATATCAAAAATCTCAAAAACAATTCGAAGAGACACTTCGCTTAAGAATAGAAAAAATTCGCAAACAACTTCCGAAGAATGAGCTTTCTCTCACCATGGCTATAATGAAAGGAGAATCCGCGAAGGAAAGCGTTGCTAGAGCGGTCAGGGTTCGGGGATTTCTAAAAAACTTTAAAGAGCAAAGACCTAAGATCTATGCTCAATATGTAAAATTTGTTTTAAAACCATGGAACGAAATGGTCAATTCTGAAAAGGGACAAACGAGAATTGCAGAAAACGAAAATTTTCTTAAAACGTTTGGATCACAAAGCAAATCTTATCGATCTTACTCGTCTGGTTTGCTGACGGGGCAGCCGGGAGGTTCTAGTGCTATACAAGGAATGGGTGTATTTAACTTTGGAGCCCTTAAATCAAGACGCGTAGGCTCAGATGAAAAAATTTCAAGATTTAAAGAAATTTTCGAAGAAGGAGGCTCGTTAGGGTCGCTTTATTTATATTCTGAAGGTCAGATATCAAAGCCATTTGAAATGTTTGAACGTGAAGCTGGTCAGCGCGTTAAAGATAATCAAGCTTTAAATGATAATATTGAAACAATTTATAAAGATGTTGTAGACCGTTGGCTCCCAACAGTGCAACCAACAAATGAAAACAAAAAAATAAGTAACAATCTTATTTCAGAAATAACTAATTCAGTTTTTGGTGATAAGCCAGGTGATGGTGCCGGCGCTGTGTCGACAAACCCAATAAAAGCAGTAATTACATATTCTAATTCTATGCATTTCACAATCTTAAACGATTATTTGGAAGAACTTGCAATGTTTTCTGATGAGGTTGATAAAGGTGATCAGGATAGTGAGTCGATTGATCCGGCAACAACGCAACCTTCGGCGCCCGCGAGATCTGATAAAGATTTAGGTAGTGAAGCATTGTATGATGGAAGCAGCTTTGGAGGCAATGTAGAAGAGCTAATAAATATTTTAACTGCTCATAAAATGTTTGTTAATTCAATAGCTAATGCATTAAATCAAATACTTTTGATAGATAAGTCAGTTTCTGAAAATTCAGACTATATTGCTCGTAAACCAACTAAAAAAGAAAAAGCCTCCAAAGATTTTGAATTAAATTTAAATAAGGCGCTACAATCATTTTCAATAAAGCACGAATGCTTAGGAGCTATAAGTATGTTAGATGAAATGCTATCATCTTACAAAGTAAGAATGTTTAAGTTTATACAATATTTTAATAATTATAATTTGGAATTTAATTATAAACAAATAAACCAAGATAATAGCGAAGAAGCCGTTACTTATAGGCCGAAAACAACAAGAGGGTTACACCAAAAGGTATCTAGGTAAAAAACAAAAACAGGATTTTTAATATGACTATAAATATAAACACCTTACTGACTGAAGAAATAACAGACGACGATCTTGAAACGTCGGACATTATCGCAAACGAGTTGCAAACGTATCGCAGGGGCCGGTCTGCAGCAAAGGCCAATGCGGGTATGTTAAACGCACCCAACAAAACTAAAGATTTTGGATTCGCTAAGTATTTAGCAGAAAAAACGGGTATTCCTGAAAGTCATTATAATCACCCTTTAGCAGACTCAAGCGAGGTCCGTGACGCGCTATATGCGGTGCCTGATATTAGAGGGTGCTTTGAATTGTATATGGATGAAATTCCTAGGATTTTAGCGTTTACAGGCATTGGCGCAGCGCTACTTTATTCTTACCCTCCAACAGGGTTTGTTATTAAAAGTACAGTAGATAAGCTTTTTAAAACATTTAATGCAGGCGCGCCAACACAATGGCAGCTTGCTATGCAAAGATTTCAACAATACAAAGCAGCCAACTCTACAACTTTTGGCGCTTATATTGATGCACTTATGTCTTCAGCCACTGGGGCTGATCTTTCGCGTGGATATGGACCAGCTTTTAAAAGATTGTTTTCAAACCTTAAAAGTCTGAATTTTATGACGACAGTGAAGGCTGTCTGGGGGACAAAAAATATAGTCATATCAGTGGGTATCCTTGCATATGTGCTTGCTAAAGCTGCCGGCGGATTAGCTGATCTTGTAGAGCCAGAACCAGGCGATGGAGATGTAAAAGTAAAGCTTAATAAGGAGGATTTTAAAGAAGAAGAATTAAAATCTGATAACCCTTATTATTTACGCACTATTGAACAAAGTCTTGAATCATTGTTTTTTATGCTAGAAGTTACTGAAATCGCATTAGGTTTGGCGTTACTTGGTGGCGGTGACCCAAGATTAGCAGATGGTGGTGATTCCGGCTGCAGGCCATCCTTAACAGAAATCGCTGCAGGAACTGTTATTTTAGCAGTCGCAGGATACAGTGTTAAACGAATGGTTTCTGGGGCTACTCCTATCTCAGATGCTAATGCCGTTAAAAAATTCGTGGATCGCTCACGAACAAGTGTAATGCTTACAATTGTAGATGAGATAGATGATACAGTGCGTATGTCACTAAAAAATCAATTTAAGTTTTTGCCTGATGTTGACGCTTCAACTGCTGGATTTTATGATGACTTATGCATGGAACTCTTTGAAGCAAATGGTAATCCAGATAGAATTAGAGAAATTTTACAGCCGTTTGTTAAAGATACAAAAAATTTAGATAGTTTCGTGCAAGAATTACCCGGTATCCGCCGCAAAGCGCGAGATATTCAAAAATTAGTGTACCAAAAATACGAAGAAGGTTTAGGGCTAGCCCAGCCGGGGATAAGAGGTGATATTGAGCCTCAATTAAGTGATGTCAAAAAAAGTGTTGCAGGATTAAGAAATCTGGAAAATGAGCTTCTGAATAGAAGAGCTTTAGCAGGCACAGGTATGGATGAACCTCAAAGTATTACTGACGAACTTGTGGATTTTTTTGGAAGGCCTGTAGTTTTAGGCTCTGCATCTTCTGAAGTGGCTGAAGGAATTCAGAAGAACTTAGACGATTTAATTAAGAGATTTCGAAAAGGGGAAATGGAATTAGATGAATTTGTTGCAGAATACAGGAGGTTTTGGCAAGAATCACTCGATGATATCTCTGGGCTTGCAAAATTTGACGAAACAGGAAAACTAATAGATAGTTCAAGCTATTATCTTCAGTTAAAACAAGTAAATCAAAGCTTTTCAAGAATTTTTATTAAGTCAATTGATGATACCGCTGAACTTGCGGATGTTGCGAGAAGAGCCCCACAGGCAGATAAACTTTTCGAAGTACTACGAAGAATATCAGAAGAAGAAAAACATATACAAGGTTTATTAAGTAAATTGGATTATGGAGATACACCAATGCCTGTGTCTGCGCGCAGATCTCCAACTCAGAAAGCAGAAATTTTCTCATCTTCAGACGAAGCTTTGGCAGCAGTCAAAGAAGAGACTTTCGCTCAGGTCAAGGGACTAGTAGGGGGCGATATTTCTGCAGAAAAATTAAAAGAGGCTACTGATGCATTATCTGAGAGGGTTTTCCTAGCAGCTAAAGGAGTGGACTCTGCCGAAGGGTTCAGTAAGCTTAAAGTTTTCATGATAGTCTCGGTTGGCGCCGGAATAATTATGGCTGCAAAATTGTTTATATATGATCCTATAGTAAGTGGCTCAGAAGTAGCGAGATTACATAAAATGACAAGAGATATGCGCAATCAAGAAATTGATGCCATACTTGAGAATATAACAGAAGAGGATGAAGAAGAGTTTGAAGCAATTGCAACAGAGATTTTTGGCAACCCTAAGGTTTATGGTACAATTTACAGAGATTGGATTTTTTACCTCGATCAAGATGGGTTTATAAATAATGTATATACAATTTTTGAAAGCCTTGCTCGACAGCGCGCCGATGATGTAGTAATATCAGGACAAATAATTGATGAATTAATAAAGGAAAAAGCTCGTTTTGATACGGTAGAAGGTAAAGATGGAAATAAAATTGTATCGAAAAGCAGTAAAACGGCCTACAATATCTATAATAATTATGTAACTCGGCCAGAGAAAGAAATGGGCAAAGATACTGGTGGTCTAGGTCCAGGCTCGCCCGGGTATGTTGGTTTCGACGCAAACCGAAAACGGACTCGTGAAAAAGAAGGTGCTTTAGATAATGAGCTAGAAGCAGCTAACCGATGGTGGCCACTAGCATTTAGATTTTTAATCTTAAATGCTGGTATTGAGGTTAGAATACATAAATTAGTCAACACCAAACTTTACAGTTCATTTGCAGATTTACTTAACTCAAATGACCCAGAAAAAGGAAAAAAGGAAGCTTCTTATAGAACCTACTTTAAAAAACTTTTTATGTATGAAATTTTAAGATTCAATAATAGTCGAGAGCTTAAAAATCAAATGGAGAACGGCTTTCAACTACCGAAGGGATATAAATATGAAGATAACAAGGCTCACATTAGAGTAAAAATGAAAGAATTAACAACAGCAATCACAGGCAAGCTGGATGAAAAATATGCCGCTGGCTCTGAACGTGATGGAGAAGTTAAATTTTTAGATGCAATAAAAGAATCTTCATTTTACGGATATCGAGATCTAAAAAATGTTGTGAAATCAATGTTATTGGAAAATTATAGCCAAGGGTACTCTCTTTATCCTTATAGTTCCACAATGGGTGCCGAAGAAGAACCAAGGCCTGATTATTTGGAGGACTGGAAAGCTTTGGAGGTTTCTTTAATTCGAGATAAGACCAGGCAGACAGCAATTAATATTGCAAAAATATTAGTAAATGATTTAGAATTATTTGGAGATTTTTTAGATTACGCAGGACAAAACCAATCTATTGGCAGTGAACTTTTAAAGAAAATGCAACAAAACAAAGAAAAAGAGCCAAAAGTTTGATATAATTTTAATATGAATAATATACCACAGAAAAATTGGATCACAGGGTCTGGTGACAATATTGATTTCTATGAGTTATTAAAAATATTAAAGCAACATGTTTCTCACGGATCCAGAATATTTATTGGGTCCGACTCTTTCAACAGTCAAAAGAAAACCTGCTTTGCAACCGCGGTCTGCTTGCACGGTGGAGATTTAGGAGCAAGGTATTTCTTTTTTAAAGAAAATATTAATAAGCATAAATTTGCAAATTTAGTTTCAAGGATAACCGAAGAGACTCGAAGATCTATCGAGGTGGCTTCCATGTTGATACAAGAATACAAATTTAATGTTTCTAATATTGAGTTGCATTTGGATGTTTCTCCCGTTTCAGCCGGACAGGGTACATCACGCTTTTCAGATATGCTCAGTGGGTATGTTCAGGGTTACGGCCTTGGATTTAGGCTTAAACCTGATGCTTGGGCTTCGCAATCTGTTGCTGATAAACATTCAAAATGAAAAATATATTTCAAAACGTATATTCAATAAGCATGGATGATCTTATGGGCTTGTGGATAGATTATTTTCACTCACAAGGTGCAGTTCTGGTTATATGGGATTGTGGTGCTCACTTTGAATTATTGAAAAGATGCGGAATAGAAGTTAGATTAGTAGAAGGATTTAACAACAAAGCTTTAACCATAGAGTTTCCTAGTATTATGGACGCCTTTGATATGATAGACAAAATAGAACTAGAAGGCCTGTCTCCATACATGCAAGTTTATTTAGACGGTAAACTAGTTTCGGACAATATATAACAAATAAACTATTTACCTAATGGGTAGGTATTATAATGATAAGAGTAAAAATTATGCCAAATGATACAAAGACTGTAGCAAAAATTATTTTAGTTAATTCAAAAAATATGGTGTTAATGCTCAAACGATCTTCTTATGTTGAAAAGTATGCAGGAGAGTGGGATCTACCCGGGGGACATCTAAAGAAAAACGAAAATTTAATAACTGGTTTAACTCGTGAGGTAAAAGAAGAAACCTCGCTAACAATTAGAGATCCAAAATTTTTTAAACAGTTGGAAAATATTCATTTTTTTAAGGCAAACTATGATTCGCAAGAAGTATCTCTAAGTCATGAGCATGTTGATTATAAATTTTTAGATAAAAACGAATTAGATCTAAAAGAAAAATTTCAAAAAGTAGCATTTGAGGCATTAACCCAGGAGACCCACAATGATCAAAATTGATATTTTTAAAAAAGACATTATTTTCGGACCTGATTTTAACAGCAAACTTTTGATCCCAAAAGATAATTTATTGCCAGAATTTTGGAAAAACGGGAATCTTAGCCCAATTGTTTCGCGAAAATTAATGGCGATTGCCGATGATATTATCAAGTCTCTTGATTTTGATTTTGATGTAGAGGATGTCATTATTACAGGATCTATTGCTTCATATAATTGGCATGAATTATCAGATATAGATTTACATATAATGCTTGATTTTGAAAAAATAGATGATAATTTTGCATTAGTTAAAAGAATGCTCGATCAAACTCGAATAAACTGGAATAAAAAACACAACATTTTTATTCACGATAAAGAGGTTGAATTATATTTCCAACATTACACTGAACCTCATGAAGCTAATGGAATTTGGTCTCTTACTTTAGAGAAGTGGATAGCAGAACCAGTAAAACTAAATCCAGAAATAGATATCAAAACAACAGAAAAAAAGGCAGAAGCTATTGCACAGTCAATTGAACACTTATTTGAGATTTTTGAAGAAGAAAAATATAAGGAAGCTTATGACTATTCAATAAAGTTAAAAAATAAAATAGCAAAAATGAGAAAAACCGGGCTCTCAAAAGAGGGGATTTATTCACCAGAAAATTTAGCATTCAAAATGCTAAGAAATTCAAAATATTTAGAAAAATTGAATTTTTTAAAAATAGAATCGTACAATAAGATGATGTCTTTAACCACTGAAAGTAAAGAAAATAATTTTAATGATATTTGGAAAAACTATATATCTTAGAGGGTTAAAATATGCCGTATATAAGAATCAATAAATGCGTCCACAAAAAAAATACAAAGGAAAAAGTAGGTTGTTCGGACTCGGTTGAAAAAGCTAAGGACTACTTAAAGGCTTTATATGCAAATGAAGACGACAATATTAAGGAAATAAAAGATTACTTTAATAATATGAAAGATGAAGACTATATGTTTTACAATGGTCACCCACTAGCCAGCATAGAAAATTTAATGGACCCGGAAAAGCCTGCTCCATGGGACCACGAGACAAACGAAAAAGACGACGAAGACGTCGATGTAGATTTAAGATGACATTTTGGAACTGGATTAAAATGAGTTTGTTTTTAGATATAACTTTACTTATTTTTATGTTCTATTCTGTTTATAAATTTTCTAAATTAAATAAAATAATTTCGAAACTCAAAGATAAAACAAATTAAACAAAATTTGAAATACTGTATAATATTAGTAACACTGCTACGAAAGGACAAAGAATGATTGCAGATGTAGTTGTAGATTTACAGTACGGAGATTGCGGAAAAGGAAAAATTGCCCACCATCTTTGCAAAACGGGTAACTATACTCATGTTATAAGATATAACGGAGGTTGTAATGCAGGGCATACGATTTACCACAAAGGTAAAAAATTTGTAACACACCATATTCCTTGTGGTGTTTTTTTTGATATACCATCAATTATAGGGCCGGGATGTGTAATTCACGTTGAAACTTTGTTAGAAGAAATAGAAAATCTAGAAAATGAAGGGATCCCAGCAAGGGATTTACTTTTTGTATCTTCCAACGCTCACATAATTACTGATTTTCACAGGATTGAAGACTCAAAAGATGAGAAAATTGGAACAACAAAAAGAGGCAATGGACCAGCTTATAGGGATAAATACGCTCGCAAAGGCGTTAGAGCAATAGAGGACAGCCGTCTATCTCCTTACCTTATTGATGTATACGATGAACTTTATGAAAACAATAGTTATAAAAATGTAAAGATTTTATTTGAAGGCGCCCAAGGCTTTGGCCTTGATATCGATTGGGGTGATTATCCTTATGTTACTTCCTCTCACTGCACGGTAGGTTCTGCAATTTTAAACGGAGTACCCCCAACGGCCATAAGAGACATTTGGGGTGTTGCAAAAATCTATGAAACGTACGTTGGTACCAAAAAATTTCAAGGAGATGATGAGATATTTAATGAGATTAGAGAGATTGGTGAAGAGTATGGCTCTACTACTGGTCGACCCAGACAAATAAATTGGCTAGATTTTGATTTACTTAAAATGGCCTCAAGAATCAATGGGGTAAATAGATTAGTCTTTAATAAGATGGATGTCTTAGATGAGTTACAACTGTGGTGCTTATATGATGGCCCAAATCTATATGAATTTACATCAAGGGAAGATGTCGAATTTTGGCTGACTACAAAATTAAACCTTGAAGTTAACCCTGATATGGAAATCTTCTTTTCGGGAGACAAAAATTGTATCTAACTATTTAATGTATGGCCATTGTATTAACCGACATTAATGATGATCTCACAATATCATCAATTTCAGGATCCTTAATGAGAGAAGAGCGAATACTGGATTTATCCTACGAGTTCGATCCAACACCTGGAAGCAAAGTTATAACTTTTAATGAATCTTTTAGTTCCGCCTTTACTCCTGGAGACGTCTTAAGAATATCTGATGGTGTGACTACAATAGATTACACCCTTGCTGATACAAGCAGCGGAACCTCTCCATTCAATGCTGCATCTGCTACTCAAATAGGTACTGGTGGTGACCGAGCTGCAACACTTGCTGTTGATGAATTTGTTTCAAAAATAAATTCTAGTGCTTTAGATATCACTGCAGCAGATAATGGCGGAGGAGATCGTCAAGCTTCTTTTACCCTCACACCAGGAAGTGGTAAAACCATTACTGTAACTGAAGACCCTTCTGGAGATGGAAATTTTGGGTCTTCGGCCGCTCTAACTACTGTCACAACTACTTTAACTACAAAAACACCTAGCGTCCGCGCGGCGCCATTTAGAGTATTTATCAAAGGTGCGCCAAATCTTCGGGGACAAACTGCAGATGCAGGAAAACATTACAAAACATTTGTCGGACGTCATATAACTTAAAAACTACTTATCTTAGGAGATTATTATGATAGAAGATCTGAAACCTTTAGTAAGCAGTCTTTGTAAGTATGCACAGAAGCAATTGAATTTTTCACATCCTCCAAAGCTTTTTTTTAAAAAAGATAAATTAAATAGTGAAAAAATGTTGGGTAGAACAGCACACTATGATCCTAGTGATGAAAGTGTGACAGTTTTTGTTTCCCTTAGGCACCCCAAAGATATTTTAAGATCGGTTTCACACGAACTTGTACACCACTCACAAAATTTAAGAGGAGATCTGACACCTGAAAAGTGCGGAAAAATGGATAAAAACTACGCACAGAAGAATAAACACATGAGAAACATGGAAAAAGAGGCCTATTTAAAAGGTAATATGTGTTTTCGAGACTGGGAAGATACACTAAAAGATAAAGAAAAAATATTATTTAAGTTAACTGAGACTAAATTTTTAAAGGAGAGAAAAAAAATGTCTAACAAAATAACAAAAAGTCTTTTAAAGAACCTAATAACAAAGGTTCTTAATGAAGCAAAGATCAAAAAAGAAGGGGCTTTTTCGCAAAGTCACTATTGCATTCACCATGGAGGTGTCCAGCACGAAGGAAAAACTGTTCCTGCAAAAGCTATTCAGCACGTTTCACCAGATGAAAACGGTTTTATTAGCCACTATGATATGAAGCTTGAAGATGGTACAATTTTAGAAAACGTTGCAGCCGAAGACATCATGGTAACCAACGCCTCCTTAGCTGAAGGTGGGCATGGTAAACGAGGGCACAAACCTTACAAAGAAACTGATGAACTCGAAGAGGGCGATGGTAATGAAAAGACCAAGAAGTACGATGATAATCCAAAGCTAACCGGTGGCCAAAAGAATTTACCAGACGCTTTGCAGAAAGGTATAATCGGCGCATCAGATTCTGATGAAGATGAAGAAGAAGAGAAGAAAGTTTCAGAACAGTATGACAACGACTGTGATGGTGAAATCGATGGCCTGGGTCCAGATCATGACGCGAGTGGTAATGAACTCTCTGCCGCGGAAAAGGCTGCAAATGCGAAGAAATGTGCCGAAAAGGAGAAGAAGGGTAAGGATAAGGGCAAGAAGAAGAAACCGGCCGATGTTGCGGAGAATCTGAAGATCAAAACTCCAGAAGAAGAAAAATCGCTTTATGAATCCAGATTTACAAGCAGAAACACAAGAATCTTTGAGAAACTTCTTAAAGAGTGGACCAAATAACTGTTATAATTGAGGATAAACATGAAAAAAGAACTCCTATTAGAAGGTGCTGTTGCTGGGCACATGAATCACATTTATGATAATGGCGAAATGACCTTCGGGGAGTTAAAGCAATTATTGCAAGCTGTATCTGATGGTAAAGTTCGAGGAACTGAAAAGACTGACGGGCAGAACATTTTTCTCTCTTTTGATGTTCGAACCCAAAAAGCAAAAGCTATCAGAAACAAAAGTCATATCAAAGCTGGTGGCTTAGATATAGAAGCTTTTGATGATTTCTTTTCAGATCACCCTTCCCAGGCTCTTAGGCACAGCTTTGTGGAAGCTCTAGGAGCTTTTGAACAAGTAATAAAAAATTTAGACAAAGGTGTACAAGAAAAAATATTTGGTCCTGGTAACGACGAGACCGACATTTATTTTAATACTGAAGTTATGAACCCTGGAATTCCAGACCTGGAAGAAGATGACCCTCGTGGTGCTGGTACGACAAATGTTATCCCATATGATAAGAAAACCTTGTTGATCCACAGAGTAGGTCATTCAATGTTCACAAGAGAAACTGCAAAAGTTGTCAAAGATGAAAGTGGCGCGTCAATAGATATTACTCCAAACTATGATATACTAGAGCAATCCATCTCTGGCATGAGCACTGACGACCCTTCAGTTTTTTCTGTTGAAACTAACCCAATAAGAAGACTAGATCCTATAAAAGATAAAGATATTACTAAGGATGCAATCTCTGAAATAAATAATTTAATAAGAGATCAAGGTTTAAATGACAACGATACTATTAACGATTATGTGATAGCACAAGTAAAGCCTGAAATAGAAAACCTTGGCTTAACAGAAGATCGAAATGAAATGATCCTTCAAAGAGTTATGGAAATGCCTGGAAAACCTACTTCCACTCAGATAACCAAGGGTTTGCCAGCAGAAATAAAGTCAGATATCTCTGAATATATTAAAAATTTTAAATATGCCTCTTATACCAGGAGTCTTCAGTTGATATTACATGATTTTTCTGTATCTGCGGTAGATGGTTTGGAGTCTGCATTTATTTCCGATAATAAAAAGCAAATAAAGTTTTTGCAAGACGAATTAAGTGACACAATTAAGAAAATAAATAATTCTTCAAATGAAGCTGCAAAACAAGAGCTTGTTAAGCAGATGGAGAAACTAAAAAGCCCACAAGGTATAAACACCCCATCAGAAGGGTTTGTTTTTGATTGGAATGGCGTAACATATAAACTAACTGGTAACTTTGCACCAGCTAATCAGATTTTAGGTATGGAGCGCTTTCAGCGCTTTGGCCCTATAGAACCTCAAGAATCAGACAAAGAGGCCTCTAACACGAGTTCTACCGGGTTAAAGATAGCTTTATTCCCAGGTTCCTTTAAGCCTCCACACAAAGGTCATGTGTTAGCAGCACAAGAACTAGCAAAAGATGCAGATATAATATATATTCTTGTATCTGCTCCGCAACTATCAGGAAGGGCCCTCAAGTCAGGAGGAACCATTAGTGCAGACCAAGCAATACAATGTTGGAATGCAATGATTGATCAGTCGCCTTTGAAAAACAAAGCAAGAGTTATGATAGGCCCAGAAGGTGTTGCCTCACCAATGATGACTGCAATAAATTACATACAGCACCCTGCTGCTCCGGATAATATATATGCGGCTCCTGAAAACGCTACTGTTATTTTGGGCGTTGGTGCCAAAGGTAGTGATGCTGATAGGTACGGTGAAAGAATATTGGCTAAAAGCAAAGAAAACCGCCCAGACTTAACAATTATCAAAAAAGCAGTAGGTCCGTTTGAACACTCTCAAGAATATCTCAATTTGTTACAAAAACACCCTAGTATAGCTGGGATGCTAAATAAAGGCAAAGGAAGGGTTTCACCAGATGAACTGTCAGAAGAAGAGAGACTTGAAGGCAGGGTTGCTGACAAGCAACTATATCATGCCTCCGACATGAGAGATTTTATAGATTTAGCTGCAGAAGACCCAATTGGATTAGAATTTTTAAAGCATTTTGTTATTTTACCCGAAGATGCTATTGCAGTAATGGGTATTTTGGGTATTAATGCAGCTGATCAAAGAGATAGTGAATCAGATCAAGTTGTTGAGCCAGAATTGGATGCCTTAGAATCAGACACAATAGATGAAAGTCTTGCCGAACTTGTAGATACTATCTCAGAGGCTTTTAAAAATCAAAAAGCACCAAAAGGAAAACCAGACTCTGGAATCTTTCAAAGAAATATGAAGAGAAGGCTTTCAAAGGCACATGCTGTCTATTTAGATATGGGTAGGAAAGATTTAACAAAACATGGAGGAGGTTTTCATTTGGATAGACCAAAAGATATTTCAAATGCGTTTTTAGCTGAAGAAGATATCGAGGAGGCCTCGGGCCTTGGTAATGTTGGTCCGATGGGTCATGTCGACAGTACCGTTCGTAAGCCTAGTCCAAAAAGGAATGACAAAAAAATGAAGAAAGAAGAACAACAATTACGCTTGCAAATAAGAAAGGGTCTAAAAGAGTTTTTTAAATTTAAAAGAAAAGAAAACATAAATTTAATAAATGAAGTTATTCAAGAACATCAATTAAGACTTCATCTCCGAAAGATTATTTTTAGTGAAAGTTTAAACTTGTATGAAGCTGAAGAGCCAACGACTGATGTTCATGATAATACTGGAATTAACACCTTGAAAGACATGATGTACAACACTAATGTTCTTTCAACTTTACGAGAGGTATACAAATCTTTAACCACAGACGAAGGCCAAAAAAAGTCTTTTAGGGCTCACATTGTGAAATGGACACAAGACACACTAGCAACTGTGAGATTGAATGATACAACAGAGCAGGTAAGTGAACAAAACGATTTAGGTATCGATATTGAAGGTATAAATAACGAAAAGTTCATTGACGCAAAAGATGGTTCAGAAGCAGATATCCCCAAAGAAGACCCAGAAGAAGAAAAAATGAAACCAATTTCAGGTGAAGATACCACAGGTAGAAATAAGGCAGAAAGAGTCTATCCTATTATTGAAAAGTCAATTATTAAGTACTATGCAGAGTTAGACAATGCAGAGGACCAAGAAATGTTTTATGACTATCTAATAGCAAATTTAAAATTATATTTTGATAAATGGGATAGCGAATCTGATGAAACTATTGAAGAGCCCACAAACGATGAATATGAGCAAGCCAAAGATGCTATTTAATTTTTTATCTTGATTTATTAAAAACCTTATGATACCCTTGGTAGGAAGGTTGGCAAATTGGTTGTAAAAGATAATACATTAAAAAAGAATAAATTTTCTTCTAGTCATAAAGATTATAATTTAAAAAATATTTTATTATCAGAAGGAAAGATAGATCAAAAATTCTTAGAACAAATAAATTTATTAAAACTTGAAGAACTTATATGTCTAAAGTTAATTCAAAGTGCCTCAAGCTTGAGCGGCAAGATTTATAATTTTCCTATATTTAAATTCACTAACGATATCTGTAAAGAGGCTATTTATAAATTTGCACTATCTATGTCTAAAAATAGAAAAGAGGCTAGTTTAATATTGGGGCTAAAAAAAATTGATATAATTAATTATATTAAGAGCAACAATTTAGAAGAGGAATTTAAAAATGTTAGTAAATCAAAAAAGAATAAATAAACCATGGGGCTATGAAATTATTTGGTCTCAATGCGATAAGTTTGTCGGAAAGATTTTGTTTATTGAATGTAAGAAAAAACTTTCAAGACAGTACCATGTAAAGAAAGAAGAGACTATCTTAGTCCTAAATGGCACATTGTCATTAGAAATAGGAAAAGATGAAAATATAAAAATATTAGAACTCAAAAGAGGGCAATCTTATCATGTAGTACCGGGAGAGATCCATAGATTTTGCGCGCCTTTTGGTGATATAGAATTAGCAGAAGTTAGTACCCCAGAACTAGATGATGTTGTGAGGTTAGAGGATGAATATGATAGAGTCAAATAAGATATGTTATGTTTTTGATGTAGATGGTACCTTAACTGAACCAAGAACCAGAATGGATCCATCTTTTGCTAGAGAATTTTTTGAATGGTCCCAAAACAGGCAACTATTTGTAGCTACTGGTTCTGACTTCGACAAAACAAAACAACAAGTCCCAAGTAAAATATTAAGTTGCTTCCAGAATATTTTTTGCTGCATGGGTAATGAAACTAGAAACTCAAAAGGTGAAATATTGGAAAAGTCAGACTTTGTTATTCCAGATGATTTAGATAGAGATTTACAAGAAATTTTAAGTCAAAGCAAGTATACTAAAAAAACTGGAAACCACATAGAATTTAGAACAGGTATGATTAATTTTTCTACTGTTGGAAGAAATGCTAGTAAGATAGAGAGAGAACAGTATAACATTTGGGATAATCAGTTTCGAGAAAGACAATCAATTGCTGACTATATTAATAAAAATTATCCAACCTTGAATGCTTCGGTTGGTGGTTCTATCTCTATCGATATCATTGAAGAGGGAAGAGACAAAGGTCAGATAGTAAATTACCTAGAAAATCAAGGTGCACTAAAGATAATTTTTGTTGGAGATAGGTGTTTTCCTGGAGGTAATGACTGGGGTGTGATAAGAGAACTTAAAAAATCAGATCTTGCATTCGAGTGGTATCAGGTTAAAAATCCCAACGAAACTTTAGCTTTATTAAGAACAAATAAGGTTTTTGACGGCGGAAAATAATTTTAATTTATAGTTAGTGTGAGAGGGGCTAAAACGTGGGGTAATATTAGGTTTTTTATATGCTAACTTTTTGGATTGGGGGGTTCATATCCTATTACATAAACCCCGGGGTAAATCTCGTTTTAAATTTCACTGGAAACACCATAAAGTTGCTCGAAAACATCAAAATCTCGACCCTGATTACAAATTAAAAATTTGGCACAATGAAACAATACTCACAACATTAGGTGTGATTCTTCATATTCCTATGTTATGGATCTGGCCGTCGTTTGCTTTAACTGCTATGACTTATGGAATAATCTATATGTTTCTCCATAGAATGACCCACACTTATGTAGATTTTTTTAAAAAATGGATGCCTTGGCATTACGAACACCATATGGGTAAGAATCAAAATGCAAATTGGTGTGTAATATGCCCATTGATGGATCATATTATGGGAACAAGGGAAAAATGGCTTGACAAAAACTAGTTAGTTTACTATCTTTATTGGAGGATAAAAAATGAAAAAATTTCTACATAAATTAGTTACATTGTTTGACTCAAGTCACTGTTGCTGCTGCTGTGGGTGCTGTAGTTGTGTAAAGGGGTGTTGTTAAATGCCAAAATTTTATAGACAAAATAAAAAAAGAATTGATCCTAGATATTTTTTAAATGAAACTTCAACAAGAGATGAAGAAGACTTGAGTGAAGCGAAGGCTGATTGCTGGTGTGTAGACGATTCAGGCAAAAAAGTGGGAGAAGTTTCTTCTGAGGGAAAATGTAGAGGTTTTTCAAAAAAGAAATGCGCAGACTCAGAAGATGAGAAAGAGTATGTACTAGACGCCCCAGCCCAAAATGTGAAATCCCACTTTGATAAAAGAGCCCACAGAGCAGGCCTTGCTGCAAATATGAGATAAAATGGGGTGATAAGGTTTCGACAGGACAAGGAGAAAAGCAATGCCAAAATTTTATAGACAAAATAAAAAAAGAATTGATCCTAGATATTTTTTAAATGAAACAACTTATAGAGGTGTATTAGATGAAAACACACTAAGCCCAGGTCAAAGAAATTATTGGTCTTCGCAAATATACTTCTATATACAAAAAAATATGGATAAACCAGAATTTAAGGACATGGAACAACAGCTTCGCGATACTGCTGAACGTGCTAGTGCTAGCAGGGCAGACAGAGAAGGTGGATTATCAGACGAAGAAATTAAATCGTTATTGCCTTTCATGACTCCAGAAAAAGGGTCCCTTCAGAGTTTCGCTGACGCGGTTGCAAACATTTCTAGCTCATCCACCGGAGATTCTGATGGTGACGGTTCTTCAGATGCAGAGGAGCTAATGCAAATAGCTCAATCATTGAAAGATCAAGATCCAAGTGCTTAGGGGGTGACCAGGTTTCGACAGGGTAAGGATAATAATATGTGCAAGGCTGTGTGAGTGAGGTCACAGTAAAAACACTCAAAACTATAAACGCAAACGATGACGTTGAAAATTTCGAGGATTTTGCGCTTGCCGCATAATTCTTGAGGAGGTTTTCCAGATACCTTCTTAACCGAACATCTGGATTTGTTAATTTATATAACTATATATTTGCTACTTAATAGCTGTCTTGTGCTAGAACAAGACTAACCTTGTGAACGACGTATTATTTGAGATGTTCTGGACGCGGGTTCGACTCCCGCCACCTCCACCAACTTTTTCTTCCTTTGGAGACTACTTAAAACATGCGCAGAATAATCATAAGAATAGTCAAGGCGGCAAAATCTGTAAAGGATTATATATGCCCTCCTGCTACAAAAGATCTTGCACTCAACACAAAAAACAGAGATGCAACAATAAAAGAATACAACTACGGACCGCTAAACGTCGATGAGCCTGGAGATTACTGGAAAAAGATAGGCAAGTATTGGAAGACTACTGAAAAAGCTGCAAAGAAGTCTAACTGCGGTAACTGTGTGGCTTTTGATATATCTCCAAGAATGAAAGAATGTCTACCAGGAGATACTTTTGACAAAGATGGTCAACTTGGCTACTGCTGGATGCATCATTTTAAATGTCATTCTGCACGATCTTGTCACACTTGGGCCAAAGGTGGCCCAATAAAGATTGACAAAGAATCTCACAAATGGCAAGATAAAAACAAATTTGAAAAAAAATCATGACATATTCAAAAAAAGTAATAGATCACTTCGAAAATCCAAGAAATGTAGGATCATTAGACAAAGATGATGACTCTGTAGGAACAGGCATTGTTGGGGCCCCTGCTTGCGGGGACGTGATGAAACTTCAAATCAAAGTAAATGATGATGGTGTAATTGAGGACGCAAAATTCAAAACATACGGTTGTGGTTCTGCCATAGCTTCATCATCGTTGGTGACGGAATGGATCAAAGGCCGAACACTTGATGAGGCCAGAGAAATAAAAAACAAAGAGATAGCTGATCATCTCGCGCTACCGCCTGTAAAGATACACTGTTCTGTTTTGGCTGAGGATGCAATAAAGTCTGCTATTGAAGATTATAAGAAGAAGAGTAATTAACTCCCGCCACCTCCACCAATTTTAAATTATGATTACTTTAACTGAAAATGCAGCAAATAAAATTAAAGCCCTTCTCGCTGAAAAAGAAGAAACCGGAATTAGAGCTGGCGTACGAGGCGGAGGTTGCTCTGGGTTTACTTACAAATTAGAATTTGACAATCAAGATGATAACGACCGCGTCATAAACAGCCATGGCGTCAACCTCTATATTGATCCAAAGAGTTATTTATATTTAATGGGTACTGAAATAGACTTTATAGATAGTTTGAACGGTGCCGGATTTAAATTCAATAATCCTACCGCAAAGCGCACGTGCGGCTGCGGCGAAAGTTTTTCTGTTTAGCTCCCGCCACCTCCACCAACTTTTCTTATTTTGGAAACTATTTATTATTATGAAACTTATAATGGAAAACTGGAGAAGATACCTTAAAGAATTTTTAGATCCAGTCGAAAACCCAGAAACAGCACCACAATTATCACAAACAATCGGATCAGCAAATAACTTGGATAAACCAATCGGTGCTGTGATCGAAAAGCTATGGGCAGACGAGAGGACAGTGCATGAAATGCTAAATATAGCAGGCATGATTGTGGACGCGTCGGGTCAATTTACTGGTACCGACTTCGAGACCGGCCGCCTAAACCCCTCAAGTTACAGCAGATTTAAGGACGCAGCTAAAAGATTTAAAGATTCTAGGGGAATATCTCTTGAGAGATTAGATTTGGCCGCTGAAACAATTTTGTGGGGCCTTGCAAACATTCCTGTCATCGGTGCTATCCCGGGCTTATTTGCAAAAGGCGGGGCCAAAGTTGCGCAATCATCTAAAGGTCTCAGTTTATTTAAAATTAAAAATCTTGCAAAAGACCTCTCTAAAGGTGGAGAAAAAGGGAAGAAATTAGCATCAGAATTAAAAACTCAAATAAACAGTATGTCAACTAATGTAAAGATTGGGACAAAAATGGGGTTTGAAAAGTTCTTTCGCCAAGTGCGCTTAGCATCAAAACAGGCCCCTATTGCAAAAATGGAAAATGTTACTATTAGGCTACCAGAAAATAGCATGCTGCGAAGAGGGATAGAAGTTGAAAGAGACTTAGGAAAATCTACAATAAGAAATACTCCCAGAAAGAAAAAAGCCCAATATAGTAAATCTATGGAAAGAAATGCCACAGCCCGACCATCGCATCTTGGAGAATACACTTTTGAACATATGCCGGAATTAACAAAAAAAGTTTTCTGGAGGGGTACGGGTGTAGCCGATAAGAATGTCGGTGTTAAGGATTTGAGACCTGACCTTGCAAGGCCGGGAAGAATTAACAGGGGTAATAAAAAAATACTACCAGGAGAAGGCTTCGATGTTCCATACGGCTTCTATGGAGCAGAATCAAAAAAGATTGCAAGCGATTATTTAGAGCCGGGCGGAAAATTAAAGGTGATTACCTTGAAGCCGGATGCTAAAGTTTACACTTGGCGTCCCCCCGCAGGAGAAAACGCCAGAGGAATACCCGGAGGAGGGTGGACTACTCGAATTAGTAAAAAAGATACTGAAATCCTCAGACAAAATGGTGTAGATGTACTTTATCGCCCGGGCGACGAAATAGTAGTGATAAACAAAAACGCGCTTGAAAATATTCAAGATTATAATTTAACTTCTAGGTTTATAGAGAAATTTAAAAGCCTTTTTCTAAAATAATTTAGCTCCCGCCACCTCCACCAACTTTTCTTATTTTGGAGACTACTTACAATAAGGAGATTTTGTAATGAAAATAAAAATTATTATAAAAGAAGAAAAAGAATTTAAGCCTCATAAAATGTATGACCCTAACTCTAGTGAAGTCATAGATGCAAACTCGGAGGAAGATCATAACAAAGCCTCTGAAAAGGGGTATATTCATATTGACCCTGAAGAATTAAGAAAGATTTTAAAAGATGAAGGTGGCGCAGCCGGCCTAGAACCATTTTTAGATTCACCAAAAATAGATGCGGAAGCTGAAGAAGTGCAGGCTGCACTATCAGCTATGGATGATGTTGGGGAACATGAAGATGGGGACTACATTTTACAGGATGATGAAACTTTTAAAACCAGTGATAAAATCCTAATACAAGTAATCAAAGAAGAAATAATAAAATTATTTTTAGAAAAAAAGAAAAAAAAGAAAAAAAAGAAAAAGTCTTCGGGTAAAAAAGATGCTTGTTACCACAAGGTTAGAAGTAGATATAAAGTTTGGCCATCAGCCTATGCTTCTGGTGCTTTAGTCCGTTGCCGTAAAGTTGGTGCAAAAAATTGGGGCAACAAGAGTAAGAAAAAGAAATGAACAGAAAAGAACTTTTAGCAATCATAAAAGAAGAGGTTGAAGCGGTTCTTGATGAGAAAAAAAAGAAGAAGCGCAAAAAGCGCAAAAAGCGCAAAAAAGCAGGATCAGAATCTAGTAAAGAATCTTCTTTGAGAGATTGGTTTGGCCGTAAAGGAGCCAAAGGAAAAAAGAAAGGTTGGGTTGACTGTAATGCACCAGATGGTAAAGGTGGATATAAATCTTGTGGTCGCTCAAAGGGAGAAAAAAGGTCAAAGTATCCAGCTTGTCGTCCCACGCCTGCAGCATGTAAAGAGCGTGGTAAAGGTAAATCTTGGGGAAAGAAAGCTAAAAAAGGTAAAAAATAATGAAAAAAATAAAAATAAATATATTAGAAAATAATAACAATCTTCCGTGTGGCCATCAAGTTGATGAAGGATGCGGTTGCGAGCAGCCGTCAGTTGCTTACTCTAATTCTCACAATTCTGAAGAATCAAGAATGCACAGAACAACGTTGGCTCACCTTGTAGCAGACGTAAAAGTCCTTCTTGATTTAATTCAGGACGGTGATGATTTACCAGAATGGCTTGAGACAAAAATAACTAAAGCAGGAGATTATATGTCATCTGCAGCGCGCTATATTTCAGGGAATGTCGCAAGAGACCATGGGCAGTTAGAAGAGAATAGTACACTACAAGAAGGCATTTGTGAGGTAGATTCCTACTATTCTTTGTATGAACAGTTGCAGGATGCAATAGACGAAGACGGAAACTCACCATGCCCAGAGTGCCTTTATGAAGCCATGGTCGACGCAGATTGTGGTTGCCCTGATGTGTTAACTGAAGCGGAATACAAAGGCAGAAAAGTAAAATTAAACAAGCGCATGCGCGGAGATGTGAAAAAATTTAAAGTTTTTGTTAAAGGGTGTGGAAAAGATAAGAGTAGAGTTAAAAAAATAAACTTTGGCGATAAAAATATGAAGATAAAAAAGAATATCCCGGGGAGAAGAAAGTCGTTTAGAGCAAGGCATAAGTGTCACACAGCTAAAGACAAATGCACCGCGCGCTATTGGTCATGCAAGGCATGGTAAGAAGGTAAAGTACTATGAAACTTATAATGGAAAATTGGAGAAATTATTTAAGAAAAGAACAGAATGATAGCAGTTTTGTTTTTGGTCCTGCCAGGGAGCTTTTGTATAGAGCAACAAAATCCATCTCAGATGATGTTATAAATAATCAAAGTGATTTAAATAATATAAAATATTTAGAAAAAATGTATTTTTCTACTGCGCATTTACCTCAAGGAAATAAACCTAGGACTCCAGAACAGCAAAGGGAAATGAGAGACATAATTGATTATAAAAGGGATGCATTTAGGCACATTTTAGCTAATGCTTGGTTTGGCCAAAAATACCCAGAATGGTCAATGAAGGCTGCCGGTGAAACTGTTGAGTTTTTTGGTGCACTGAAGAACTTTTTCTTAAAGGCTGTTAAGAAAGGTAAATTTGATGGGTTTGATTCCGGGCGTCAAATGGATATAAAAAATAATGAGCTTGGTTTAAAATTAGCTAAGAAGTTTATTAGAGGTTCATCAGGAAAACCTGACTTACCATTAAAGGTAGTAGCCTTGGAAGTTAAGGAGTTAATAGACACTGGTCGCTTTTTTGTGGACTATAAAGGACAAATAGTCACATACAGGGAATTAGACATGGGCCCCGATCCAATTCGCCCCCCACCACAGGAATACAAATAAAATCACAACTCTTGGTTTAAAGTAAACTAATTATAGTGTATAAAAGTGTATCGATGATATACCAAATAAAAAAAATCCTGGAGATAATAATAATGAAATTAAATGAATTTGTTAACATTTTTAAATCTTTTAAGTCTAAAATGAACGAACAAACCTCTGATGGTAGGTGTTTTGGCTCTAAAGGTCACAATTTAGATTTTTCAACATCTTTAGAAATGTTAAACCTTTACGCAGCAGAAAATGATGTTCTTCTGGACCGATCGATTCCATCGCCCAAGCACGGCGGAGACGCAGCATGTTCTCCAGAACTTGTAGATATAATAAAAAAAGTTCAGAAAAAATTAAAAGTATCGGATGATGGCATAATAGGAAAAAACACTTTACTAGCTTTACAGGCAAAATTGTCTCACCATGAAAGCATAAAAAACTTACAAATTACTGGCGATACTGAAGATGCACAAGACGAAGACTCCCCAGAAGGAGCAATAGAATCTGATATCAGAGATAGGTTACTCTTTGTTGGTGATAGTATAGCATATGGAATGCATAAGTTCGGAAACAGAAAAAAAGGAGAAAGTATAGCAGTCCCAGGAGATATGAGCACAAAGATATTATCTGACTTCACAGGGTATATATCAAAAAATCCAAAAAACACAGGAAACAAAATAGTAATATTATCTGCAGGGACTAATGATGTTTTCTCGGGAGCCATAGAGCCCGGTGCATATTTGAAAGCTTCAAGACCCATTTCAAACATTAAAAAAATAGTCTCCTTGGCAAACCAGTCTGGTTATGACATTTATGTAATGAAACTTATGGAAGATGGGAAAGAAAAAAGAACAAAATTAAATAATCATGACTATTATCCTGAAAGACACTCAGAACTAGTAAGTGAAGTAAACAAATTTATTGACAGTCTCAACAGTTTTAATAGCAGAGGAGTTCAGCTAGGTCCAGATGGTATACATCCTACGGCAGCAGGTTATAAGGCTCTAGTATCGGAGGTCTTAACTATCATTAGAGCTGAAGGTCCATCCACTCCGGATTTGGGAATTGATAGAGGCGATGATGAAGACTTGCCACCAACTGACACTGACACTGATACACAGGGTACAGATGAGGAAGATGTTCCGCAAGATTTACAAACTGATCCTGAAGATACCCCAGAATCCACCGGCGCGATGCTATATGATGCAGTTAACGCCCCTCCGTGGCTTAAAACTGGTGCTGCATTGAGATTGCTCACTATCTTGGAGGACTTCGGCACAGAAGAAGAAATACTCACCTCTATGGATCAAATTGTTCGTTCTGCTATGCGTAAGTTAAAGGTCTCAACACCGGATGATAGTACCCCAATAAGCCCTAAAGATGTGAGAAATTTTCAAAGTAAAGTTGGAATAAAACCGGATGGAGACCTGGGCCCTATGACATTTTCTTCCGCAGCATTATTAAACAGTAAATACGCATCTGCACCACTTTCGGAAAGAGCAAATAAGGTCTCAAAAATGTTTAATAGTTTCGGGTCAAGTTCTTTAAGAGAGAGGACAAGTAAAATTTTTGAAGCTGTAAGTTCAACAGGGGTTATTGATCCAGATAAATATGTTGATGAAGTTGCATCATCCCGCGCATTGTCGAAAGCTGTAAGAGCTTTAAATAGAAGCGGCAACAGGGTCGCGACCCCTTCCCGTGCAAAAGAACGTAAAAAAGCAACGCCATTAAATAGCTGGAGAGATGACACAGAGTTTTTGGAAAAAACAGAAAATCTCGCAAAGAAATATGGCATGACTAGAGCTGAGCTTTTGGCTTTATTTTGGCACGAAACCGCTGGCACCATGTCACCTAGAATAGAAAACAGTTATGGCTACACAGGCCTAATACAATTTGGTACGATGGAGGGTGGTATAAAATATCGAGCACGAACCGGTGGAAAGCTCAATATGGACGCCCCAATAGTATCAGTTAGTAGAATAATGGGTAGAAAAAAAGGAGATGAGATTACCAAGAAAGAACTAAAAGGTATGTCTCGCGCAGACCAGGTGGATGCAGTGGCAGCTTATTTTAAAATGTGGAAAATAGATAAACTACCTAGAGATGAATTTATGTTAGGGCGCATTTACTGTACGATTTTATATCCTATAGCAAGAGCCTTTGGGCCAGATGAAGCTGTCATGGCACAATCTATGAAAGATTTTAATCATAATAAATATACCACCTCCAGAAAACAAAAGGCAATTAATGCCTTCAAAGTTAATGGTGCATACCTAAGAAAACAAGGAAAAAGAATGATGACCATTCGCGATCTTCATAAAAAAATGAGAAGTCATATCAAGAATGCAAATCTTGACTTTTAGCTTGACTAATTACATTTTTTAATATATTATGTAATTATGATTAGAATTATTGGAAAAGTTCCCCATAATGTTACTATTGCTTGTTCTGGCGGTGTTGATAGTATGGTAGTTTGCCACTTCCTAAAAATGGGCAAAAGAAATATCAGACTTGCTTATTTTAATCATGATACTTTTCACTCACAAAAAGCTCAAGATTTTGTCGAAAGTTTTTCAAACAAAAATAATCTTGATTTAACAATCGGCAAAGTAAAGGGTGTCAAAGGCCGCCGTTCAATGGAAGAGTTCTGGAGAGATGAAAGATACTCTTTTTTAGAAAAATTAAATTCAAATTTTATAATTACTTGTCATCATCTAGATGATGTTGTAGAAACTTGGGTTATGTCTTCACTACATGGAATGGGAAAACTTATCCCATACAAAAGAAGATCTAATATCTACAGACCTTTTTTGATGACATCTAGAAAGTCTATCCAAGAGTATGCAAACAGAAAAGAAGTAAAATGGATTGAAGATCCCTCTAATCAGCAAGGAACATATATGAGAAATTATGTTAGACACACAATGATGCCACATATTTTAAAAATTAATCCTGGGATTAGGACTACAATTAGAAAAAAATTAATTGAAAGTACGTATCATATATGATATAAATTATATATAAGGGCCTCTAGCTCAATAGGTTAGAGCATCCGGCTCATAACCGGCAGGTTCGCGGTTCAAGTCCGCGGGGGCCCACCAACTTTAAGAAGGAGAAAAAAATGGTTGTTGAAAAACTAGAAAAAATTATTGAACTTTTGTGTGAATCAAAAGATGATGCATCAAAATGCGAAAGCGGAAATGTTTCCGCGGGTACAAGAATTAGAAAACGCGCGCTAGAGGCATCTAAGCTCTTAAAAGAATTGAGAGCAGATGTTTTGTCTCTAAGAAAGGAAAAGTAAATAAAATATGAAAGATACATTCTGGGGCTCAGCAGAAGAGCAAGAAGAAAGTAATCCAATTCAACCGATGACAATACACAGTTTTGCTTCAGAGAGCAAAGGCCATGCATCAACAGATTTTAATGTTGTGGATACTAGTCACAACAGAATTTACTACTATTCTGGAGTTACAAGGCCAAAAGTTCTACAACTTAACAAGTACATTTTTAATTTAAATGTGAACATGCTTTCCAAGACTGGGCCTTTGGGATATGAGCCGCCTCCTATAGTTTTACATATTAATAGTTATGGAGGATCAGTTTTTGCGGGTCTTGCAGCGCTTGATTATATTAAAAACTCAAAAATCCCTGTCCATACAGTAATTGACGGTTGTGCAGCCAGCGCTGCTACTTTGATGTCATGCGTCGGTGCTCATAGACAAATGCATAGAAACTCCTGCATGCTAGTCCATCAACTTTCTGGTGCTATGTGGGGAAAATTTCAAGAAATGGAAGATGATATGGAAAACTCTAAAATGCTTATGGAGAAGATAAAAAACATTTACAAAGAGCACACCAAAATTCCTAAGAGAGAAATGGATAATATTTTAAAGCATGACTTATGGTGGGAAGCTGAAAAATGCTTGCAATACGGACTAGTGGATGAAATCATATGAATTCGAATATAGAAAAGTTAGAAAACATATTAAACAGTATTCCACATTTATTAAGTAATAAAAAAATGTATGATATTTCCAATTTTTCAGATTCTGTCTTTAAAGACGATTATGTTAGTTTTACTTCCAGAGTTATGTCGACAAATTTGATTTCCTTCTTAATGGAAAATGATTCTTTCGAGAATGTAATATTTCACCCATCAGCACCTCCTCATGGAGGTTACGCAGCAGATTCTATATCATACAGGTATATGATCCATGTAAAATTTAAAACATAAAGAGAACAAAGCAATGAAAAATAAAATTAATAAATTTAAAAGAGAAATACAACAATTTGAAGAATCATTAGAGAAAGCAAAGAACGATAATAAGAAACATCTAGTTCGCCGCCTTGAATTAATGATTAAACATAAAAAAGATAAGTTAAAAAAACTTATTTTATTACACTGATCTCACTCATTTGCTGAGCAGATTCAGTAAGAAAAATAATAGTAGAATAATAGCTAGTACTCAGGGTTATATGATGAAAACTCGTATTTACTGCAAATACTACTCCAATAAGCTCGTTTTTGCTATTTAATACCCCGGCCCCAGAAGAGCCCCCCATTGCCGGCGCGGTTATTATCGAAGTTACTCTACAGGCATCTCCACTGAAAATTCCTTTAAATATAGGGACTGTTGGAGGGTGATATACGCCCGCTGGCGCGCCAATATAATATATTTCATCCCCAACTTTTGGTGGTTTTTTTGATATTTTTACTTTTGGAATATCGAGGCTTGGTACCCATAAGATGCATAAATCTGGAGATTTATCCTTCTCTAACATAGATACATTAACAACATATGATTGGTGAAAAGTTCCAGTATGATCTACAACGGTTAAAGTTTCTAAATATTCTTTTACAATTGACTCATCAACACCCGATCTACAAACATGCCCCGCGGTAAGGATAGTGGTTTTATCTTTGAAGAGGTCAACTGATATTCCGCTACCAACAGACCTCCATTCACCTTTTTGGCATTGTGTTTTATCTGCGCTATTCTTGCAGCTATTTACATTAAGAGTGTAGAATATTTTTACAAAACTTTTAGTAGGAGGTTCATGTATTGAGCCGATCTGAGTGTGGCCGGTGCTAATGTTGGTACATCCAAATACTAACAAACAATAAAATAATAATACCTTTTTGAAAACTGCGACCATATATATTAAATATAATCAAATTTAGTACAATTTAAATTTTTTTTAAGAAAGGAGCAAATAAGTTGAAGTTTATTTTATTATTGCCTTTGATTCTTATGGCGGATATAGAACTAAAAAGTGAAGAAGAAAAACACAAAAAAGAAGAATATATTGAAACTTTTACCATTGATGATGTAACATATAAAAAGATCCCAACAAAAATGATAAAAATAAAGTAATTTTATATTTATAAGTAAAACACAAGGAAATAGAAGTTGGCCAAAAAAACATATGTTCTAGATACCAGTGTGTATCTAACAAATGCAAATTGCATTTATTCTTATAAAAATCACGATATCGTAATACCACTAAAAGTTTTAGAAGAGATAGATAAGCATAAAAAAAGACAAGATTCAGTTGGATCGCAAGCTAGAGCTACCATTAGATCACTTGATCAACTGAGAAGTAAAGGCAGTTTATCAAAGGGTGTCAGGATTGAAAAGGGTATGGGAATCCTAAAGGTGTCTTCATATAATCCTTTCTCCTTGCCAGATGACTTGGATATTGAGGATCCAGATAATCAAATTATTGCAACAGCCCTATCAGAACAGGAACAGGCACCTAAAACTAGAAAAATTATTGTTGTCTCCCGCGATATCAACATGAGAGTTAAGTGTGATTCTCTAGGTTTACAGACGGAAGACTACTGTGCAGAACAGGTTGTAGAAAAAGCAGAAGGCCTATTTTCTGGGTTCAAAGAAGTCTTAGTAGACGAGCAGCAAATTGATTACTTCTATGAAGGAAGAGATGTATTTATACCCGATGAAGGTTTGCATCCAAATCAATTTATAATGTTGATATCGAACTCAAACGATAAGAAAACCGCACTCGCTAAATATAAAAATTCTTTAACGCCACTATCAAAAGTTGGAAAAACTAATAGGCAAGTATGGGGATTGACCCCTAGAAACAAGGAACAGCAATTTGCTCTAGAGTTACTAATGGACCCTGAAGTTTCCGTTGTCTCTTTGGTAGGCAAAGCGGGCTCTGGTAAAACATTGCTAGCGTTGGCTTCTGGCCTAGAACAAACTTTAGGCTCCAACTCAATATACAAAAAGGTGGTAGTTACAAAACCAGTAGAACCGGTCGGCAAAGATATAGGCTTTCTACCAGGTACTCTAGAGGAAAAAATGTTACCATGGTTGGCACCGATTCAAGATAATCTTCAATTTTTAATGGGTGACGATAAGATGACGTTAGACATGTATCATGATAAAGGCAGAATAGAAGTCGAAGCCATGACCTTTATAAGAGGCAGATCAATTTCTAACGCTTTTATTGTAATTGACGAAGTGCAAAATATGACACAGCACGAAATAAAGACCGTTTTAACTAGAGTTGGTGAAGGAACGAAGATAGTTTTAACTGGAGATATAGAACAGATAGACAACGTATATATTGATGCAACCAACAACGGTTTATCTTATGTAGTTGAAAGGTTAAAAGAAGAGGCGATTTCAGGCCACATTACTTTAACAAAAGGTGAAAGGTCAAAAGTTGCAACTATCGCTGCTACAAAATTATAGAATAAAAAAGAACAAATAATGAAACTAGATTTAACAAAAGAGATAGTCCCGTCAGATAATGAGCTTAAAAAGTTGATAACAAATTATGTCGGAAATTTTTTAAATCCAGACAGTGATGATATTACCGTAGAGCAAATAATTGAAGTATTTGCAAAACAGTTTCCAGAATTTCTTTTAGCACTAGCTGAAGAAAATTGGATTAATGGTTACACACAAGCTTTGAATGATTTGAAATACGTAGACAACAATACCAGTATAAGCCACGAATCTAAAGACAATGAATAAGAGATACATTCAAGAGAAAAACAAAAAATCAAAACACTTCACCTTTTATGGTGTTGAAATATTTATTGAAAAGTTCCCTGACTCAAATATCTCGATAAAAAATATTCTTAGAAAGTTAAAATATTTAGTGCCTGTTGAGTTTTTGAAAAATATAGATATAATATATTTTGGCGAGTTTGAAATGCTCAAATCTCGAAATTTACAAGCATTATATAAGGACTCCTCGATATTTGTATCAAGTGACCAAACCTCTGAAGATGATATAGTCGCTGACTTAGTTCATGAAGTTGCGCATTCTGTCGAAGAAAACTTTTCTGGCATAATATATGCAGATGGAAAAATAGAGAAAGAATTTGTTAAGAAAAGAACAAAGCTGTGGGAAAAATTAAAAGATCTAGATTTTAATGTTGGGTCTCAAGACTTTTTAAAAACGAAATATACACTAGAATTTGATGAGTTTTTATATATCGAAGTGGGTTACCCAACATTAAGAAATGTTACACCAAATATCTTTTATTCACCATATGCGGCAACATCGCTAAGGGAATACTTTGCAAATGGATTTGAAGCTGTCTTTTTTGAAAAGAATGTGTCTCGTTTGTCAAAAGTCAGTCCTGTATTGTTTCAAAAGATTCAAGAGTTAATATTTACTATAGAAGATTAGGAGACTTATATTTTGAAAAAAGAAATAAACTATAATGAAAAAAAAGGTGAATTAATAATAAAACTATCTTTTAAAAAGAGAAAGTATGCAACAGAAGAAAAGATTCTTCATGATGGAAAAGTAAGACATTTAATACCCAAGGATATTCAAAAGCAGTTTGCCCTTATTAAAAGTCCAGAAAAACCATTATCAAATATTCCAGAAGATAGATTTCAGTTATCTGGTACATGGGTGTTTAAAGTGGTCGAACCTCCAAAACCAGTAACTCCAAAACCAGTAACTACCCCTGCTGCCAAAAGCCGTAGATCCAGAAGATCAGTGAAAAAAACTTGACTTTTTATTCAGATCGTAGTATAATAATATTATGAATGAAGACATTAAAAGAATAAGCTACTCTGAGTATAAAAACTGGCATGAGTGCCCATATAGGCACAAGCTAATATACATTGACAAATTGCCATATTTTTCTGGGAACGAATACACAGCATTCGGAACAGCAATTCACAAAGCTTGCGAAGAAATGATGAAAGATCAAATGATCACCGGTTTTCCGATTTTTGAGCAAAGCTTTAAAGAAGAATTAGAAATTCTGCAGAATTCGGGTTACGACGCAAACGAAAGTTTGATAAAAGAGATGAAAGAGCAGGCTCAAAAGATTTGTAAATGTGTAATTCCAGCTATAAATAATAATTTCACTAATTATGAGCTAGTCTCTGTCGAAGAGCCACTTTTAGAAGATATTAAAGATTTTAATTCTTATGATAGAAAATTTAAGGGCTTTATAGACTTAGTTATCAAAACAAAGGACCAATATCATATAATTGACTGGAAAACTTGTTCCTGGGGATGGCCAAGTAGAAAAAAAACAGATAAAATTGTGACGTCCCAATTGTCGTTATATAAGAAATTTTATTCAGATAAGCATAACATAGATAGTAAAAAGATAAATACATACTTTGTTCTGCTGAAAAGGACAGCTTCAAAAGAAAATGTTGAAATTGTAAAGGTATCTTCTGGTGACAAAAAAGTGAAAAACTCTTTAAAATTGTTGGAAAACGCTGTTATAAATATTGAAAGAAAAGTGCATATAAAAAACAGACTTTCCTGCAAATATTGCAAATTCTATAAAACTAAAAATTGTGAGTAATATGAAAAAGAAAAAAATACTAGTTATTTCTGACTCCCCCTTAGCCCCTTCTGGAGTTGGAACACAAACAAAATATATGATAGAGGGATTGCTAAGAACAGGAGAATTTTCTTTTGTTTGTCTAGCAGGTGCCTTAAAACATCAAGATTATAGGGTTCAGACGGTCGAACCATGGGGCGAAGATTTTATGATATACCCAGTTGATGGGTATGGAAACAAACAAATAGTTAGATCAATACTTACACAACATAAACCAGATATCTTATGGTTTATGACAGACCCTAGATTTTATGTGTGGTTGTGGGAATTAGAAGATGAAATAAGAAATAAGGTTCCAATGGTATATTATCATGTTTGGGATAATTACCCTTACCCAACATACAATAAATCTTATTATGATTCAAATGATGTCGTTGCAACCATCAGTAAAGTAACAGACGACATTGTTAAAACAGTATCACCAGATGTTTGGTCCGAGAGGATACCCCACTCGATAGACACTCAAATCTTTAAAAAAAGAACAGAAGAAGAGGTTTCTGACTTTCGTTCGGCACTTAATGCTGATGGAAAGATGATCTTCTTCTGGAATAATCGAAATGCCAGAAGAAAACAATCAGGAACTTTAATGTTCTGGTTTAAGGAATTTTTAGATAAGGTAGGTCATGATAAAGCAGTCCTCTGTATGCACACCGAACCATTTGATCCCAATGGACAAGATTTAGCAGCAATATTGAAAGAATTGGATTTAAATGGAAAAGTGTTCTTATCAACAGTCAAGCTACAACCAGAAGAGTTATCGAAGTTGTATTCAGTGGCAGACTGCACAATTAATATTTCAGACGCTGAGGGTTTTGGCCTTGCAACGTTGGAATCTTTATCTTGTGAAACACCCATCATTGTTAACATGACAGGCGGTCTTCAGGAGCAGGTTACTGATGGCGAAAATTGGTTTGGTATAGGTATAGAGCCATCTTCAAAAGCCATTATAGGCTCCCAGCAAGTGCCATGGATATACGAGGATAGAATTAGTAAAGAAGATTTTTTGAACTCAATGTTAGAAATGTACAATATGTCAAAGTCTGATCGAGAGAGCTTGGGTAAACTTGGAAGAACTCATGTAATGAAAAATTATAATTTTTCTACTTTTCATGGAAATTGGTATAAACTTTTGAATGAGGTACACGAAAAGCTAGGCTCTTGGGACAACAGAAAAAATTACAACAGTTGGGAGTTAGTAGAAATAAAATGAAAATATTATTAGATGCACCTATCTTAACACAATCAGGCTATGGAGAACATTCCAGACTAGTCTTCAATTCAATAAAAGATACAGGTCATGAAATTTATATAAACCCTTTAGAATGGGGTTCAACATCTTGGGATGTTGACGGCGCCGATGAAGATGTAAAGAATAGTATTATTCGGTTTGGTGAATATATTGATAGGGCAACAGAAGAATCCCCAGCAAGTTTTGACATGCAGATTCATGTTGGTATACCAAACGAATTCGAAAAAAGGGCCCCATATTCTGTTTGTGTTACTGCTGGTATAGAGACAGATAAGGTTTCCTCTAACTGGTTGCTAAAAACACACCAAGGAGTAGACAAGATGATAGTCCCCTCTGAACATGCAAAATCAGGGTTTCTTACAACATCTTATTCTATTAAAGATGAACAAAGGGAAATAGAGACAATTTTAGAATGTAATTGTCCAATATCAGTAGTTCCATATCCAGTAAAGGTTTTTGATAATAATGATCCAATAAGTTTAGATGGTGTAACTACAGAGTTTAATTTTCTATCTATTGCACTCTGGGGTCCAAGAAAAAATTTAACCAATATGATTAATTGGTTTTTGGAAGAGTTTAAAAATGATGAAAACGTCGGCCTAATTTTAAAAACAGGAATGTCAAGGGGGTCTGTTATTGATAGGGAACAAACAACTAGGACAGTTAAAAACATAACAGATAAACATCCTGAATCAAAGTGTAAAGTTTACATTATTCATGGAAATATGACTGAAGAAGAAATCCATTCGCTGTACTTGAATCCTAAAATTAAAGCGTATGTAACAACATCTCATGGCGAGGGTTACGGTTTACCTGTTTTTGAAGCAGCTTACAGCGGGCTACCTATAGTAGCTACTGATTGGTCCGGACATCTAGACTTTTTATCAGGAGTAATTAAAGAAAAAAATAAACTAAAGATAAAGAAGTTATTTGCCAGAGTAGATTTTAAATTAAGAGAGGTACCTAAATCCGCTTGGTGGGATCATATAATAGTTCAAGATTCAAGGTGGGCATACCCTGAGGCAAGATCGTTTAAAAAGCAGATTAGAAACGTTTACAAAAACTTAGGTCTGTATAGAAAGTGGGCAAAAGCACTAAAAGAGAAAGTTCTAGAGGACTATTCGTCAGATGCCGTTCATGAAATGATGAAGAATGAGTTGTTATCTTTTCTTGATGATGCAAACTTGAATTTTCAAAGTTCATCCACCGATGAAGAAAACGGAGATCTAATTGTCTTATAAAAATATAGTCTATGTCGGACAATTTAGAGACTCTAGCGGGTATGCGTCGGCAGCTCGCAATTATGTAAAATCCTTTGAAAAAGTAGAAAATAAATTTCCAGATATTAATTTTAAAATCTATACAGTTCCAATAGAACATTCTTCAACATTAAGCAATACAGAGGATGAGTTGCTGAAAAAGTATGAATTATCTGGAGAAGAATTAGAAAAGTTTTTATTAACTGATTACATTATGATCTGGCATATGCCAGCAACCATGATTATGATAGGTCAGAATTTTGTTGAACCTGAACACTGGAATAATGTTACAAGGCTACTAGAAAATAGCTCTAAAAATATCAACATGACAGTCTGGGAAGCAACCGAGATACCAAAAGAGTGGAATGATAAGGTCTATTCGGTTTTGGGAACAGAGTCAGTAATAGTTCCAAGTATGTGGAACCAGCAAGTTTTTTCTGATAGTTTGCCGCATAATATAAAATGTGAATTGCTTCCTCATGTTATAGACAACCCTCCAATAGATAGTGAAAATAAAAATCACAATTTATTAGATAAATTAAAAAATAAATTTGTAATTTTTTCGATGTCTCAATGGCAATCTAGAAAAGGTTTTGATAAACTAATAAAATCTTACTGCATGGAATTTAAAGATCAAGAAGATGTAGTTCTTATTATTAAGACATATGGCAATTTGATGAAAACAAACAACGTATCAATCAAAGAGCAGGCGCAACAAATTTCTAATGAAATAAAATTCTATAAGCAAAGTGTTTTCATTCCCGGTGGGAAGTCTGCAAAAGCAGAAATCATTTTGTTACCATATGTTTTGCCTTATGAACAAATTTCCCATTTACAGACTAGAGCAGATCTTTTTGCTTTGTTAACCCGCGCTGAAGGTTTTGGACTCACAATATCAGAAGCCATAACTCATGAAACCCCCGTCTTAGTTCCGGACACTGGTGGGCACATGGACTTTGTGGATAGGGATAATTCTTTCCTAGTATCTGGACACTGGAGCCCATACGAAGGAAAGCCAGAATATAATTGTGAAATGAATTGGTATGAGCCTCATATTATAAGCGCACGCCAAAATATGAGAAAAGCCTACAATATGTGGAAAGACGGCACACTAAGGAAAGTTGGAATAAAAGCAAAAAAGAGTTTAGAAGATTCTGGATTTGATTATGACTCAGTAGGCAATTCTTTAGCTAATATAATAAAAAATAATTATACAGAAATTAACCCCACACAGTTGAATATATCTGAAAACTCTATAACGCAAAAAGTGCTTTCATTGAAGACTCAAGTCTCTAGGCTGAAGAATAATCCGTCTAAACAGATGGAGATATTAAAAGACTCTTTCAAGGGAGAAGATTGTTATATATTAACTTGTGGCCCATCAATTAAAGAATATGACTTTGACTATTTGAGAGAGAAATTAAGTGATAAGTTAGTGTTCACAGTAAAGCAAACATTTGACGATTTTGGAGATATATCTAATTTTCACTTTTTTAATTCAAATAACTTTACACACTTTAAAAACACAAAGTGCATTTCAGTGGCATCATCAGCAGAGTTTAGGCCCATAATGGATAATACGATCTGGTCCAGTCAAGAATATGATATTTTCTTAAAAATTCTTGAGGACAGAGACTATAACAATACTATTGCTAGAAGTGAAAACTTTGAACAGTGGACGCTAGATAAAACTACAAAAAGACCCTGGGGCCCCGGTATAATGTACGAGACTGTATTACATTTTGCATATCATTTGGGCGTAGTAAATATATATACATTAGGTTGGGATTTTGAAGAACCTGGGACCTTGAAATCAAATCACTATTATGATAAAATAAATAAAAAGATAACCAGACCAGCAGATTCTATGAAGCCGCAAGAAATTGCAGACAACATTCTTGCTAGTCAAAAGTTTTCAAACTGGCTAAACTCTAAAAAAGTAAATTTGTTTGTCGCTACAGAAAAATCTTTTGTTCACGAAAAAGTAGAAAGGAAAAAAATATAAAATGAAAAAAACATATATTATAGCTGAAATAGGCATTAATCACAACGGCTCTCTTGAAAATGCAAAAAAACTAATCGATGTGGCCGTTCTAGCCGGCTGCGATGCAGTAAAATTTCAAAAGAGAAATCCAGATGTGTGCGTTCCAGAGCATCAAAAAAGTGTTATGAGAGAGACCCCATGGGGCACCATGACATATCTGGACTACAAATATAAAGTTGAATTTGAAAAACCAGAGTATGATGAAATTGATAAATATTGTAAAGAGAAGGGGATAGCTTGGTCAGCTAGCCCATGGGACTTGGATAGTTTAGAATTTTTAGATCAGTATGATCTTCCATTTCTCAAAATGCCCTCAGCGATGATGACAAATGAGCCTCTAATGAGAGCTGCCGCTAAGACCGGTAAAAAAGTAATATTTTCTGCGGGCATGAGCACTCTGAAAGAAACAGACATGGCAGTTGTTTGGATGCAGGAAGAGGGAGCTGAGTTTGCTCTTTTACATTGTAATTCCGCGTATCCTGCGCCAATTGAAGATTTAAATTTAAGTTGTATACAAACCTTGAAAAATCGATATAATTGCGAAGTGGGCTACTCTGGTCATGAATTTAGAATCGGCACAACAGTGGCCTCAATTTACTTAGGCGCTACAATACTAGAAAGACACATAACACTAGACAGACAGATGTGGGGATCTGATCATTTATCTTCTGTTGAACCGCAAGGCTTAATCAAACTAGTTCGAGGTGTTAGAGAGTTAGAACTAGCACATGGAGATGGAGTAAAGAGGGTTACCGATGGAGAATTGCCTTTTAGGAAAAAGCTCAGAGGAAATTAAGCAGCACTACAGACAGAATATAAACCTAGGTGGATGGTTTAGTTTTAACTCCACCAAGGAGCAGTGGGTATCTAACTTCGCTGAAAAAATGTTGAAACATTTTTTTAATGTTGAATTAATTCAAAAAAAATTTAATGGCTTTACTACAGATGAAGAAATTTTATTAACAAATAATATTAAATTTTCTGGACTCAAAAACAAAAGTGTGCTAATTGTCGGCGGAGGCCCTTCAACTACCTCACTTACAGAACAAACATTATCTAAATATGATTACGTTTTTTCATGTAATCACTTCTTTAAGAATCCTTTGCTAAAAAATCACAAAATTGACATGTGTTTAATTGGAGATGAGGTAGACCTAGAGTCAAAACAGTTTAATAATTATTTGGATAGATTCCAGCCAGTAGTCGGATTTGAACATTCTGGAAAAAGATCCAATAATCAGCTATTGAATTTTATAGAAAGATATCCCAGATGTTTTGTATATCTGACAAGGTATTTTTCCAGGTTAGGTTATGTGCCTAGGGCCATTATAATAGCAGCTCTAGCTTCACCAGGTAAGATAGACTACATTGGTATGGATGGGTTCAAAAAAGGCTCCTATGCCCATTCCTTTGAGCTTAATAAGCCGCCTCCATCCTTTGATGAGGCTGACTTGTTCAAAGATCAAATGAAAATATTCTTAAAATATTTATTAAAAGATATTAAAATACAAAAAGATATATTGAATGATTTAGGATCATCGCACCCTTCAAACATATATTCTGAAATACTAGAAAAGATTAAAAATGAAAAAAATTGATGAAGTAGCTATTATTATTCAAGCCCGACTTGGATCTCAAAGAGTGCCAAAAAAAATGATAAAGCCCTTCGCGGGGACAACATTGTTAGATATTTTTTTAGAAAAAATTAGAGATTGTAAATCATTCCCAATTAATAACTTCTATCTATCAGTTCACGAAAAAGAATTAGTTGACATAGGAATTAAACATGGAGTAAATATCTTTCATAGATCTCTAGAGTCTGCAAATTCAGAGGGCACTCCTATGAGTTTAATGTATGAGTGGCACAATAAGTTACCGCACAAGTATGCTGTCCTTGTAAACGCCTGTGTGCCGTTTCTACAGGAGAGTACAATTGATAATTTTGTAGAAACATATTTAAGGTCAGATAAAGACGGCATGTTTGCAGTTATGGAAAAAAAGAATTATTTTTGGTCTGAAGAGCTAGAACTCTTAACGCCACTTACTGAAGCAGTTATGAACACAAAGACAGTTAAAAAAACTTATGAAGCTGCACATTGTTTGTATGCTAGTCGACTAGATACTATAAAGAAAGGAATTTGGATGGGCGATTTTAATAAAAAAGGGGACATTGAGTTGTTTCCAGTAAGAGAACAAGAGTGCTTAGATATTGATTATCCGTGGCAATTTGATATGTGTGAAAGGATGTGGGAACTTGAAAAATAACAAAATATATGATAATTTAATTTCTTTAAAGCAAAAATATGAAAAACAAAAAGGTGTATTTTCTATAAATCCTATCCCTGCAGCACAAAAAGAAGTATGTGATGTTGCTCCTGAAATATTTGAAAATTCAAAAATATTCTTCAAAATGCAACCAAGACCAGCACCTTTTGCTTTTTCTCGCGAATATGAGTATCATAAGTACTGCTTAAGTAAAGTACAACTTGAAGGACTGTGGGTAGAATTTGGGTCCTACAAGGGTGTAAGTGCACGCTATTTAACAAAAATAAAAGAAGAAATGTTCCCAGAAATTAAAACCCCGTTTTATGGTTTTGATTCTTTTGAAGGCTTACCTGAAGACTGGGAAGGCACAAACACAAAGAAAGGAGGCCTATCAGCAAAAGAATCAGTACCTAATATACCAGGGGCAGAATTCAATAAAGGGTGGTTTAAGGACACGATTCCAAAGTTTCTAGAAAAGCACTCAGGGCCATTTTCTTTTCTACACGTAGATAGTGATATTTATAGTTCCGCGGTTGATGTATTTACTCTAGCAGAAGAAAGAATTATACCAGGTACTGTGATATTATTTGATGAAATTATTGGCTATGACGCCTGGAAGCTTCACGAGTATAAGGCTTTCAATGAGTTTGTTGAAAGACATAACGTTAAGTATAGATGGTTAGCCGCTGTCGCAAATGCCGGCCAAGCTGCCTGTATTTTGGAGGATAGAGATTGAAGACCTATGAGGAACATTATGACAGGTGTATGAAAAATTATAATTCACCAGAGCCGTCTACAATTTCCTCTGTAACTTTGGAAAAGAATTGCATCGCAATAGATGAAACACTTTTAAAAACCGTCTCCAGTTCAGTTAAAAAAAGCTTCCTAAGAAAACATGACACTTCAGAATCTCTCTGGGCAACATATGTGAACGACTTTTCTGTTATTGATAATTTGGAAACACTTTGCAGGAGTGTTATAGATCAACTTGAGCAAAAGTATTTTAAAAGTTTTGTAAAAATAGAGAATCTTCACATTTTACAAAATAAAACAGAAGTGCCTCTTGAATCATCTTGGGTTTGGCATTACGATGATTGCCCAAAAGAGTTTTTAAAGTTTGCAATTTACCTGAATGATGTGACCGAAACATCGGGCCCGATGCAATTTGTAAAAATGAAAGAATCAACACCAGTAATAGAAAGTTTTCGTGACAACCCTAATGCAATAAAGGGAATACCACCACCAGTCTTCCCAAAAAGTAGGGTGCCACCTAAGTTTGTAGATAGTATTTTGTCATCAGGTGGTGAGATTAGTAGTTTAACTGGCCCACCCGGAACTCATTTTTTATTTACTCCGAATATTATTCACAGGGGAACTGCCCCAAGTACTAGTTCAGAACCCCGATTAGCAATATTTATGTTTGTTAGACCATCTCTTAAAAGAATAGATAATCTAATCGACAATGCAAAGTCAAAAAATGCAAATGTTAACGTAAAAAAGTATGAGTTAAATTAAAAATGAATAAAAAGCCAACTGGATTCGAGGGCCCAAGCGTTTGGAATGGCTGTACTTTGATATACAGCCCGGCCCAAAACTTAGCTACAAATATTATTGATAGCAAAGAACTACAATCTATATTACATCAATACGCCTCAGAAATCGGTCATCCACCAAAATTCAATGTCTGGTACGACACAATATCTAAAGTATGCTTTGGGATGGATGAGACTTGGATGAATTCAAATACAAAAAAATCAAGCTTTATATCTCCACCTGAAGAATTTTTAAAATCTGATAAAAGATTGTGCAATTCCCCGACTGCAAGAGACTTGAATCATGTCTTGTCATATTACGGACCTCATTTTGGTAAAGATGTTATCTTTAATGATGAAATAATATTTCTTAACCACCCTCAAATTCAAAAATTTAAAAATTCTAAAATTCTTGTTATTGCAGGAGGTCCAAGCGCCAAAGAGATGCATTGGGACGAGAAAAAGTATGATTATATATTTTCTTGTAACCACTTTTATCTAAATGATCGGTTAAAAAATATTAATGTTGATTTTGCTGTAATTGGCGGTGAAATAGATATGTCCTTGGAGAACAAAAAATTTCACAATTACATGAAAGATAATGATACTCTTTTATGTTTTGAGGATAGGACTAGTCCATCAGCCGCAAAATATTTTGGTCTCATGAAGAAGATCTATAAAGATAGGTGCATTTATGCTCACTCAAGATACAGAGGAAAGCCTGGAGTGGGCTTAAGGTTGTTGTGTTATGCTGCTCTGCTTGGTGCAAAAGAGGTGCACTTTGTTGGTGTCGACGGCATGTCTGAAAACACTAAAAGGGGAGACTTTCACAATCATGCGTTTCAAGAAGGCAAAAGATATTCTCACAAGGCTCTTGATTTTGGGACCTACCGCCGACACTATGTCTTATTCTGGGATTATATTTTAAATTATTTAAAATTAAATGAAAAAATAAAATTTCAAAATTTAGGAGAGGGTCATGAAAAGAATCAGACAACAACAATTTCAAAACAATTTTTTCCACTGCAAATAGGTTAACAGAAAATGCGAATTACCAGAAGAGAATTATTAATTAATCAAACTCACAATAATGTTTTTAGTCGCCTTGATATTGTAGTAAGAAACTCGTACTTAAACTCCATTGGGACTAGGGACTATAAAAAGTGGCAAAAAATATACAATAAAATGCAACGTATAAGGACAGGTCACAATAAGCACACTAATGGCTTACCATGGGTAGAGCAGTTTCTTTTACTTGACAGGTCTTTTGCAAAAAATGGATACATAGAGAGGTACCCACTTATAGTTAATAAAGACCTTCACCTAATAAACTCATCCCACAGAGCCTCTTTGTGTCTACACCATGCGATAGATGAGATACCTATAAAGATTGTTGATGACTGGAGACAACATTTAGAGTCCAAGGGCGCTAAGTCAAAAACATATTTTGATTATGGAATTGAGTGGTTCGAAAAAAACAACTTTACAGAGAAAGAGATTCTAGAAATAGTAAGTGAAAAGCATAAGTTGTTCGAAAGCACAAATTTATATTTTTATGCTATGATATGGCCACCAGCAAAAAAGTATTTCAAACAAATAAAACAGTCTATAAACTCAGACTTTGATATTATTTCAGCTAAAGAAGTAGACATGAGAGAAAATTTTGAAACCATACTTAAAAAAATCTATAAAATAGATAATATAGAGGAGTGGAAATTAAATAAAAAAATTAGTTCAATAAAAAAATCTTCTGAAAGTAGAGAAATTATGATACTAAAAATTGATCTAATAAACACTAAATTTAGATCAAAAACAAAGTTTCCAGATTGTAAGATTTCAACTTCAGCTGAAGAAATAAAGAAAAAAATTAGGGACAACTTTCAAAATAAAATAAAAGACTATTATTATGATATAATCATACATATGTCTGATAATTATGACCACGTAGATCATATAAAAAAAGTTTTAGAAGAGCATAAAATTGAAGATTGAACATATAGAGGAACTAAAAAAAATCTTAGACGAAAATTCAATTAGTCCGAATGATGTCTGCATTGTAGGATCCTCGGTATTGGCTGCCCATGGTATTAGAAAAAATAAAGATATTGATATAATTTTGTCAAAAGATATTAGGAAGCTTTTTACTGAAAGCGACAAGGCATTTAACCTTACAAAAAATGTAGAGTGCGTTGGCGTAGGTTGGTTATACAATTTAGATAATAGAACAAAAGATGAAGAAATTATTTACAACAGCAATAAACATTTTAAAAAATATAATTTAAAATTTTGCAATATGGACCTTTTACTAAAAAGAAAAAAACTTTCCAAAAGAGAGAAAGATATACTAGACATAAAACTGATAAACAATGCAAGCAAAAATAAATGAATTAATTTTTGGACCTGATCAAGATATAGAAAAGTTTGTTATCGATAATATAGATAGGGCTAAACAAGAAATCAAAATGATGGTTTTCTGGTTTACATGGAAGCCGATAGCAGAAGCTTTAAACAGAGCCTCAGAAAGAGGGGTCAATATATCAATTATATTAGACTCTAGAAGTGCAGAAGACAAAAAAAAAGATGTGTGCAAACTAAATGAGGTTTTGGTTCCAAACATGTTGTCTGACAAAATTGAAACAAGGATATATAATGGTGAACTATTGCATCATAAAATTATTTTAATTGACAAAAATATCATACTGACAGGTACATGTAATTTTTTTAATGGCTCGCTGAAAAGGCACGAGGAACATTATATGAAAGTTACTAGCGATGATTTGCACGCTAGATTTTTACAAAGATTTATGCTGCTAAAAGAAAAATCAAAACATTGGAGCAAAAGATGAAAATAGCTATGTGTATGTCCGGCCAAATTGGACCATTTTCAAAAGTGCTACAAATTCAAAAAAAATCATTTTTAAAAAAAGACTGGGATGTATTTGTTTATACTTCAAATTTAATTTCTCAAAAAAATAATACCAACTCCATCTTTAAACCTGATTCAAAGATATATGAATACCTACCAGCTGGCGAAGGATGGAGAAAAAACACTACAACATATGGAATAATATATAGAATTTCAGATGATGTTGTAAAACGAGAATTATCAGGAATATCCAAACAAATTAAAAAGTCCTTTATAGAGAGAGAATCACTGCAAGAATCCCTAGAGGACCAAAACAGCACAAAGTGGGAATGGTTAAAAAAAAGACAATTAAGGAAAATGTACAACTGCAATCGTTTGAGGCATCTATTCGAATTAAAAAATGATATCAAGTATGATATAGTTGTTAGAAGTAGGTTTGATTTTGGCCCCAATATACCAATAGATGTAGAAAAAATATACATGAAAACAAAAAATAATCACAATAAATTATTTGTTTTTGGCGGATGGCCTTGTGTTCCTCCCATGGTTTTTATGGATAAGTTTTTTTGTGATGGATTTGTTTTCGGAAGCCCAAGAGTAATTGATGTATTCAGTTCTCTTTTTCTAAAAGAGAATCCGTACCCATATGATAAAAGATATCAACAAACCTGGGAAAAATTTGGAGATAATGTGGAATACCAATTACAACAACACTTGAGAGAAAACAATATCGAATTGGAATATATAGGAGATTCTAGAAGCATGTACCACCTATACAGAGGATAAAATGATAATTTATGTAGACATTGACGAAACAATATGTATTAGCCCAGAGAGCAGAGACTATAATAAGGCTATACCAATAGAGAAAAACATTAAAAAAATTAATGAAATGTATGATAATGGAGATGAAATAATTTATTGGACTGCCCGTGGTACCGGATCCGGCATATGTTGGAGAAAAGTCACGGAAAAACAATTCGCTGCATGGGGAGTAAAATACCATGAGTTGCATTTTGGCAAGCCAATATATGATTTATTCATAGATGATAAAAATATAAATTCAAACAGGTTCTTTAAGGAGGAATAGAATGAAATTATCGAATCAAGCAATGGGAGCCCTGATGATGGCCCTTCAGAAGTCTTTATTGGAGCAGACAGATATAGTTCCAATATTGCAATCTTTTAACTTTCAGTGTAATGAAAAAGAAGAATTGACCGTAGTTAATCCACCAAACTTCAAAATTGGAGAAGATGTATTTAACCCTTCAGTTGAAGAAAATAAAAACACAGTAGGGTCAGATTGATGCCCTTATACGCTTACAAATGTGAAGATTGCAAAACAACATTTGAGGTTAGACATGGCATGTTTTTTGAAAATCAAAGATGTATAAAGTGTCATTCTGAGTTTGTATTTAGGGTCCCTAGTGAAATTGGTGCTTCCACCAGCTCTAAAGAGGAGTACAGTCCGCAAAAGCCCGGTGAAGTAACAAAACAATTTATTGAAGATACAAAAAGAGAAATAAAAAAAGAGAAGAAATCTCTGAAGAATAGAGAATTATAATGTTTGAGATTATACTAATAGCTAGCGTTTTTCTAAATTTATTATTATTTTTTTATGTTAGGTGGCTATTGAAGACAATTTCTGTAATAAACGAGGATATAAGTTCTGTCTCGCAAATTATTTCTCAATTTCAAGGGCACTTAAAATCTGTTTACGAGTTAGAGATGTTCTATGGGGACAACACACTAAAAGCGCTGTTAGACCACACTAACAACTTGTCAGAAGAATTAAGCAACCTAGATTTAATACTAAATGTAGAAGAAGAAAAAGAAGAGATATTGATAGATGATAAAGAGACAGCGTAGAAAAAGAACAAAAAATAATTATTTTACAAAAGTCCACGAAGAGGCAATAGTAAAGTACGCATTATCAACAAGCAAGAAAGAAAAATCATCACTCTACATATCCTTAATACAGCCTGCATTTGATGAGATGGTCAATAAAATAATTTTTACATACAAATTCAATAACCTTCCAAATATTGACTCTTTAAGAGATGATTGCAAAGTTTGGTTGACTACTATTTTGGATAAATATGATCCAAACAAAGGTTCAAAAGCGTTTTCTTATTTTTCTGTTGTGACAAAGAACTGGTTTATTCATAAGGTTAAGCAAAACTCAAAAAAGCTTAAAAAAGAAGTTTCTTACGAGGGAATTGTAGAGAATGGTGGCTCTGATTCACTTGGCACTTCTACTTCTACAAACGATTATGTGGAAAAAAGAGAGGAAGCAGAATTTTGGATTTGTCTGCTAAGGCAAGTAGATAGTTGGGATACTGGAAATCTAAAGACAAACGAAAAAGTAGTCTTAGAGGCTGTAAAAATCTTATTACACAATATAGAAGATATAGAAATTTTTAATAAAAAAGCTATTTACTTATACTTGAGAGAGCTAACAGGTTTGAATACAAAGCAGGTAGTTAACAATTTAAATAAACTTAGAGAAAAATATAGAAATTTTAAAACTAAGTGGAATAAGTAGAGTTTATTATGAAAAAACATAAACTAGAAGAATACATTGAAAGAGCGTCGACAAACATTACAGATGATCGTGCTGCCACAAAGACGCTTTTAATGACAATAATGAAATATATGCAACTAGGCGATGATAGGCACAAAGAAGTGGGATTAATTGCGGCAAAGTATTTAGAGACGCTCCAAAGATCTAATGAACAACTTGTTAAATTAGCAGCTTTAATACAAAAAAAAGAAAATAAACAAGAAGAAATATCTGAAGAAGATAAGCAAGAGTTGTTTGACCTAATAAACTCTAAGGAAGATAAGTAAAATGGCAGAGGGGGACAACAAAGTTTTAGGAGTGCCAACTCCAGGTTTGAGTCCATTTGCTAATGCTTCATCCCACGGAGGTACTCGTAGGCCTGATCTCGGCTCGGCTTATAGTTTTACTGACAAATTGGCTCGTATTCTCCACGCGGCAGAAGACGAAGAAGTAGATTTAAATACAGAGTTGGAATATGCAGTCTGCCTACAGGCAAGAAGAATGGGAACCTATGAATTTTCAGAAGTGTTTAGTAATAATAATATTATAAGAAAAAAGATCTTAGGAAGCCCAATAAACGAAGAAAGACTTAACTCTGGAGATGTTGTAGAAGTCTATGCACACGTCCCCGGCTTAACAGAGATGCTACCAGAACCAGATATGAAGATTGTGGGAGAATATTTGAAAGTTTTTGAGGATTTTAGGTTAGCAGACGAAGCACTTAGTCGCCAACCCGGTACTGGTGGAAGAACAGTAGATTTAAAAAAAATGAAAGAACACTACAGTAAAAACTTGGACAGAATTATTAAAGACTACTTAAGAGAACTTAAGATAATAACAATGTACCCCAGGTTCTATAAGTCTGTAGAAGACAATGTAACCCCAGGTATTTCCCCTGGTGAAGTTTTCAAGATAAAATTCTTTGAGTCTGGTGGCAAGTCAAGTAAAGATAGAGCTAGGCCAGTACCTACAAAGTGCTTTGGAGAATATTTAGAAAAAACAAACTATTTCATAAATTTTGCAGAAGCTACAAATCAAGAACTTATTTCAGGAGAATATAGTCCAGGCCGCAGTTAAATTATTGTCTGTGTAAATAGAAAGAAGAAGCTATATGAATAACACTTATTTTACAAAAGAGCAACCACCATCCGGCCGCCGCGGCATCGGTGACCAAGGTTTAGATGAGCCAATACCTCGGTTTTTAAATAGAAGCGAGGATAAGATGTGGTTTGGGGCAAACAATACGCTGATTTGGATGGGTAGAGATAGAGATCCCCAAGAAGAAGGGTCATTATCATCCAGCCCTACCACATCAGATTTATCATCAGGGTTTTCAACTTATCAAGGCGCCGGCGCAATTTGCTTAGTAGTGGGCAGAGGAGCCCCTTATCCAGTCGTTGATGGAAAGGGGAGTAAACCTCAGGGCCAAGCTCCCATGTTTAAAGACGGTCCTGAGCCAAGCTATGGCGGTGTGGAGTTATATGAAGGCAAGCATGATACTTGGGCCTGCGATGCAGCAACTCTCTATATAAGTCAAAAATCAGATGTCGACAAGTCTTTTGGATTCAAAGAGATGATATCTGGAAAAGGCCAGAAAATAAAATATGAAAGAAGACCTTCTTCTGCAATTGTCCTAAAGGCAGATAAAGTTAGAATTAATTCTAGAAGAGATATCTACCTTATTGCTGGCTCTGAATTTGGTCGTGATTCTAATGGATTTAACATAAAGGAGACAGAAGGTGCAATACATTTAGTATCAAAACATGATGGGGTCTTTAGAGAACAACAACCTATACCTTTGGGGACTAATTTGGTTCAATTTCTCAAAAGCTTCCTTAATACAACCGCAGGAGCGATTGCGACAATAAATAAAATATTGATATCTCAGGCTGAATTTAATTCACAAGTAATGTACCATCATCATGGTACAGGGGTTGGCCCGACAACCTTTTCCCCACCAGTCGCTGCAGCTGGTTTAAAAAAGTGTGCGGATGACATTACAAGTTTGGAAAATACAATATTTGATGAATTTATAAATATACCATTTTCTTTAGACAATGGGTATTTAGATAAAAGTTCCAATAAATACATTAACAGTTTGAGTAACACAACCAATTAGAGTTTTAGTTAATTTAGATATTAAGAGATTATAGTATGAGAAGATTTTCGCCATTTAAAATAGAGATAAGAAAAGACGGTAAAATAATATCTTTCGGAGAGAGGTATTATGGAGAAATAGGTAAAGACATCCTTGCTATTAAAGTGGCCCTAGGTCTAGTGAAAAGCAGAGAAGATGCTCTAAGTGAAGTGGAGACAACACCACCTTCAGAGGAAAATCAACCTCCAGTTATCATGGATAATCAAAATTGGTTTGAGTGCGGCACCGGAGTTGGGATAGACATTCAGAAAGCGTCGACTTTTGATCAGAGGCTAAAGAATGCAATTATAAAATTTCAAATAGATAATCAATTTTTAATTACTTCATATCTTTTCGAAAAGTTTGGAGTACAGAAAAATCTTTCAGAGAAAAGTAGCGAATATTATACATCAGATGAAGATGATGAAAAATATTCACAAGATGTTGTGTTTCAGATAACTGCTGCATTTGAACTTTTTCAAGCAGAAGTTGGAAATATTAGAGAAGCAACATTAGCTATAATGCATGGATGGAAACCACAAACAGAATACACCTTTAATGGTTACAAACACCCCAATGCCAGGGAGCAAGATAGGATTGTCGAGGTTGTTCCACAGGTTCTTTATAAAGATTTAAGAGATGGAAAGCTTGGCCAGTCAATATCAGATTTAGAATCTCAAAATATAATTTATGAAAATTCACATGAACTAAATTCAAGAGAAAAATTATTAAATTGGCTTGATAACGCTCCTCGCAATTCAGTGTGGTTATCAAGGAGGACAAAGGTAGAATTTGGTTCTCTGGATTATAAGCCAGTAATACAAGGTAATAGTCCATTATATAGAGCTTCAATTGAAATTCTAGAAAACCAAGAAGTACAAAATACAGAAAATCTTTTGTCTTATGATGATAGAAAAAACCTGCTAAGAACCATGCTTTATCCTGATCCTTTCTCATCTCCAGATCCTTTTGAAATAAATAATCGAGAGATAGGGTATTTTCATCGTACAGAGTTTGTGCTTGATTCATCAGGTCCCTTGCCAAATGAAGAACCAGAAACGATCAGAAGACTTGAAGATGAGGCATTGAAAAAAGTAATTGAGTTCTATGGAAAACCAGATGTCTGGGTTTTTCCAAAAAATGAAGCATTTTTCCAAGTAGGCTACTTTGGAGGACAAGATCAGCCAACACCAAATTATAATCCTAGGTTTCCAACAGAAATAACAGATGAAATGAAATCTTTTTTACCAACTTACATTGGCTATAAAAATAGTATTTCCTCAAAAGAAAATGAGTTAAAAAATAAGCTTGATGAATTGGGAACGCAAATGTATGATTTTCTGCCGGATGGAGTACTAACATTTGACAATTACACACCAGAACAAATGGAGTCTGAATTTTATGATTGGGAGCTTTCACCAAGAGAAAAGAGGGCTCTAAAAAGAATAAAAGAACTTAGGGGAGAGATTTCAGTTTTAAAAGCAGCTTACAGCGCAGACCCAAGAGAAGTAAATTTAGAACAAGAGTTTATAAGAAACTTCTGGTGTCTAAGTACAGAAAATCAAATTTCTGTTTTTGAAGAAGCAGGAAGTGAAAATTTGGCTCAAACTTGGAGGACAATCGATTCTTTTGGGGGCACCGAACCGCTTATTAAATTCGAGGAGTTTAGGACACCTTCAACAAGGCCATCAGACAATTATGTAGCATTGTTTATAATAAACAAAGAAAAATTTGATCTAATAAAAAATGGAGAGTTCCTTAATGTTTCAGCAGAGGAAGAAACAGACGAAGTTTCGACTATTGAGCCAGTAAACTGTATAGATGAAAGTTCCGAGCAAGCTCTTAGAACTTTTGAAGAATACAAAATACATGCCAAGCAGAGAAGAAGACAGCTTGTGAGGAGGCTTAGAGAACAGACACAAGCAATGCAAGAAGAAAGAGAAGAGCAGGGCCCGGCTTTTTCAGCTAGAATTGACCTTGGGTCTGGCCTAGGCCCTTTTGATACAGAGTCTGCAATAGGATCGCTTTTTGAAGGTATGGGATTTGGAAGTTTAGGGGCTAGTGATTATGAATATACAACTGGACTTTTAAGTGGCGTAGTAGAAGGCGCAGATATGCTTCTGGAACGAGCCGGAATAGCAAGATCTGACTTGGAAGCTTTGAACGAGACACTCGCTGCCAGCGATTCGATAGAATCATCAAATGTGGTAAAGCCATCAGGAGCCGCAAAGGAACCAGGCCCTCCGGGGTCGCTGTCTATAAATTATGGCACCGGTGGAGACGAAGACACAAATCCTAGTTTTATAGGCCCGGGACTCTCAGAGAGAGTTAAGGTCGCAGCTAAAGACTTAAGGGAGGCTGGGAAAATAATTGAGTCTAAGGGAATTAAGTTTGAACCTGGATGCGATTTCGACGCCAATAATGAGGCTTTAATGTTAGAAAATTTCATCTCTCAATTAGATGAAATGTTAGCAGATTCACCTGATGGTCCCTTTAATAATTTTAGGGGTGAAAATATTCATGAGTTTACTATGAGAGATATAAACAGATCTCAAAAGGGCCCGGACAATGGCAAGAAACTTACGATGTATGCGCCTTCTGAAGGTGGTAAGAGAACTGTAGTGAAAGCCTCAACACATTGGGCATCTGAAGCTGGCAAGAAAAAATACCCTGCACTTAGCCGCCCTCGAACATTGAATTATATTTTCAATATAAAAGATATGGTACCTAGCACTGTAGACAGTGGCGTTCCCGGGTTGCCAAGCGGCGCCAAAGCCCTATCTTTTTTCTCGTCTGACAACCGCGGAGCTTGTGAGGACCTTGGCTTTGATCAAAAGAAAAATGATGCAATAGCTTACGTTGGAAGGTATACTTCTGGTTTAAAAACCCAAGCAAAAAGAAAAAAATCAAATTCTGTTAAATCCTGGACTGAGGTTTTCATAGAAGATCCAGCCAAAGAGTGGGCAAAAGCATCAGAAGAAAACTTTAAAGACTCTTTTAATGACACCCTAGACGAAGAGCAGGTGCTAGAAGCATTTGGAAAGTTATGCACCTTAGATGATATATACGATGAGTTCATAGATAAGGTGAGTCTCCCAGCTTTACTTTGTGATTTTATCAAGTGTTTAAAGCTTCCGGGATTTTCTTTGAAATTACCCAGTCTGAAGTTGCCGCCTTTGCCAAAAGTGCCCATATTAGGATGGTATATAGCTCTTATCAAATTATTAAAAAAAGAATGGAAGCAAATATTAACTAGAATTTTATGCACTTTTGTTAGGTCAATAATAGATAAATTAGCTTTTCCGTTTTGTGAAGAACAATTAGAAGATTTTGTCGCTGCAGGATCCTCAGCATCAGATGTCATGAACAGTGCTATAATGGACTCTTTGATTAATACTGGGGTTCCCGCAGAAAAAAAGGAAGAATCAAAAAAGTTTTTTGAAGATAGTTCAAACCACCTTACTCCTCAGGAGCTTTGTTATCTACTAACTGGCAAGCCCTTAAATGCTGCAACTATGAAGGTGCTGGAAAGGTTGGTAGAAAAGAATGGCTTAGCAGAGCATCTATCAACAAATGAGGAAATTACAAACTATTTTGGCGTTCTAGGGTCTTATATTCCATTTGAGCTTTGTGAAGAATTGTCACTTCCAGATGATGATTCTTCTTGTTCAGATATTTTAGAAGCTGTACAAGCAATCAGGGATAAGCTGCTTACAGGCTCCGGAGAAGTTTCAGATGAAGAATTAGATTACATAACAGATTTAGCAAAAAAGAATGCCGAAGACACACTAAATCAAGCCCGAGCACTTTCTGGTGCTCAATTTGGCTCCTTAGTGCCGCCCATCTATGGGCCTAATAACCCAAACTCTCTTATGCCCGGGCTCCCAAAACAAGCTTTGGAACATTTGGGCCAACTTGTTGGATATATGTTTGAGCCCGCCAAAACAAGTTATGTAAAATCACTTCTTACGTATGTGGAATCAATGAGGATGATGACTCCTTATTCGCCTTGGCCCGGGGAAGATGATTATAACTACAATGAAATATTGACATTAGAAGCAGCAATGGAGCAGTTGAATAATTTCACTTTACGAATGGAATCAGAGCAACGCTCAAGGCTTAGAGAAATGGGATATGAGCACCTTTCTGAACTTGAGTCAGAAACTTTAAATACGATGATCGAGGAAACAGAGAAAGCTATTGAGCAGCATCGCAATAGATATCAAGAATTATTTGATCAACTTAAGGTTGAGAATGCGACATATCAAGATCTTTATGATAAAATGCACGCACTTGTTGAAATGGTAGCGCAGAAGAGAGATTCGATTCGTACAATTGAAAGTAATTTCGAACTTAATGATTACGCGGCTATAAAAGGGTATGCTCGTGGTCGAAAGTATAGCGCATACGACGCACCAGATAGACAGCCATATTATGATGGAGAAAGTCATGAAATTTATTTTGAAAACAAAAAGGCCTCAAAATGCACCAATGGCATTCCTCTGGGTCCACTTTTCGGCGGAGTTTGCACTAATGAAAGAACAAGAAACTCAGGTGATTACCCGCGCCATGGCTTGGCAGCTTACGTAGGTCACTCAATTGCCAGATCTGGCGTGGAAATAAGTGCTAAAGATTGGTGGCTTGAACTAGAAAGTCTTATTGAGGATTATTTTTTAGGATTTTGGACAAAAATATCAGAAATTAGCAATGAAACGATCGAATCTTTTTCTTTAGAAAATGAAAGTTTAAATCAATTTTCTCTTACTCTGGCCGACAACGGATATTCTGAAGTTTTCCCAACCTTGTTACAGACCGCTACTGATAACCAGCGCGCCGCCCGTAGTTGGTTAGCAGGCTATGACGACCCGAGCCCACTGGTTAAGGCATTTGGCCAGCAGGAGTGGGGTCGCACACTTGCAGGGGGAGTTAACTTTATTTCAGTAGAGAACAGATTTCCATCTGAAGCACAAGATGTCAGAGATGGCATCTCAGTCAGATATCTTATAAATCAATATCTGGATGGTATTGAAGAGGAAAAAGAAAGAATTAGAGCTAGGTTAGCTTTTTTTCCTGACAATCTTAATCCTTTCGCCCTAGAAGACCCACGTCACGAGTTGTGGGAAAACTCTGTCAGTGATATCAGCAACAATTTGAATGATCACTACAGTGAACCCTTTGGGTGGAAAATAATATCCGGCAACTTAGCTAAAACTATGCGTGCTTTTAGTTATATTGGGGACGTAATGATAGATTCTGCTCAACGTAGAAGTGAAATCTTTAATGAAATGTATAATGAGATAGCCGCCCTAAGCACTAGAGAAGTCGATCTAAGCGCCCTACAGGTTGCTACCGCGCCGCCTAAAATTTCAGCTCTAGCAGCCTTAGAATTATTCAGACTGTTTGAAATTCAAATAATTAATGGACACCCAGTTCATAGAAGAGTATTTATTCCAAGGGGCGGCGCGCCATATCTTGGGCAATCGTCAGCTCGACTAGAAATGCGAGATGAATATAATCTAGATCAATCATCTGGAAGAGGACTAGATCCGTATATCGTACCTCCAACTCCAGCAAGAATAGATTCTGATGGCAGAAGATGGCGCGACCAACCGGGATCTCTCCCAAGTGGAGCCAATAAGCACTTAATAAATCACGTTGATTTTTATAGACACGCTACAAATACATTAGAGGATTCAGATAGCATACTTGCACAAGCCAGCACAATACAATTAGCAACAGGTGTCTCAATGTTTTCAGAAACTAGATTTTTCTTTCCATATACATTGGAACCTCGTAAAGGGTCCCTTGTCCCGAACTCTGGAACCGGCCTCTTCCCCGGCGACCGTCCACCAGGCCCTTATCCTACTTCTGACGAGTGGGTCCATAATCCTGCTAGAGACGAGGTCAATCAACCTGCTGAAGATATTGTTGCAGATTCAGAAAGAGTTGATAAGCTTTTTAATTTTTCTAGTCCGCCCCCCGTGTTGGGCCCAAGGATAAATTTCCAGAATACCGGCATATCACCTCTACCCCCACAGATGGTGGTCGAAACGAGAATGATATCTGAGATGAAAATTCTACAAAAAAAGATCACTGATTTAGAAGAATTAGATGAAGAGGATACAAACCCAGAATTACTAAAAATAGTTTCTGACAGGGTTAACTTTTTGACTGCCACGATTAACAATATAATAAGCGAACGTAGGCAAACAACAAGAGAATCGCATTTACCAATGCTTAAAAAAGCACTAAACAAATCAGAAGAAATATATTCAGAAGAAGCCTCTCCAAATGATGGTAGTGAAAGAATTACGTATGGCGCGAACAACTTAAATTTAAGTTTTGGCGATTCCTTATATTCACCAAAACTTAACTTAAGGCATCTACCTCACTATACGCATAACATTCCAAACGCCAACAGGTATGATATAAAGATAGAGGGAGATTTTGTTCTTGGTCTTACAGGTAATGGGCAATCAAAGACTTTTAAATTTTGTGAAGCTTTACCATCTTGGACAAGACCACTAAATAATGAAAACGCTCAATATGCAGTTTCAGAAGTATACGCCAATTTTTTCTTAAACAAAGTATCAGAAATTTTGACAAGAGGCAACACCCCCGGTGCTGAAGGGCGCTTTCAACGTTCGGATCTTAGGAAGAGAATAGCGAAAGGTTCATTGTTTGAAGATACTGCGGAGTCAATGATGGAGAATATTTTTTATTCGATGTATGACTCAGATATGTTTGACCCAAATTATGCTAGAGAATTAGACGCCCGTGTAGGTGGCCGCCCATTTGTTAATCCAATAAATCAATGTATAACAAACAGGTTTAGTATAAGTCAAGCAGCGATATTAGCTTTTGATAAAACCATAATTGATGATATAGGATCAGAGATAAGATCAGAGATGATGAAGCCTGAAAATTCTCCCTATAATAGATCCTTTGATGAAATTGGAGCAACTGAAAAAGCCACAGTTAATGTTGCTGTCAAGGGTTTTATACGAGTTTGTCTTATTGACCTATTGTTAAAAGGAGGCATTGCATATGCAGTTTGGGATATTGAACCAATAGTATCAGAGCAGTTATTTATTGAGTATGCAGTTCACCATGTTTTATATGAGCTGAACAAAAGCAATAACTTAAAGGGCATATGGAAAAATGTTATAGAAAGAGTGACCGGATTAAACAGTTATACAAAGGGAGTAGAAGTAATTGTAAAAGATGAACTATTAAAGCTTCCTAATTTTTCAAAGCAAATATTTAACCCCAATGAACCTGAAAAAGATTTTTATAACTGGTATCTTACAGAATTTATAGCTTCTACGGATGTATCCTCAAGGTACAGCGACGAATACGGTATGTGGGAGCTGTCCATTGAAAACAGCGACGAGAGAAGCCTGTTTTTTGGAAAGTCCACATTTTTAATTGAGCACTATGTAAAAATGTCTGGTGAAATTGTTAATTTTGCCCACAGCATGAATTCAAGAGGGCGACCAACTATGACATATTTTTATAGCGGTCGCCCCCATAGTGAGCAAATAATATCAACTAGGCAATTTGATCAAATGGTCCGCGCGGCCCATACCGAAGAGGTAGGTTCAGCCCGATTTTATGAAATTGTAGAGCAGTCTACTTTTAAGCAAGGCTGTAGGCTCGTGCAGGTAATATTCGATGATAACGAAATACCATCACCGAGAGACTTTAGAGAGGGTGTGGAAAGATCAAGACAGAATAGAATTTTAAGAGAATTTGTTTACGAAGAAAATGAGGAAGAAGTGGAGTCACTTGATGCTACCTGGCGCCAAAGAACCTGGAAAATGCTAGCAAAAAATATAAAAAGATCCACATTAAATCCAGAAGACCGCTCAGAAATTTCTACAGCTGATTGTTTGGCAATGTGTGTCCCTCTTGTGGAGCACGAAAGAGAGATAGGTATGAGTAACTGTTCTAGTGTTTTTGGCCCACCAGGATCTCAAACCTTGTTGCACAGGCCTGATAGCAAAAAGTTTATGCTTGATAACCTATTAGAAAAAAGAGAGATGACGCTTTTGTTTGAAAATATTTTTCCACAAAGAAAATATATGTCAATAGCATCAATTTTTGCAACATCGGTACTAGGAGGGTATGCCACTTTACCAAACTTGTTTACTTCAACAAAGGGCCTATTGTCTACTGTGGCAAAAATAACAAATAAACCCTTTAACCAAAGAGGTGACTTCGCAATGACAAACCAGGACTTCAATAAGTTTATGAAGGACAAGTATCCTAGCGACCCAGATGATTTAGATTGTAACCCCTTTCCAGGTGATTTAGGAGAAATGTGGGACCAATTTATAAAAGAGTTGAGAGACTTAATACTGCAGCTTCCATCAATACTATTTAGAGGAATTGCAAACACTTTAGACCCAGCTTACAAAGAGATGAGACAACACTTTATGAACTGTGATATTAAAAATTTAGACTGGAGAGGTGTTGGCTTTACATCAGTTGACAAGGCTCTTGTGAATGGACTGAAAATATCTGGAGGTGAAGCTAATAGAGGAAAGCAAAGAGGAAAATACATTCCTATCGTCCCAGCAGCAATTTTAGATTACTATATCAGTATATATGGTTGGCCTGGAAAGTTGCCCCGTCGTTTGTTAAAGACAGTATTAAAAACAGTTTCATATATATATTCTGGAAATTTACCTATGATTGATTTAAATACAGCATTTTCCATACCATGTTTTGAAATTGATGAAAATTACCTGAAGGGTAAAAAATATGATGCAGGTAAGTATGGTCGATATGGACACCCGCTGTCGCCTTTTACTGCTTTAGCGCTTTCAACACCAGCACTAAGAAGCGATTTAGACATCCGCGCTGCAACTTGTGAAGATCAGGTTGAGAATGAGTGTGAAGATAATGAGTAAAGCACTATTTAAAACAAGGGGAAAGTATTTTTATGGCATATCTTAGTACAAATTTGATATCAAATTCACAAGAAAATAAGATAAAAACAAACTATCAACCTATTTTTCCTTTGAAATATGATACAATTCACGGCCCATATAAACCTATAACAAGTGAGCTATCTTCAATACAACAAAATTTTAAAAATTTGTTACTTACAAACCCAGGAGAGTGGCCATTTAACCCTGAGATAGGTATTGGCCTAAGAAATTATTTGTTTGAAAACCATGGATCAGAAAAGTTTTCTGAATTAAAACCAAAAGTAGCAGAACAGTTAGCAAAATTTTTACCAGAAATTAGGTTAATTGACTTATTTATAGTTTCGACAGATGATGAAGTGGATACAGGTAACCTTAGACTTTCTTTTAGGTATGCCATATTTGGAACATCTTTTTTTGAAATGATAGCAGAGATGTATCCAAGTAAGTTTGCATCACAACTAAAAGGGGATATTTCTTTTAGAATCAATAGTGGCTTTGCAGACACTGATCTATTTTTAGGTTCTAAGGTTTCATTAACAACGGGAGTTAGAAACTCTTAGGAAGTAAAGGAATTTATTTTATGGCAGGCAACAACAGAGGAAGATCAGATACAAATTTTACAAATGTCACTTTTGATGATATTAAGGAAAGCTTAATAACTAAAGCAAAAACTTACTATCCAGAAGCATACAAAGATTTTTCAGCTACAAGCTTCGGTGGAATGATGATTGACCTAATTTCAATGGTCAGCGAGCAACTGAATTTTTACACTCAATTTGTCGCAAATGAAAATTTTGCTGAGACGTCTAGAACTAGCTATGCTTTAAAAACTCACGGAGCAAATAACGGAACAAAAATTGTTAACAGAATGACCTCAACATCTGATATTAGTATCTTCACTTATGTTCCAGTTGATCCGACCGGCACCGGTCCAGATAAGAGGTACAAACACCGTATACTTGCAGGCGCAAAGTGTGCTAATGCGGAAGGCAAAACATTTACTCTAGCACAAGATGCAGTAATAGACCTTAGAAAAGAGAACCTAATAGGGACACATTTTTCACAAGATGGTTCAAAAAATACTTATCTGGTTTATGAAACAAAAGCAAAAGCAGTTTCAGGAGAAGAAAAACAAATAGAAATAGATATAGGAAGTTATGAGAAATTCAGAAAAGTAGAAATAAAAGATGATACAGTCTCTGAAATAATTTCAGTGAAAGATGGTAATGGTAATGACTATTATGAAGTCTCAAATTTGTCGCAAAATGTTATTTATAAATCAATTTCAGATCGGTCAGAGGTAGATCCATTGCGCCCAGAATTGTTGAAACCTTTTCCAGTGCCCAGAAGGTTTGTTTGCGAAGAAGAAGGAGGAAGATGTTTTTTGATGTTTGGGTTCGGATCAGAGAAGAATTTGCAAAAAACACCAGTAGCTGACCCTAGTAGCTTGTCTTTAAAAATATCAGGAAAAAAGAAACATGTCCCAGATATAGTTTTTGATCCTAGTCGACTCCTAGAGACTGATGGCTTTGGCGTATCCCCTCAAAATACCACTTTAACAGTTAGATACTTATCTTGCACTAGTGATAACTCCAACAGCGCTGCAGATACTGTTAAAGAAATCGTCTCGGCTGAGCTAGTTTTTGATGATATATCAAACCTAGATACAACAAAGATGGACTATATAAGAAATGTCGCCAACATAAGTTGCACAAATAGGGAACCTTTTAATGGGTCCTTGACATATACAACCAAAAAAGAGATCGTCGAAACTATCCGCGCTGCAAAAGGAACCCAAGGGAGAGCTGTTACTACAAAAGATTACGCAGCCGCAGCTTATCTGATGCCATCTAAGTTTGGGAGTGTAAAAAGAGCGTCACTTGTTAGAGATGATAATGACCTTAGGAGAAATTTAAATTTATATATTATTTCAGAGGACTCAGATCAAAAGTTGCAGGTACCGTCATCAGCATTGTTGCAAAATGTTAAAACATGGGTCAATTCAATAAGGATGGTAACAGACACAATTGATGTTTTTCCTGCTAAAATAATAAATTTAGGGCTAGAATTTAATATTGTGGCTAGTGAAAAAATCAACAAAACAACAATAATGTCTGAGATAAGAGAAAAAATCTTTGAAGATATCAACTTGGCCCACCCTGAAGTTGGCCAACACTTCTCGATTGGGGAAATAGAGAGGATATTAAACTCTATGAGTCAAGTTACAAGAGTAAATTCAGTAAAAGTTTTAACAAAAAATACTAAAAAACACTCAGAGATTAGGTATGATATCCCTGGTAATTTGTCACCTGATGGTGGCCTAGTTTATATACCTAAAGATTCGATTTGGGAAATAAAATTTAGTGAAGACATAATAGGGCAAGTTCAATAATGGCAATAAAGAGATTTTTATCTATAAAAGATAATACAATAACAAACACTTATAAGTCTGATTTAAAAACCAGGGCGACTAATTCAAATCTGGGCGCCTCGGATGTGGCAGAGGTCTTTTCTATTTATGGGCAAGCCTCTACTTCATCAGTGGAAAAGTCAAGGATTTTAATGCAGTTTCCGGTTAATGAAATAAATTCACTAATAAAAGACGGGAAAATTCCAGAAACTGGTGTAACGTATAAGCTAAAGCTCTTCAATAGTACACACAGTTACACAACCCCAGAAAATTTCACTCTTTCGGTATCTCCTGTGCTGCAATCATGGAACGAGGGATCCGGTCTCGATATGGAAGGATATAGAGATCTGGGAAATAGCAACTGGATATCTTGCAGTAGCGGAGTTCTGTGGTTTGATCAGGGCGCGACGATGCCTCTAAAGCAAAATCTAGAAGCTGATTCCCCAACTCCACCCGTGGAGTTAGTTCAAGATTTTAAAGCTGGAACAGAAAACCTGGAAGTAGATATAACGTCCTATATTTCGTCTTGGAGAAAGATCTTAAATTCTACAGGCACAAAAGCTTCAGGCTCAGTGCAATTTAACAGTAACCCAAACCAAAATGAAAAACTAAAAATAATAAAGCATGACGGAGATCATAGGGTAATACAATTTTTAGCTGCAGGCTCTTCTTCTTTGGGTAACACATCTTCGGAAGCAAGCAAGACTATTTATGTAACTCTTGGCGGGACCCCAGAAGCTACAGCTATTAACTTTGCACAAGTTGTTGGCGACCACAGTGATTTAACAACACAACGTTCTACAAACACAGTTACAATAACTCAAGCAACAGAGAGTGCATTTGGTAACACTGTAATGTCAGCATCAGCAGACTTAAAGACTAGAATCTCCTTGACAGACTTTACTGGAGGGTCAGGTCTGCCAAATAATGGCTTGATTATTAAACTTAGCGGATCATTTGAATCTGGCGCCAATTCTAGAAGCTATTATACAAAAAAGTTTTTTACAAGAACTTCTGAGTTTTTCTTTAAAAGGCCAATAATAGAAGCTCAATGGGACTCTGCAAAACTTGATGACAGACCAAATATATTTAAATCATCAGATTTAATTCCAGCAGATCAAAATTTACATAATATTTTCCTTTATAATTATGGGCCATTTGGATTGACAGATATACCGAATACAGGTTCCAATTTGGTGGTGCAGCTTTATTCTGCGTTAGCTTTTACGGGCTCACATCAACCGCACTTAGCTGCAGAAACGCTCCCTGTTGCTGGTGGTGTTTTGTCTACTGCTCGCACGTTCATAACTGCTAGTAAAGTCGAGACCGGCATTTACTCTGCTACTTTTGCATATGACGGCACCGCATCTAAACTTTATGATGTTTGGAGCGTAGATAAAAATCTTGCTGCTAACGCCCCACCAACTCAAATTTATACTGGTTCTGTGTTGACTGTGAATGAAAGAAAATCAAATGACTACTATGAGATTCCATCTTTTGTCACCAAAATTGTAAATCTCAAGCAGAAATATACAAAAAATGAAAAAGCAAAATTTAGGCTGTACACAAGAAACAAAAATTGGAATCCAAATGTTTACACAAAGGCGACGTCGAAAGCTCCGGTTGACACTTTAAAACAATGTTATTATAAAATTTCAAGAGCGGTAGACAATTTAACAATCATTAATTATTCAACAGCCTCCCTCCCAGAATACTCGAAACTTTCATATGATTCTAGTGGTTCTTATTTTGATTTAGATATGTCAATTTTAGAACCAAACTATTTATATGAAATAAGTTTGTTATTTAAGCAGGGTGATATTTTTGTTGAACAAGGTGAAAAGTTTAGATTTAGAGTTGACTCATGACAGATTATAAAAATTATGAAGGTAAAAAAGTAAATCCAGATCGCGATTCGCTTTTTAAGAAAAAAAAAGTTAGAGTAATAAACGAGAAAAACTCCAAGGTATCATCAAACCTAGAGAGAGATTCTCTATTGAAGACACACGACTCTTATCAGAAGACTTTCACTCCGGCATTGAAAGCAAAAGATCCAAAGACATTCTCTTTTTATGGTAGTGCGGAAAGGTATTATGAAGACGCCGCGTATAGGATCCTTGGAGATTATGCTTTTGACGGTACGCAAGAAGAGGTGATACAATGGCACACTTCTTCTAGTCCTGTAACTGTAGCTATTGCAAAACAGTGGTGGCCGCGAAGTAAAGGGTCAGTTAGTTTCAACTACTCAGAAATATTAGATTTTTACGCTGGCCCTCAGATGTTATCAAAGGATACACCCCCGACAAGGCTTGTAAATATAAAAACAGGATTAGAATTCAATCCCTCTAAGGGCAACACTGTTGAATTTTGGCTAAACAAGAAAGCATTTTCAACAAATACAGAGACAATCTTTGATATTGGTACACATGGCGATCACGTTGCATCGCACGAAAAGGCCCAATTTAAACTTCAATTGTCAAAAACAGCCGGAAAACCTTTTTTGTTAACTTACCTCTCAGGAACAACTGGGGCAACAAATTTAGAACTAGGCTCTTCGGACGTTACCAAAGATACTATAGCTGATGGCAAATGGCATCATTATGCGATTGCCGTTCAGCAGGTAGGTTCAAATTTAAATGTTGAGTTGTATATTGATGGTAAGCACGATGTAACACAAAAAACTGCCGCGGCCAGTATGGGGTCAATTGATTTTTATATGGGTGGAGCAATAGGCGGAGGAAACAATCAAACAACAGGAGATCTCTCAGCCTCTCTAGACGATTTTAGATATTGGGTTGGCCGGCGAAATGGTAGAGAGATAGGTAGATTTTTCGACCATAGAGTGTATGCAAGTGATATTAGAAATGAAGACCCTCAATCCCGATTAGGTTTGTACTACAAATTTAATGAAGGAGAAACAAAGAAATTATCAAAAGACTCAAAAGTTCTAGATTATTCAGGTAATAACATAATTGGAGAGATAAAAAAATATACTACCTCAACAAGGTTATACCAGTCTGCTATAGATTTAAGTGAAAATTCAACTAACACTGAGGTAGGTGACTTAATAATTTATGATGATAATGTTCAAGTTATGGCGCTAAGGCAGGAGTTGGCAAAAATAGGCCAAGAACATGATTTAAATAATCAAAATACATTAGCAAAATTTTTACCAAACTGGGCAACAGACCGACATGGTGATCAAAGTCTAAACTCTAGTGATGATTTTGCTATTTTAATGCACCTTTTAGCAACACAGTTTGATGAAATTAAACTAAAGATAGATTCCATCAGAAGAAACACTGGAATTTTAATGGAGAATTCAGAGCATGATATTCTCTCAGATACTATAAGATACCAAAGCTCTGGGTCTCAATTTGTAGACAACAATGTTTTAGGCTGCTCTACAGAAGATGAGTTGGACATAATATATCCTGGTAATAGAATAGATTTTCCAATGAAAAAGCTTGAAGACCTTGGGTTTGAGGTAACTGTTCAACCTATAGTTTCCGCAGCCTCAGTAGAGGAAGAGGTAGACCAAAAGACTTCCGATATTAGATTGTTGATGAGCCCTCAGCAGGTGTCAAATGTTATACTTGATAATGTATACTCCGCAGCTACACACTTTATAAGAAAAAAGGGAACTATTGAATCAGCTAATTTAACTTTAGCACCTTTTGGTATTGACAAAAATTTAGTTTCTACCAACATTTACTCTAACAATTCAAAGTTGTTTTTAGATAATTCTAAAAAGGAAATAGACACGCTAAAAGTAAAAAGCGTATTTTTTGGAGATAACCCCGATGCCACTTTGTTTTTAAAATCAAATGACAACAACAGCCGATCTTTTATCGAGGCAGACTCACAAGAGACCGAGTATACATTTGAGGGTACATTTATATTTCCAGAAAAATCAGCAGAATTATATACTGTATTAGATTCTTCGATTTTTGGATTGCATAGAGTGGCTGGTACCAATAATAACTTAAATATTGCTACGCCTGATAACGCAAGTTTACAAGTATCTGTAGTAAAAGATTCCAAAAACTCTAATGATGCAAAATTCGTTCTCTCATCTACATCCGGATTGTTTTCGGCTGTTGAAACCAGCGTAAAAAAGGATGTTTATGAGAGTACTTCTTGGAACTTGGCTCTTAAAATCAGTAAGGACGTAGATAACAAGTTTATAGAATTAGGGGACCCACCATTTAAGGTTGAATTAGTGGGGCACAATTATGTATTAGATTACTTAAAGGACTCTTTTCACATCTCTGCATCTATAACAAATGCACAATATAATGCTTTTAAGGGTTCTCATAAGACTGTCTTTATTGGGGCACATCGCACAGATATAACAGGGAGTGTCTTAAAGAAGACGGATATAAAGTTTGTTAATTTTAATGCCTGGAATGATTCCTTAGAAATAGAAGAATTGCAACAAAGGGCAATGTCACCATCATATTATGGGAGAATAAATCCAAGTTTTGGAAAAGATAATTTTTCAAACTACAACGGATCTTCAGCAGTAGAATCCCCAAATAAAATGTTTAAAAATAGAATTTTAAGCATTGAAAGTAATGATACGGTCGAAATATCAGCGACAAATACAGTAGATTTTATTGATTACTCTTCTGGGTCATACGAAAATAGGTTCTCTTATGGAAACCAGTTAGGATACAGTTATGATTTCTCTTCTGTTGGGTTTTCAAGTAAGACTGACAATGTTGTGCAAAGAGAGTTCTTGCCATACGTTAAAGATATACCACTGGGTAATATCTTATCGGATGATGGAGTTTCAGTAAAACAATCAGAGTTAGATAGATACCTTTTAAGTAATCAGATAGAAACCCCAATTATTTCTTTTGAGAAGAGCATGTACAGTGTGATAACAAAAGAAATAATTAACTTTTTGTCTGGCGTCAAGGCATTAAATAACTTAATAGGGGAACCGGCCGACAAGTATCGCCAAAGATATAAATCACTAGATCATATAAAAAGAGAGTTTTTTAGTTTTGTAGAAAATGATATTGAGTTCGAAAGATTTGTTAGATATTACAAGTGGATTAACAAAGCAATTGGAAAATTTTTGGAACAGATAGTTCCAGCCTCTTCTTTCACAAACGCCGGCATCGAAGATGTAATAGAAAGCCACATGCTAGAAAGGAACAAGTATGACCATAAGCTTCCAACACTAGAATATAAAGAACCAAAGTTAGTTGGCCAGCTTCTTGGCATAAATGAGCTTCTTTATGATTGGGAACATGGCCATGTTCCGTTGAACACAGTTCCATATAGGAGACCAGCAAAATCTTTGAAATTTGATCAATCTGGCTCACCCTTAAGTTATGTCTTGGTGCCTGATAATGATGTTTTTACCATGCTTAATGGTAGTGACAATGCTCCGTTTACTATGGCAGCCTGGATTAGGCCCTCCAACCAGGACTCAACGCGCGTAATTTTAAGTAAATTTCATCACGATACTGATGCTACAGCCAATGAATGGGAGTTTTTCCTCAACGGCCGTAGGTTATTTTTTACGTTTCAGCATGGACCCACTGGGAATCAATGGGCATTTAACAGTAGTGTCAACGTACTGTCGGATACTTTAAATACATGGCAACATGTGGCGGTTACTTTTGATAAAACAAGTGTTAAATTTTATGTAAATGGATCCTTAACTAACACGACAACAGGAACTAAAGATGCTGGATTTACAACGACAACAAACACACCAGCAGTTTTGTTAATAGGGCAAAAATTCACTGGATCGTCGATTGGTTTTCGAGGCCAAATGAGAGACGTAGTATATATAAAGCATGGCAACACAGAAAGCCCGTTCAATGACAGTCAGATAGCGGAACTTTACAATAATGGGCACTCCTGGGACTTGCAAGAACACAGCCGAGCGTCTGAGATAGATGCCTGGTGGCCATTAGGTGCGGAGGGCGACGTAGAAGATGAAACAATGAGAGACAACTCTGGTAATAACCATCATGGTACGCCTAGTTCTCCCACTTCCTTTGTTTTAGAGTCGGGCCTTTTGTATGAAACTCAGATTTTATCTGAGAAAAATAATTGTTTATGGTGGAAAGACCGGGCAATCCGAGGATCAGATAACACGCCGGTGCATTCGTCAGACTCAAATAGAGAAACATTAAGAGTCGAAACCAATAGGGTGGTCTCTGGTTCTACCTATGTATTAAGAAAATTAGTTAGACCATATAAATATAGTGTCGACCGCCAGCACTATCTAACAGTTGGCTCTAACCCATCAACAAATAAAATAAAGAATTTTTATAACATTGTAAATCACGGCCATGATATTGCTATATCTTCCAGTGGAACTCAGCAAACTCGTATATGTAGTGATGATATACAACCTAATAAAAAAACTAGATTTGCCTACAAAGCAGACACTTCTAAAACATCAGGATATATGGATGGAGACATAGATTTACTGATGCCATTTTCTTTGTATACTTCATCAGTTGATAATAATTTAAGCCTGTTTGCTAAAGGTATGGCACTAACAAACAATCACGATAAGTTTGGAGCACTCCAGGGGCCCTTTGTTTCAGAAATATTGGGAAGACACCCTCATCAAAATGTTAAGTTTGGCACCCCAAAGAATAATAGGCCTGAAGCTTACGATATGGAAGTCACAAATAATTTGATCAAAATCTCAAAGCCAACAAACTCTGCTATATCTTACGTGAGACTAGGTCCCGGCGGTGCACCATTTTATAATATTAAGAATGTTAAGAATGTAAAAAGTGACAATCATTTTGATAGGGCCATTGGCAACTATAGAGATGAGTACGAAATAGTACAAATTCATGGAAGATCTCAAAATAACAACTATTTGGTAGAAACTGAAGGAGCCCATTTTTCAAATGGTTTTCGAAAATCTAACTACATCGCAGATTTGATAGATCATCCTACTCCAAACTCTGGATCGTTTAAGAGAGACAGGAGATCCCATGTCATCACAAATAGATTCAGCGCAATTGGTACTGCAGACTCTGCCGGAGCTTACGGCAAAGATAGAACATCAGAAGAATTTTCTGTTTACAACACGGTGAACTATAGAAATTCCACTGTAAGAGATGTCTATAATTTACTTTCATCAGAAAAATCAAAAAAATTTGGATACAGACCAGTTACTAGTGTTTCCGCTTCGCCACACAAAACCTACAGAAATGCACACGACAAGACAAATAGCCAAGGGGCAAAGTACGACAACTTTTTTGTCCAACATCAGATTCCAAGAAACGACTTTGGGTATTCGTGGATCTCTGCATCTGCTTTTTGCAGTGTGGATGATTTTGTGAAAAGAAACGCGGGTAGAGGACACCAGCATACCTTTGGCATTTCCGGCAGCACCGCGACAGGATTTCTAGAGTCTTCCCAGACAATAAATTTTTTAACGGCTAGCGTTCTTGGTCTTCGCAAGCAAACTAATACCCCTCTATTATTTGGTCTAGAACTTGGGTACTTGGATACTCTAACAAGTGATGCGGTCTTTATTGACTTTGCGGGACTAAATAGCATAATTTTAGACCCAATAGATACGGAACAAAACACACTAGGGAACTCTTTTATCGAGGCCACTCGTGGAACAGGAACGAATGAGCTATACTTGGATATAAATTACGTCAACAGCACACTGTCAAGAGAAAGGCACCCTTTTAATTCTTTTGCACAAAGCTCCGTCAAAGATAGAGATGTATCGAGAGCCCTAGTTTTAAATGGAATTATCCTCAATAGACAGGGGCCTTACGGGTGGCCAACTTGGAAGCAGATAAGAGGAGATCAGCACCCAATAACAAGGGCCCATAGAAAAGATAATACCTTATCTATATCTTTTAGGAATTCAAGGGCTTTTCCATCGCCACATCCAGGGACAAATTTTGACTATCAAAATACAATAGTGGATAATGAAACAAAAGCCAGCCCAAGAAGTGTGAAGAATTATAAAGAAATTATGGTTACTTCGAAGTTTAAGCCATTATCTGTGAGCTTTCATCCAACTGATGATGAGACAATGATAGAGTTTTTAGATCCTAATGCAGAAGTTCCGTTGCATATTCCGCAGGTGGATTTACAAAAAATGTGGTTTAATGATCAACATTTTCACAACTATATAAAACAAGAAAATAGAAGAACTGGGGAATCAGAGTCGCCAAGCTTTAATTATAGAATTGCCTTGCAAAACACCATTACGTCTTTTGCGAATAGTAAGCTTGTAGAGGAGATAGATTACAAAGAGACTCCAATAACTCAAGCAGAAAACAACCAAAAACTGCTAAAGATACTCTCTAATAGTAATCCACTTTACATAAAAGAGATGAATTATATAGAGACTGTGTACCCTAGGGAGATTAACACATATACAAAAAATGCTAGAATAAGACAAAATTATGATTTTTTTGGCTGGAAGTCAAGAAAAGATATCATAGGTACAGATACAACACCTAGCTTGGCGGACTCACCAGATAGATCTGGTGAAAAATACCCATCATCTCATAGTAAGATCGGCCGCCAAAACTTTCCAAGAGATTTAATTCTATCTGGAAATATAAAATATTCAAATACCTTTTTGATTTCTAATTCACAATATGTCACTTTTAAGCCAGCCACCCCAAGAATAGAGGAGGTTGACTACAAAAAATGCTTTTTCAATAGCTACGATGTTATTGACATAAACTCAACAGGTTCAAGATCTAGTCTTGGTAATTGTGTTTATATAACAGCAAGCACTTGGGTACTAGACTCCAGAAAATCATTTGGACAGCCACCAATTAACATAAATAATTCATTCGCCGCGGGCGATTCCACTCTAAAAGGAGAGAATTTCTTAGAGGCATTTCGTTCAAGAGGCCTCGATCGAGCCGCCAACGCGAATCCATTCGCTTCGGCACCATCGCCTGATATCGGCCGCGCACCTACCGAATTGACGTTTTTGGTTGGGTACCCAGTACAAGGGATAAGAAGCGAAGGGTTATTGCAAAATGATTATAGTTTATGGCCACTAGGGTATAACGGCCTTAGGGGCATGCCGCCCTATTCACCAGTATATAATAGAAGAATACCACAGTTTGCTGATGGCTGGACTAATAGTAATGTCGTAGTTAACAGTAAATCAGGAGAATTTTTAGCAGGTGAGGCTCGCTGGTCTGCTGCAGATAATTTGGAAATAGGCCCGTTTTATGATACGTACGAAGAATTCGCAGAAGAAACCAGACTAGTTGGGCAAGACTATTCGCTAGTGCCAGAATTTACAATTAGTAAATTTATAGAAGATATATATAAGTCGGAAGATTACTTTGAGGCGGCCAAGAGGGATGACTTCTTACAATTAACGGGGGCGCTGTATCATAGTTCCTCAGGGGAAATATCAATAGGAAGTCAGTTCTTCAAAACATATTCAAATAGCGATTTCATGAAGTACTTCAAGCCAGTAAAAGAGCAGTTAAGTGAAACCAATCCCGATATGGATGCTGGAAGATTAACTTTGAGATGTCAAGCGGTGAAGAGATTATTACCTTATAGGGGTTTTTATCCCGCTGAGAGAACTGTTCAGATAAACGAAATATTTTCTAGGAACTATTTGGCAACAGGAACATATTCAGAAAGTTACCGTAAAAATACGGAGATCAACAAACAACAAGCTAGAGATCTTTTGAAGCTGAGAATTGAGAATACAAAAGCGCTTTCAATGCGTCCACTTTTCGCGCCTGGTATTTTATACAATTCAATAAAATCAGGAGTTGCAGTGGATTACCCTGTTATAAAAACAAGCTATGAAAGTCACCTAGAGAGTACTTTTGATGCAGCAAAGAAAGTTGCCCATGGTATTATAGGTGGTTTTGGTTTCATGGATACCGCCGGCGGAGAACTCGGCTACAGAGGCAGTGCTCTTAACAATACTAATGATACCGGTATTCCACGTTTGTATTTTTCTGACAACGAAGGACAAATAAACAGAGTAACATTTGATGATATGTTAAACCCAGAGCGTCTTTGGACTATGCCGATTCATGATTCTGAGCCACACCCAAGCGCCTCTTTACTTTATGGCTCAAGTCAGCACCTGAAAGTTTTGGAAAGGCCTGCTTCGTTTGGGTCTTTAAATGTAGAAAAAACACAAACAAGGACATCGATGGTTTTTGGTAATACCCGAGCTGGGTTCCAAAGGTCGATGATGCCATATAAGAGTGCAATCCAAAATTTTACTTCGGAAACAGTTAAGTTTTTCTTAAGAGATGAATCTCTAACAACAATTTTGTCAGAGCCAAAAGAACCATTCTTACAATCTGGCGTCAACTATAAAATGCGCGTTTACCTAGTAAACAATAGGACCACAATGTATGATAGGCATTCCGCATTTGGCCCACCAGTACACGAGGGGGACATTACTTATACCAGATATGAGTCTACTAAAGTCGGAGCTACCACCGGTTTACATACTAACATAAGACTTACTTTTAAAACTGGGTCGACTGACTTTATAAATTACCTAACGGGAACAGCGCAATTACCTGCTGTTCACTTAACAGATAAAGACAACAACACCTTTACTTTTAAGTTTTTTAATAAAGATACATTCAGTCCAGACCCAACTCACACTAGCAACGTTAGGTATGTTCAGATGAACACCGGTGTCGCCCAAAAGAACGCTCTTCGCTTCGTCGCAGCGGCTACTGGTTCATCTATGTCTGCAACTTTTACATCTTCCGCCGAACTTACACCACGTAATTTTGACGTGCACCATTCTGTTCAGATATCTTCATCTGGCGACCCTGCGGCCTTAACCAACGAAGCCATATCTTTCACTAACGGCGGTATAAGAGAAACTGTTTTTGCTTCAACTACAGATGTTAGCGCCAATAGAATATCTTCTAATGGGTCCTTGTCCTGGGCAGGTGGGTCTGGTACCGCAGGCACAGCTGAATTTGAAGTGACCGGCGGAGGAAGCGGAGAAAATGGTATTAAAGGCCTAGAGAATGATTTGGCCAGTGAAACGTTGGACGACGACGATTTACCCGAGCTTACAGTTGTTGATCCTGACGGTAGAACTATAAAAGTAAGACTTTATGCTAACAGCTCTACATCACTCTGTACTCATGGCGGCGGCCTCTGCCGCTCAGCCCCATCAAACATCAGCGGTGTAGGCAACATGGATGGAACCAGTGGAAATGCAATTGGAATCGCTTATGTTGATATTTTAGACACTGACGGTAATTTTTTGTCCAGCGGTGATTTAAGAGATGACATTGTGACTGCAATCAACTCTGTACATACACCCTCAGCAGCATCAGGCGGTACTGGTTATTTCGGATTAACCATAAGCGCCTCTTCGGTTGCAAAGGTAGGTTTTCAGTTTAAGGTGATAAGTGCCGAAGGATCAGCAGATATAATTGGACAGAACGGTATGGTTTCTGGAGGAAACTTTACTAGCGGACATCCACTTTCTGGTACCTCTGTCGGAACCGACAACATCGTTGGCGCCATTGGTGCCGACCCTTTTGATAATGCCACAACAGGGACTCAAACGTTAACAATAGATATTGCAACAAATGCAGCTACAAAAACTGTTCTTGATAGAGTTACATCTGAAAGCAACTTACCATCAATAGTGATTTCTGATGGCCGCGGCTCAAGCACTCCGGCCCATACATTTAAGTTTTACAGTTCTACTGGTATTTCGTCACCGTCTACAACGGATCCAAACACTAGTTTTGTTGCTGTTTCTGGTACCCCGGCCACGGATGCTGCTTCTTTTAGGACTGCCATTACCGATGTTGGAAGTGGGCTAAATGTAACAGCAGGAGGTTCAAGCTCACAGGTAATTGTAACTGATCAGGAAACGGGATCCGAGACCACGGTTACCACAAGTGATGGTGTTAATGATATTATAGTAGACCCTAGAACAACAATCTTGACATCTACACCTTCTTGGACAACGGGCATCGCCTCAGATACAACTTTTGCATCGGCTGTTGCTAAGTCTTCAACATTTACAAAGCAAGACTCTCATGGATTCTTGCCTTTCGTGCCACCGTTTTTGGATCCAAATACTAGGCCTTATGTTGAACTTAGTTTTACTCCAACTCAAAATAGAACTTATACTATTCCAGAAATAATAGATTCGATGACTGAAACTTACTATAATATTGATGCGCCAAGTAACGTCGATACTAAGTCTAATAATGTGCTGGTTAATAGGAACTATCATCATGCAATGTGCCTTTCCGCTAGTATAAATTTCAAGAAATATGTAAGGTTACAAGCTGATAACTATAGAGTGACCGATAATAGAGCCATAATACCAGATTCCAATACTGATAAAATTAGATGGCTAATCCAACCAAAGTGGGAAACTCCAGTTTTGGACTTTACCAAGGTAGCCGTTGACGCTCTAAGGGTTCCAACTGGGTCCACTGTAAATGCCGGCGCCGTCGATAAAGTGTATGGATCCCCGTGGAAGAGAAGGTACCAGACAGATTATTACTCAGACGGTGCCCAAAATAGAACGGATATAAACTACTTCACATCATCAACTGGTATGTGGCACCAAAGAGGCCAGATAATACCAGAAAACAGCGATAAAGGGTATCACTTGGTAGTTCAAGGTGGGATTCAAAACCTCAGCACCCGAGAGGGTGATTTGGCCCGAGAATGCGGCTTTGTTGATTCTAGTCGTTCGACCACCTCAGGTAAAGCTACTCAATCACCATTTGTATCAAAAAGAATTGGAGTTTTATCAAAAGATAAGATAATCTCTGAGGCTGTTGTCGCGATACCGTATTATTTAACAGATGACTGCAAGATGCGCTTGTTTCCTTTGGATGGTGAAATGGTAGAAGAGGCATCCGCATATAACCTTTTTGAAAAAAACAATTACGAAGCAATTGTTATGAACTCTGACAATGAGCAAGACGCTAATATGGCAAAAAAGAGATATGAGGCTTGGTTTGATTCGCCAAGTCAGTTCGCAGTTCACAATGTTGCATATCAGCTAAGGATGATGGAAAAGTACATTTTGCCAATTCAATTTGATTTTAGAAATAATGATGACATACCAGAGCATGTTCAATACATTTTTCAATTTAAATCAAGATTAACTGAACAAGATCTGGCGGACATCTGGCAAAACCTGTACCCAACTAGCAAAGAAGGAATAGCTGTTTCTGGACATTCTGCGGTATCAGAGGACAAGGAAATCTCAGACGTAGAATACATTTCTGGATTTTTAAATACAAAAGACATTCCAGTACTCAATAATAGAAAGTCGAATTATGCCAATCCAAGAGAGTTTTTGGATAACGAAGTAAGGTGGCTCGTTTTTAAGGCGAAGTATAGATCTGAAAAATATTATGACAACCTTGTTGGCAGTTCTGTGTCAAAGCTTTCATCAGAAATTTTGGAAGTCGACGGCCATCGCCCAGAACGAGGTGTAATGAAAGTAAACGAAGAAAGAAAATTTTTAACACAATTTGGATACAACTGGCCTTATGATTACTTTTCCTTGGTAGAGCTAATTAAATTAGATAGCAAAGTGGATTTTTATTCTAATATTAACAGGGCGAAAATATTGAATCTTGGAAGCCTAAATCCTCAAGGTATCGCAAACCTTGGTGGTCTCACCCAGCCGGAGGAACTAGTTCCAGTTCTCACCACCGGTGTGGACGCCCCAGGATCTCAAATAACTTCTGAACTTATAGCAGATAGTTCAGTGTTTGGAGAATTGGTGAAAGACCAAGGAGTCACAGGTGGCACAACATTTAATGCAACAAACGCCCAAGTGAGAGCTGGAACAGAGCAAGTCTTTGTAAATGGAGTCCAGCAAACTCTCGGCGCAGGTAAAGATTACACTATAAGTGGAAATAAGATAGTTTTTAACTATACTGTAAAAGATACAGATGTTGTCCGTATAAGCTATTTAAAGCAGGAGTAAAAAAATATGACTTTTTTTAATAAAAAAGAAGACGTTATTGACATCAAACTAACACAGTTTGGTAAAGATTTATTAGCTAGAGGGTATTTTAAGCCTGTTTTTTATAGATTTTTTGATGATGATATATTGTATAACAAAGAATATGTAGGAGAAGATGAAGATCAAAACGACGTTGAAAAAAGAATTTTAGAACAAACAGTAAAATTAAAAACACAGCATCTAACATATCCAGTTCATGCAAAATATAAACTAGAAACTGAAAAAATTTATTCTGGAGAGTCAGAAGTCTTTAAAAGAATTGTAAAGAATGCAGACCCTTCAATGCAGGAAAGAATTCTGTTATATCCTTTACACGAGTATGATGTACAGTCTGAATCTGCCCCGGCATTCAATGTACGGTCGTTCGGTACGCCGTTTAAAGAGGGGGTAACCTTCTTGCATCTTACCGGCGCAGGGATTACTAAAAAAATACCACAGATAAATGTGAACCCAGAATATAAAATAAGAAAAGATGAAAGGCTGAAGGGCACCAAAACTCTAGTAGACGAACAATCTTTTATTGATTTGATGTCAAAAGAAATAACTTTTTCGGATAATACTAAAATCATAGTTGAATCCGATGATTTTATTATAGACATGGAAGAAGTAAATTCTTTTTTTGGGTTAGATAATTTTGAATTAGAAATATTTGAAGTCCTGGAAACCGACGGAAAAGATGACACTTTGGTTAAACTGACATCAAAAGAAGAAATAGATAAATATTTTGAAATTAAAACTGACGAAGACGTTGAAGAAGTGGAAGTTAAAACAGCAAGGCAAAGAAATTATTACAAGAGAGGTGAAGTCTAATGAGTGTAGTAAGGTCAGTTTCAGGCCTTCCGGTCTTGGCGACCCAAAGGATATCCTTGGAGCCCTCACGCCAGGCTGTGCCTGATCCGCCAAAGGAGCCACCATGGTGGATGCAAGACTATGGTCATAGCCCAACGCGCCCATTCACAATTGTCTCTCCTTATGCGGCGAGCCAAGAACAAGTAGAAGGCAGAAATAGTAATACAGATTTTATGGATCTTATAGAAGAGGATATTCTCGGCAGCACTGTACAAGGCAACGACTTTAAAGGTAAAGTAAAAATAAACTTTCTTGTGAAAATGCCAAATGAGTACGATCAGAATTTTTCAACTTCTTATTTACAAAGAATTTCTGAAAATACAACTTTCACTTTTATTGTGTTCAAGGAGCAGGAAAGAGCTGAGGTTGAGTCCTTAATCCACCGCGCGGCACAGAATAATTCCCCTCTTGTAAATGTAGATAATTATCATTCTAGTGAAATGACTTTAGAAGAAGTCATGAGAAAAAACACAATAGGACAAGAACTGGCAACAAACACCACAACCAGATCTTTAAATCATTATCATTCGGAAATTATTATTGATTATGATGACACTAATATAGAAACTTTAAGTTTAATGGGCATCGTGACATATAGAGAAAGGAATGTGCAAAAAACAGGAAACTACACTTACGATAGTTTATTGATTCAAAATCAAGCTGGTAATTTATCTATTCCACTTTTTACAAGCATTTTTTATATTAGTGATCCATCATCCCCCGCTGACGAGTCTAAACCCTATTACGGTCCTGTACACTACCATGGGGAAGAGAACCCTGCTGACGACGGTTATATTGGCTGGATGGCAGGCCATAACCAGCCTGGTGCTATGGGTCCAAAACTAAACCCGAGAACAATAAGGAATTACAAAGTAGTCTCTGCAATACATTCTTTGTTACCAAATCAGGATGTGTTTTCTATATCCTCAATGTCAGGAATAAATGAAAATTCTACTGGAAATCGCTTGGAAAGATTTTTGAATTATTTTATAGATATGGATTCTATGAACAATAGGAGCTACGAAATAGCAGAGAAAGCAAATGCTTCCATAATAGCCGAATCCCGCGCGTCAAACGCCACCTTTATAACTAAAAATACTGAATTAACAACCAGTATTCAAGTTGATCGTGGCAACTTATCTAACAGCTGCTACAGGAGCGTATTGGGGATTGATTTTTTAAATATATTAAAATATAATTCTTCATATGGTGATTTGATATGTTTTCAAGAAGAAAGAAATAATTTAGAGTTTTTAAATGCGTGTATTTATCACAGCGAAATTGTAAATATGAGAATAAAAAGAAGAAGAATAGTAGAAGACCCTCACCACTTCAATGATGCTGACACAAAAATTTACACTAAATTTGATAAAAATACGGTAGATTTAACAATAGCACAGGGAGCAGACCGCAAATCAAGAAACTATCTACTTTCAACGCTAGGAAATAGGCTAAGTAGTAGGTTCCTGGGGGGACGAAGTGCAAGAGCCTCAATTAAAGAAATTGAGTTGCTAGACATCGGAATAGAAAGAGGTGTGGACCTTACTCTTAATCCAGGTTCACCGTATTCCAGGCACTTTGTGTTAAGAGATTATGATCTTTTCCACAATGTAAGCACGGGTTTATATACATATATTGTGGAAGTTTCTTTAAAAGATGGAATTTCTACGGCAATCGCAAATATCTACAACAGATTGCAGACGTCCATCAGCAACCTAGATGACTATATTACTCTTTCACAGGAATATATTGTGTATGGTACAAGCGGAGAGATAATAGAAGGCAATTATGATCCTGATAGCAAAATCGTATCGGAAGAGTTTAAAAATAATCAAGTTGTAATAGAGAATGTTAACACCGCGATTAACGCGCTTTCAGAATCAATTTCTTTGTTCAGTGGCAGAAAATTTACAGATAATCAGATTTTTGAATTAAGAAATTACTTGCACCCTTCTGCTTATAGCCCCGAAACCGTTGAATATTTTCGCAACTTACTGCAAAAAGTCAGCTCCTGTATCATGAATATATTAAAAGGAGGAGGCAACTCTCAGCAAGATGTTCAGCAACCATTCCACTCTGATAGGTCTAGTGTTAAATACACAAGTAGTGTAAATAGTGGATTGATAAAAGCGACATCGAAAACAAAAATTGTCACCAGCTCTTTTACGCCAACGACAGTTCTAAGTGACTACAGCCTTTTGGAAGCCTCCCTTTCGGATACGCTTAATATTCCCAGTAGCCAAACTCAGTTGAGTGCTCCCTCTACAGCAAGGCGTGATTCAATGTTTCCAACAATTCAGAATTTTACAGATCATCTCTCTAGGCAAAGTGATAAAAACACAATTGAATCTGGGGGTGTGAAGCCTGAGTTTTTCTATACGGTTGACCCAAATTCTTTCAAAGTTTTATCTGAGTCATCTAGTGGGGTTACTACGAGCCCTTCTGACCCACAGCCACCCTCTACGGACTTTGTAGGTTTTGGGCCTACAGATATTATTATAGACACAAACATAGTCTTACCTCAAATTCAACAACCAATGATTCCTATGGGCCCCAATACTACGGGAGCTACACTACAGGGATTAACACAACTTGCGGATAATAGAGCTAATGTCTCAGACATAATACAGGCAATCTCTACTGGAGGTATTAATATGATTTTGGGTAAGCAAGAATATGATAGTTATTCCGCTAGTAAAAAAAGTGTTGCAGATATGGAAATTTCTTTTTACAAGAATTCTGATCCCACTAATGAAGGTACCACCAATAAGGGGGGTATTTATGCACCATATCAATTATTTGCACAATTAGGAATGGGCTTTAATATCGGCTCTGGAGTTGTGTCAAACAATTTTGTAACCGATGCAATTTTAGACTTTCTTGGGCCAAATATTTCTGAATCTTTGGTTAAATCATTGTGTGACTCAATCAAAGAAAGCGATGAGAAAGAGGAATACGCTTCTTCTGTTTTGGAAGGAGTTAGACAACTAGCGACTTTAAGAAATGATTTTTCGGATGTTTTTCAAATGATGGCGAATATGGCTTCTTATAACAATAGCCTTGTAACTAATGTTCCCCAAGCTAGTTCAGAAGAGTTATACATAGAAGACAATAGAGAATTTTTCATCAGAGACCCGAAGCCTTCGGATCCGTTTGATGAAGAGATAGCATCTCCTTTTATACACTCGACGGTATCAGAAGGAATAAAAATCAATTTAAATAATTTCAATGTAGACAATAGGATATCTACAGAATCAGAAAAGAAGTTTGTATTAGTTAGGCTAGCAAGAGATACTTCAGAGGCCAATGTTATGCCTGTGAATGATAGTATATTATTAGAGGTTTAAGGATGGCGATTAATAACGAAGATCCATGTAAAGATATTAGGCCACCGAGTGTTGACTCGACTGGTGATGAAGGTGGTGGCCAAGAAGTTCCTCCCCCGATGGAACAGGATGTACAGGATGAAACTCTAGGACTATTTCCCAGTTTTGAAATACAGGGAGAGGTTAAAGCAGTAGATAGATCTGTTCATATGATAGATCAGCATCTGTACTATCTCCCGGGATACCCAGATGAACTAAGAGCCCCAGACGGCGCGTATAACCAGTTCATGAGGTTGAACACAAAGTCGACTAGCAGCATAGATAATACTGTGGACCCCTTCAGGTATACTGTGGGTAAAGTATACAATTCATTACACTCAGAAATCAGTGGAAGAATACAGCTACGAAATCAAAGCTATACTCCAAATCAAGTGGGCTTACGACTCCGGACTGCCCCGGTGACGCAAGCTAGGCAGCATCGCGTCCTAGGGCGAATCCCGTCGGATCCAAATATAGGGCTACCTTTTTCTGTTGAGCATTTTAATGTTTATAATTCACAACTTAATGGCGATCCAAACTCGGAATATAAAAGTCTTACTATTTTTGATGTGCGTTTTTCGATTGACAATTGGCGCCGCGTTATTGAGTATGATTATTATAGGAGGGGATATGACATTGAAACAAACCCGCTGCCTCCGCTTATAGAACAATACAATAGTTATATCATGGGGAAAGATTACGCCGGCGCCGGGCGAGTAGGGATTCCCTTATTTCCTCTTAGAAATCCGGAGCAGGGTGATTTTGTACCAAACCGCTTTTTAGATCACACTTTTGAAGCCCCATCGGCATATTATCGAAAAGAGGTCGAAAACAGTAATCTTCCAATCCAAGATAGTGTATTAATAGAGTCGGTAGTGAATTTCGCGCCTGACCCTAATTGGGATGAAGAAGAGAGAGATATAGAACTAGAAGAGTTGGCCGCTTCCGGTGAAGTGTTAGAGATTATGGACCCTGATGAAGAAGACCTGACAGGACTACCCCAATTAATGCCAGACGACGAGGTTCCACAAGAACATCGAATTATGAGTATATATAAGAAATTTAATATTGATTACAACAATGGCCAAAATCCGGTAATAGAAAACATGAGTCAAAGATTTCAGATCTTTCCATCAGACTCCATTCAAAGGATGTTGCACGTTAATTCAGAAGCCACTAATGTCGCAAGACAAACAAGTTTTTATGATGAGGCCTCTGAATTGCTGAATTCACATGCAAAGATATCTTTTAGCATGCATCATAATACTAGTCAAGATAGTATAGTAAGTATGATGTCAAGAACAGAATTCGACCCAGATAGCGAAGAGTCCCACGATGCTGTGGATGCTTATATTTTTAACCTTATGGTTGCGAAGTACCCTAGCGATGGGACATTTTTCACACAAATCATAGACCAGACATTAACATTTTTTGACCCGGTTGATAGAGAGGCCCAGGGTCAAGTCGATTATTTTGGCTTAAATGATAAAGTAAAGAGAGACTACAGACCACAAAGCTTACTGGATTTGCCTTCAATAATGAACAGATATTATACACCCGGAGGCTCTGAGGCCAGGAATATAAAAGAAGAAAATTTTCCACTGGGAATTCATCAACACACAGCGCTAGGGGAAATGAGTCTTAAATTTGATCATTTAAAAGCCGACATACTCTCTGAACATGGATTTTCAAGAAGCTACAGAGATATATTAACAGGAAGGAAAGCACATTCAGAGGTAATCGGATACAGAATAGAAAAAGTAGACACTTTTTCAAATCGAGTGTTGCAAGATTTTTATATATTTAATGATCCGGATATTGTTGAGTTTGATTTTTTGGATACACAAGTAGTGTATTCAAAGCAGTATACCTATAAAATATATACAATTAATTTAGTTATAGGAAATCAATATAGATATGAGATCTCAGACGACGCCGACGGCATCAGCGCGCCCCTAAACAGTGATATGGGAACCGATATAGAGCTGGGGCAATACCAAAGAAACACAAGAGGCCGAATTAACGATTCTAGATTTATACCTGAGTCGGGACTCCGTATTATAGGGGGTGGTTCTTCAGGTTTTCAGGCTAGACTAGAAGTCAAAGCAAGGTCCAAGCCGATGATATCTATAATAGAGGCGCCGTATTTTCAGCAAACTATAACAATAGGAGATTTACCTCCATTGTATCCAGAAGTCAGGTATCAGCCATACGCCGGCGAAGATACTTTAGTAGAATTCGTATTTAGTCCTAGGGCGGGTAGTTTAGTGGAAGAGCCAATAGCGATTCTTCCTACTGATAGAGAAATCTTAAATAAGATGACAACATCTCAAGTCCCAGATAACGAAGGAAAAATAAAGTACTCATTTGATTCAAATGTAAGAAGGTACGAAATCTTACTACTTGAAGAGCCACCGGTAAGCTATTTAAGTTTTGCAAACAGTCGTTTAATAAAAGTTTCGGGCAGGGCTCCATCTAAGAATTTAAGAGTTGTGCCAAACAAAGATTATTATGTGTGTTTTAGGTCCGTCGACGACGCTGGTTTTTCAAACCCTAGTCCAGTTTATAGATATAATTTGCAAAGTTATGGAAATGGAATAGAGCATATATTTGAAATTTTTGATTTTGTTGAACAAAACAGCTATAGAATGACGAGACAAGAAATGACACTAGAAAGTACTGTCAGTGTAAAACCGTCAGTAATGCAAAGAACGGTCAATTTTTCAGGAATAATTGACGAAGGTCAGACGGAAATGCAACTTGAAAATTTTACTACCGCACCCTCTGTAGAAGAATTGACTTTGGGAAATGTAAACCCAGAAGATTCTATTTGGAATAGAAAATTTAAATTTAGATTTATCTCAAGAACAACAGGAAAAACAATAGATTTTAATATTAAATTTAAACAGTTTAGAAAAGTAGGTGAACTTTATAACCAGATTGTACGTTATGCCGTCAACATCCCCGGGCTGGGTGCAGGTGTTGATATCGCCTCTGTAGCTCAATCTCTAACAAATCGCACACAGTCCTACCAGGAAAGGATTGCATCAAATCGTGCTGATTCTAATAACAGAACGAGAGGGATTGCCACGCGGGAAGAAAATATTGAAACTATAACGAGATTTGAGAATTTCACCCCACTTGACATAAACAATGATTCAGGAGATTATTAAAACAATAAATAATAAGATTTATTGTCTATAAAATACTATTTATTATTAGTTTTAGTTTGAAAGGAGTTTTATAATGGCTTTTATTGATAATTCAGGTGATATTATACTAGACGCAGTGTTGACGGACTTGGGACGGCAAAGACTAGCGGAGGGAAGGTTTCAGATAAGTAAATTCGCCTTAGGCGACGAGGAGATAAATTATGCTCTCTATGACCCCACCGATTCCAGAGGCTCTTCTCACTATGATCTTAAGATACTTCAAACACCAATTTTAGAAGCTTTTACTAGTGACCAGTCTTTGATGAAATCAAAGTTGATAACTTTATCAAGAGATAATATATTATACATGCCAATATTAAAGGTTAACAACAAAGCAAATAGCCCACAAGTAAGGCCACACCCTGATTTAGATGGCGGATTTTATTTGCTAGCAGACAAAACCACGGCAGAGAAAAATGACACCAGAGTAGGAACACATAAGCATGGTATCTTGCATGGAGTCCCTGGCCATTTTGCTGAAACAACAACACACATTGATATCGATCAAGGAATAGATTCTACAGACAATGGCTTGAATATAGCAGTTATGCTTGATTCAAGCTTAAAGGAAACCTCCTTTATGGTGAAGGTCGACGAAAGGCTACTAACATTGGATGCCTTTATGGAGACAGGTAGGTCTGAATCACTTATTCCAAGATTTGTAGATGATGACGGTATAGCCACTTATTATGTAACAATGGGTGGCGCCGCTGGAGACAGCGCTATTTTGACAGATAGAGATAGCAGATTTACATATAGAACAAGAAACGATATTGACACCGGTAAGACCCAAGCAGAGCTTGATATCATAGGCAACAAGGAGATGTTTGGAGGCCCATTAGGAAATGTTTTAAGAATAGCTCCAAGAGCCTCACAGAGAATTCAGCAGGCATCAACCTTGTTTGATGTTCTGGGAACAACTGTTTCGGGAGGAACACCATTTGTTCTCACAAACAATACATCTGACAATATGACCAGCTACAAATTCATTGACACTACAATGAATGTCACCGGGGTAACAACTGGGTACTCAATAGACGTTCATATTAGAATAATAAAAGGTACTTTTTAGTTTATTTAGGAGATAAGAATGGCAATTTCATTTAAGACACTTACACAGGATGACAAAACGACATCACGGACACTTTTGCATGAGGCTATACCAATAACCGGAACGCTTTTATCTGGTACTTACTCGTCCTCGCGCCCATATAGAGAGACGAATATTAAAACTTACTCTCATGGTATGTTTCAATCAGTATATGATTACCCTTTTGCTTCATCATCGGCAAATCATATTTTTGATATAACTGCTGGTTTTAGCACAGCATCATCTGCGCACGGATCTTTGTCTTCTTCTGCAACAGCAACAGCAGATGCATCACAGCAGTCCAAGAAGGTAAACATTTATAATCAAATGGCGCAAGTTCTTGTGGGCTATGATTCAAATGGCAAGGTTCGGCGTTTTGATCAAGATGGAGACCTGTCATCTGGAGCAAAGCATGAAAACGTAGTGTTTCTAAATTTTGCTAGATTGCTTGTGAAAGACGAAATAAAGAAGGGTTCTTTTTCCATGGTGTTGGGCAACCAAAGTTGGCTTACTCCTTTTAAAGCAGGAAGTTCTCCTCATGCTGGCGTAACAATCACAGATGCTGATGCTGCAAACTCTTATAAGGTTAATTCCCCAGCTGGAGAATATGGCGTACTTAAGCAGGGAACGGTTAAGGTCGGGCTAATATATTATCAAGCTGGCATAGTGGTATTAAATCTTTCCGCGTCACTTGGCGCAGCACAAATGATGCAGCATAATGCATCTCAGTCTGCAGATCTAGTGTTTACGAAGGAATCAATAGATACTCTTGCAGACGGCCTTAGAAGAAGAATTAAGAGCATATCATTTAACAACACTACAGAACTAAACTCTTCTATATTCTTTTGCCGAGCAAACCATAAAGAATTTAATTATAGCTCAAACCCAACATACCTTGATGGTAGTAAAATTAGGGTGAAAAAGACTGGAGACTTAACAAACGAGAGAGAGAGTTTGCCGCTTTCTTATATTACTACTGTTGGCCTATATTCACCAAAGAATGAACTTCTGGCAGTCGCAAAACTTTCAGAGCCCCTTAGGAAAGACCCTACTAACGAGCTTACCTTGAGGGTTAGATTGGATTACTAAAAATGAGCTTCAAAAGGTTTAAAGCTCAAGATGTGATCAACAATGTCATAGTCGCAAAGCCAGAGATAAATTTTATCGTCCATTCAGGAAGCGTCTTTTATAAAAGAGAGAGGCTTATCTCTGGGTCCTTTAGCTCTGAAAAACCTTTAGTCAATCATATAGATAATGGTCACCTTAGTCTGCTTGGTTTAAATGTTGATAGGCCACAAGAATCACTAATATATTCTTTTATAGAAAAGGATAGTACCCGATTCGCGCATAAAACAGTAAGCACAAGCAACTTTGATGATAGGAATCAATTTAGATACGGGGAAGTTTTAAAGCAGAACTATCCACTCAGCGCGTCTTTAAGCAGAATTATCATTCCTGAAGGTCAAGAATTTGACACTAATGTGGGAACTGATTCCGAACAGCTAGCACACAATAACAAAAAATACATTAGAGCCTTAAGAAACCCAATCAATATGGATATCAGAATCGGCCCCAACAATGAATATGGTGCTCTGGGCACAAAGGCAGTAAATCTTATTTGCATTCCAGGAATCTTTTATGGGTCATCAGTTGATAGAGGTTCGATAGAATTAAATTACTATCTCACTGGTACATTAGTAGCTACAGCTAAGGATTTGTATTCTGATGGTAGGTTAATACAAACAAAGGGTCCAACGACAGGACAGCAGGTTGGAATAGCTATATACAACCAAGGTATTCTAGTATTAACAGGCTCTGAGTCTTTGCACTCTAATCATGTTGGAAAATTTCTATCACCAGCTTCAAACTCTTCTCCAAGTTGGTTAAACTTTGGAACGGGCATCCCTCAGGTGGGAACCTATACAGCTCATGGTACCGAGCCAAGTTCTTCTTATTCAGTTCAATGTAAAGGTATAAATAAGATACCAACAATTACTATGTTTGCATATGCAAAAGAGGGTGAGTTTAATTTTTCTCATAATCCGACATTTTTAAGCATGTCTTCCGGGGATGATTATACGCAAAACCAGTCTTTTTACATTGAAACTAAAAAGAAAATTAGAAAGATAAACAAATCTGATTATACAAATTATCACGAACCATTTGAAAACCACACCTACATCTCTAAGGTAGGAATTTACGACGAAAACAAAAATTTGATAGCCATCGCTAGTTTAGCTAATCCAATTAAAAAAACCGAAAAAAGAGAATTCATGATAAAAATGAAACTGGATTTTTAAATGGACCATAAGATTAAAAAGATGAAGTTTCTGGCGATAAAGTTATCAGCCTTAAAATCAGAACTAAAAATATCCAGAGACATTTTAGAAACAGCCTCAAGGGAGGTTAACGAGATGTATCAAGATAAATTCTTTCCGGAAGTTTCAACACCGGTTGAAAGTAGTGATAACAAAGACCTAGACAACAAAGAGCCGGAGCAAGAGCAGCAAGAGCCCAAACCAAACCAACAAAAACAGGAAGAACAAAGTAAACAGGCTGAGGAAAGCCAAGAAATATCTGAAACGAAAAATAAAAATGCAGACCCAGAAGTAAAGAAGCTTTGGCGAAAAATCTCTTTTAAAATACACCCTGACAAATTAATTGGACTTGAAGATGGGTTTGAAAAGGAAAAGAAAACTAATTTATACGCCAAAGCTCGCGCGGCGTATGAAGACAACGATATAATTATTTTATCTGACGTGGCTTTAGAAATAGGCATTGAGATTCCAGAAATTTCTGAAGAAAGACTAAAAAAAGCAGAAAAAGAAATTTCTAATATAAAAAAAGAACTAAATCATATAGAATCTACATTTGTGTGGAATTGGTTTTTCACAGAAAATAGAAAAAAGAAAGATGCAATCTTAGAAAGGTTGTTTAAATTAATGTATGAAGCAAACAACAAAGACAATCTTGGGTCTTGATATATCAACCTCTATCACAGGGGCAACAGTAATCCAAGATGGTAATATAATTGAAAGCATCTACTGGGACACTAGAAATAAAAGAAAATTTCCTTCCTTATATGAAAAGGCAGATTTACTTCAAAAAGATCTCTGGACTATAAAAACTAAGTATGATATAACAGATATATATGTAGAGCAGTCGCTGCAATCATTTAGAAGTGGTTTCTCTTCTGCAAAGACACTTTCGACTCTTGCTCGTTTCAATGGCATAGTATCATGGAACTGTTATAAAGCTTTTGATATTAAGCCTGAAATGATAGCTGCCTCTTCAGCTCGCAAGCTTGCAGGTGTCGAAATAAAAAGAGGCGAAAATGCAAAACAAAAAGTTCTTCAGTTTATTCTTGACAAATATCCGCAGATTACGATAGAATATACAAAACACGGAAATCCAAAGCCTGGAATGCTGGATATGTGTGATAGTATAATTATAGCGCTAGCGGGTGATAAAATTGTCAGAGAAACTCAAACTACTTAAAAACGCTTTCGGCCGATGCTGGTCGAATGGCCACGAACATTTATTTACTTGTCCGAAGTGCAACCACCATAAGCGTAAGTTATCCGTAAACATTGACAAAGATGTATTTAAATGTTGGATTTGTGATTATTCTGGAACAAAGATCTCTCCACTTATCCGTAAGTTTGCTCCGTCTTATTACGCTGATTGGCGTACTATGTCAGGAGAAGTGGATCTTTCAAAATATGATACTATTTTCGCTGAACAAATATCAGAGCCACCACAAATTATCGACCTACCAGAAAACTTTCAAACTCTCACCGGCAAAAAGACCAACCTTAAAAGGAGGGCGTTAAACTACCTTTATTCTCGTGGTTTTACTGATAAAGATATCTTAATGTGGAAGATAGGCTTCTGTGACTACGGCGAGTATCAAGACAGGATTATTGTTCCAAGTTTTGATAGTTTTGGTAACGTCAACTTTTTTATAGCAAGATCGTACACAGATGATTGGATGAAGTACAAGAACCCCAAAGTAAGCAAGGATATAATTTTTAATGATTTAAATGTTGACTGGGACGAAGACATAATTTTGACTGAGGGTGTGTTTGATGCGATGAAGTGTAATAACGCAATACCATTGCTTGGTTCGACCCTGAGAGAGAACTCAAGATTATTTCAAAAAATATGTGAACGCAAACCAGATGTGTACCTGGCCCTAGACGAAGATGCTAAAGGAAAAGAATTCGGAATAGCAAAGAAGTTAAGAGAATACGGCATAAAGGTTATGTCTATTAATGTCAGCGGCTATTCAGATATCGGAGAGATGCCACAAGAAGTGGTAGAACAAAGAAAACAAAATGCGGACATTGTTTCCGATTTAGACTATTTACATTATAAACTTGACTTTTAGGGAGACCAAAATGGAAATCACAAAAAGAAGACTAAAAGAAATCATCGCAGAAGAGATGAATCATTTAGCAGAAACAGGTGACCTCAATATGATCACCGAAGCAGAAAAGAAGGCATTCGCTATCATTCTTGAAAAACTTACACCAAAGCAACTGGAAGAGATGGGTCTTAAGAGGGTTTAATGGTGAAAAAGTCTAGAATAGTTAAGATTATAAAAGAAGAGATCAACAAACTCCTCAAAGAGCAAAGTGGATTTGACGATGCCTTTGCTGAGCTTGATGATGAGATGGAAAAATATGCCCAACCGCGGCCCGCGCGTGCCCGAAAAGCCCCGCCCGCGCCCAAACCCACCGCCAAGAAGCCAGTTGATAAGAAACCAGCGCCAAAAAGCACCAAAGATCCATTCTCGGATTTGGACGCACCCATGGATTCAGCTTTCGATGAAATGGACCGCGCCCAACAGGTTTTAAAAATCATATCTCCTAAGACCCCTCGCTCTTCGATTCAAATGACTGGCAAAGGGCAAAATATGAAGCTAAATGGGGTCCAGGTGCCACCAAAATACATACCTTACATTTTAAAGGGCGGCTCACTTCCAAAATAATTCTTGACACCTTTTAAAACTGCTGTTATAATAATCCTACAATAACAATTATCGGAGGATAAATGAGATTTGCTCATATTGCGGACACCCATATCCGCAACTTAAAATACCATTTTGAGTACAGAGAAGTATTCAAGCAATTATATAAATCATTAAAAGAAGAAAAAGTAGATTATATCGTCCACTGCGGCGACATCGCACATACCAAGACACAAATCTCTCCAGAGTTTGTGGATATGTGCCGAGAGTTCTTTGAGAACTTGGCTGCCATTGCACCAACCTATATCATCTTAGGTAATCACGATGGCAATCTTAGAAACGACAGCAGGCAAGATGCAATTAGTCCAATTGTAAAAGCAATCAATAACCCTAACCTGATTCTACTCCGCAACGCAGGAGAAACAAAAATCAACTCAGAGTTTTGTTTGAATGTTCTTTCTGTATTTGATGAGGATAACTGGGTATCACCTACTGATCCCAATGCAGTTAACATTGCCCTTTATCATGGTGCAATAGACAAATCGAAGACAGACAGCAACTGGACACTAGGTGGAGATCATAGTATTGAGATATTTGATGATTTTGATTTTGCCTTTCTTGGAGACATCCATAAAACTCAACAGCTTGATTCTGCTGGGCGCATTTGGTACGCCGGCTCAACAGTTCAACAAAACTTTGGAGAGTCCCTAGACAAGGGTTATCTGCTTTGGGACATTGAAGATAAAAATACATTTACCAACACCTTGATTACATTCGAAAACCCAAAACCTTTTATAACTGTCAAATTAACACAAAAAGGTAATTTGCCAAGAACTCCTATTCCAGAGGGAGCAAGAGTTAGAGTTGTATCAGAGTCGAATGTTTCGCTTGACAAAGTTAGAAAAGCTATCGAGGCTGTAAAATATAAGCACAACCCAGAGACAGTTACCTACTTGAATAGGGCAGCAAACCAAAAAATAAATGTTGCCGCACCCGAAGGTTTAAAGAAGCAAGATCTTAGAGACTTAAAGACCCAAGAAGAGTTGATGGCAGAGTATTTGAATGAGTTCGAAGTAACAGATGAGGTCCTTGAGAAAGTTTATGACTTAAACAAAATCTACAATAAGCAAGTAGAAGAGAACGAAGAGGTTTTTAGAAACATTAATTGGTCCCTGCAGAAATTAGAGTGGAACAATCTTTTCAACTACGGTGAAGGCAATTCAATTGATTTTACTAAGCTTGAGGGAATTGTAGGAATATTTGGTAAAAATTATTCTGGAAAGTCCTCCATAGTTGATACGCTACTGTATACAATGTACAACTCCACTTCCAAATCTATTAGGAAAAATTTAAACATTATAAACCAAAATAAAGATTATTGTAATGGGGTTGCTACAATAAAGGTAGATGATCAACAGTATGTTATAGAAAGAAATTCAAAAAAATATACGAAACGATTAAAAGGAGTGGAAACACAAGAGGCAAGCACCGATTTAGAATTCTATAAACAAGACATGATCGGAAATCACACAGGTTTAAATGGCACCTCTCGACAAGATACGGACTCAAATGTCAGAAAAAGGTTTGGAACAATACAAGATTTCTTATTAACTTCTATGGCTTCACAGTTAGACTCTCTATCTTTCATCAATGAGGGTTCTACCAAAAGGAAGGAATATTTGGCTAAATTTTTAGATTTAGAAATTTTTGATAAAAAATTTAAAATGGCGAAAGAAGATTCCGCGGCAACAAAGCTTGCTCTAAAAAAACTGGAAGGGGTAGACTTTGAAGAACAAATAGAAGCTATTAAAAGAGAAATCACTAGAAGCGAACTCTCGATTGAGTCTAACAAGGCTTTGTGTAGGACCATGAGAGAAGACCTGGGAGGATTAAATATTAGTCTCGCAGAACTATCGTCAAAAATAGATGCAGTACCCGCAGAAATAATCGACCCTGCTTTGACATTGCAAGAGATTGCCAGAAAAGAGAGGTTGATATTAAAGACCACAGCTAATAAGACCACTGCCTTGAAACTACTTGAGGAGGATCAACAAAAGTTTGAGAAAATTTGTGATTTCTTGGAAACATTTAATGTCGACTCTTATAGAGAAAAGAAGAAGTTGATTGAAGAAAAGAAAGAAAAGTTGTCAGACTTGATATCTGAGATGAAAAAACACTCAGAAGAAAAGCTGAGGAATGTGAGAAAGCAGGATTTACTAACAGAGGTTCCTTGTGGAAGTCAGTTTCCATCTTGCAAATTTATCAAGGATGCTCATAGTGCAGGAGAATTAATTCAAATTGCAGAATCGAGAATGTCAGAAGTGGCAATAAACATAAATACCATTGGAGCAGAGATTCAAAAGGAAGATCCATTTCAGGTTGAGAGTCATCTAAATAAGTACGACCTTTTGATTGAAAAAAAGACAGAACTTGCAACTGCTATTGCATCTGCAAAAATAACCATCGAGCGCGCTGATGCCTTGCTATTTAGGGAACAAGTTGAACTTGAAAATTTAAAAAGTAAAAGTGAAGAATATAATGAAAATAAAGATGCTATAGAAAATTTAAAGCAACTCTTAAAAGAACTAAAAGATATGCAAATTGACGCTAAAGCTAAAGAGGGAGAGATCGAAAATTGTGAATCTAAGGTTATGAGGCTTCACCAGAAACATGGATCTTTGGAGCAAAAATTAAAATTTGTAAAAACTCAATTAAAAGAAAAAGAAAAACTTGAGAAAGAGTTTGCCGCATACCATCTTTTAATGACTTGTTGTCACCCAAATGGTGTATCTTATGAAATTATCAAAAATCGTCTTCCTTATATAAACGAAGAGATTGCAAAGATTTTAGCTAACATAGTAGAGTTTGAAGTGTTTATAACAAACAACGAAGATAAATTAGATATTTTCATTAAACACCCTCGTCATGAGCCTCGTCCACTTGAGATGGGCTCCGGAGCAGAAAAGACAATCGCGAGCATGGCAATTAGGTTAGCTTTCTTAACAGTGTCAAGTTTACCAAAGTCTGACCTATTTATATTAGATGAACCTGGAACAGCTTTAGATGAAGAAAACATGGAAGGCTTTGTGAGGATCTTAGAAATGATTAAAGGATATTTTAAGACAGTTATACTGATATCACACTTAGATAGCCTAAAAGATTGCGTAGATATGCAAATCAACATAGAAAAAAGCAATGGGTTCGCAAGCGTCAATATTTAGGAGGACTTATGGTGACACAATTAAAAGCATTTGCAGACAAATATACAGAAAGATTTATCTCTAGAAAATTTTTAGCATGGCTTACTGCTACAACCCTTTGTATATGGGGAGCAGTTACGAGCAGTGACTGGGTTGCAGTAACACTGGCATATATTGGATCTCAAGCTCTGGTAGACCTTGCAGTTCAGTGGAAGCATGGACCAAATCAGTGACGTGGGTTCTAATGAAAGAGTGGTTTTGTAAATCCTGGCTTTGGCTGAAGACTCATTGGCAGGTACCTTTTTTAGCATTATGGACTCTAATAGTATATTTATTTACTAAAAGAAACACAGACGCTTTATCAGAAGTTCTAAAAATTAAAGAAGCTTCTCACAGGGAAGAAGTTGAAGCATTAAAGAAGCTCCACAAGGAACAACTTTTAAAGCTAAACGGTCTACAAGCAGAATACATAAAAACAATAAGGAACCTAGAGCAAAGCTTTCAAGAGCAAAAAAAACAATTATCTAAAAAACAAGTTGAAGATGTAAAAGAGATTGTGATAAAATCTAAGGGTAACCCCGAAGAGATTAAGAGAAAGATTGAAAATGAATTTGGAATTAAGTTTAAAGACTAAGTTTATAGTACTAGCTAATTTAATATTTTTTGTTTGCGCAACAGTAGCACATGCAGATCCAGTGATCGCAGGAGAGGTTCTTCCCCCGGCCTCTGCAGTTCTTATTGAAGACCCAGAACTCATAAAAAGGATAGATGTAGGAAAAGAAGACGAACCAGTTTGGTGTTACAGTAATGATGCAAATGCAATTATAATCTCCGCACCACAGAGGCAAAGAGAAAAGTGTGAACTCAGGTATCAACTAGAATTAGAGCGCACCCGCGCCGATTACAATTTTAACTTAGAACGATTAAATATTGAAATCCAAAGTTTGACTGACAAGCACGAAAGGATACTATCCTTAAAAAACGATGAGATTGAAAAGCTAACAAAAGCGGCCCTAAAAAGACCGAACGATTATTCTGCTTGGTGGGCCTCTGGAGGGGTCGCTGTAGGAGTGTTGACTACTTTGGCAATTGTTTTCGCGGTGAATAAATGAGTGAAAAAGATTTAAATAAGATAGCCAAATTTGAAAAAGCTATAAAAGAAAAATATGGTGAATCTGCAATTCAAAATCCTAAAAGCTCATGGAATGAGGAAAAGGAAAAAAAATATTTAGCAGATTTAAAAGAATTTTACTCTAATGAAAAAATAAACAAAACATATACCGATAAGGACGGATTTACCGTAAAAGAAACAAAAAGAAAGTCAGCCAGCAGCCCAAGTAGAAACTGCCCAGTTTGCAGCTCTTATTCTTTTTCTCTGGAAGACGACCTTTATATGACAAAATACGAATGTTGTTTCGAATGTTATATAAAATTTGTTGAAGGAAGAGAAGAAAGATGGAAAACTGGCTGGAGACCAAATAACTAACTAATTAATATTAGCAATCTAACACACAGAGGATTTAAAATGGCTACAACTTTAGAAATTATAAACGGTATTTCGCAGGTTCTTGCAAATACATACGACGGCGCTCTTGACGAATCTGGAGAACCAATTCAGATCGGCCTAAGAAGAGAAGAAGGCAATCCATTACTGGATCACAGAGTTATAGATGGATTCGGCGCCCACATCAATGGAGATAGGCTTCATATCAAATACCACTCAGAAATACCCTTAAAAGAAGTCCACTCAAGTGGCTTTGAAGGAGAGATGGAGTCCATGGTAGAGAAGGTAAAATCTTTTATACAAAAAGAATTTAAAAAAGTTACAAAGTCTTCGCTTACCTTGTCAGACCCCAGCGAGGTAGATGTTTTAGTGGAGTATGTTTCAAGAATCCGATGTAGTGTTAAGGTCCACAAATGCTACAAAATTGGAGGAGTCGATTCAGAAGATAGGATTGAATCAGACCAAGAAAGACCAACTGATCCAGCATTTGAGAAGATGGTTAAACTCGGCGGTCTCAAGTAAGAGGCTTGATGAATATAAAACTTTCTAAAAGCGAAATTATGAAAGAGATCGTCCGGTGTGGAAAAAAGCCGGAATACTTTATTCACAATTACGCTAAAATAACCCATCCAGTTAAAGGACTGATACCTTTTCACCTATATCCCTTTCAGTCACAACTCCTAGAAGACTTCGAAGACCATAGATTTAATGTTATACTTAAGGCTCGACAGTTAGGCATTTCTACCATAACTGCAGCTTATGTAGCTTGGATGATGATGTTTCATAGGGAAAAGAATGTATTAGTGATAGCAACTAAGTTCAGTACAGCCTCTAACTTGGTTAAGAAAGTAAAATCAATTATAAAAAATTTACCAGAATGGCTAAGGATTTCAAACGTAGATATAGATAATAGAACAAGCTTTATCTTGTCTAACGGATCACAAATAAAAGCGTCTTCAACCTCTAGTGACGCTGGACGTTCTGAGGCACTGTCGTTGCTTGTCATTGATGAGGCCGCTCATGTTGAGGGTTTGGATGATCTTTGGATGGGTTTGTACCCCACTCTGTCAACTGGTGGTCGGTGTATAGCTTTGAGTACGCCAAATGGTGTAGGTAATTGGTTTCACAAGATCTATACAGAGGCCGAAGGCAAGCTCAATGATTTTTTTCCTACCATACTACCGTGGGATGTGCACCCTGATAGAGATATGGAGTGGTTCAACAAAGAAACTCGAAACATGTCAAATCGAGAAATAGCTCAAGAGTTAGAGTGTAATTTTAACATGTCAGGAGAAACAGTTTTTTCTCCAGAGGATATAGAAAACTACTCACAAAGAACAGAAGAACCCAAATATAGAACAGGTTTTGACAGAAACCTTTGGATTTGGAAAGAGATGGACGCTAGTTCAGATTATATTGTATCAGCAGACGTCGCCCGCGGCGATGGAAAAGATTATTCAGTCTGCCACGTTTTTAATGTTAACACCATGGAGATTGTAGCAGAATACAGAGGCAAAGTAACACCAGATGTTTTCTCTAGAGTGTTAAACGATGTAGGTAAAGAATACAAAAATGCACTCATGATTGTGGAAAACAACTCAGTTGGATATTCTGTTCTGGAAAAGTTGAGGGAGATGAATTATCCAAACCTCTATTATTCGATAAAAAGCACCCACGAATATGTAGAAGAATACAAAGCAGAAAATATGTCCAACGCGGTAGCTGGATTTACAATGTCTTCGAAGACGCGTCCAATCATAATATCAAAGATGGAGGAATTCATCAGAAACAATCTAATTAAAATATATTCCAAGCGTCTTTTGATGGAAATGAAGACATTTATTTGGAATAACGGTAGAGCAGAGGCTATGAGGTCATATAATGATGACTTAATCATGGCTTGCGCAGTTGGTTGCTGGGTTAGGGATACAGCCCTTGCAGTTAATGAAAAAGAAGCAGAATATAATAAAGCTTTTATAGGAGCGATAACAAAAAGTAATAGTCAAATAGACACCAGGATTAAGGGTATGGTTGGTACTAGAAATTTAAAAATGCAAGATGATGCACGTAAACACCACCAAGCTTTAAACAATTATCCATGGCTTTTCAAAGGTTAAAAAATGGCACAGAAAAAAAATAAAAACAACACAAGAAATCCACAAAGTTTACTCTTCAGGAGATTAACAAAATTATTATCGGGCCCGCTGACCCAATATAGGACACAGAACAATCATAGACTACGAAGGATAGAGTTAGATAAATACGCCAGCAGATTCACGTCAGCTTCAGGTAGAGACTTCAAAAAAACGGCATATAATCCATACGACAATCTGCAAAGCAGTTATATGACCAGTCAACAAAGAATAGAAAGATATGTTGACTTCGATCAAATGGAGTACACACCAGAGATTGCCTCCGCTTTAGACATTTATGCGGACGAAATGACAACTTATTCTTCGATAACTCCAATGCTTAGAGTTGAATGTGATAACGAGGAGATAAAGGCAATATTGGAAACTTTATATTCCAGTGTCTTAAATATAGAACACAACCTTTTTTCTTGGTGCAGGTCCATGTGTAAATATGGAGATTTCTTTTTGTATCTTGATATTGATGACATGTTAGGGATCACCTCTGTTATTGGGCTGCCTTCTTCCGAAGTAGAGAGAATGGAAGGAGAAGACAAGCAAAACCCCAATTATGTTCAATATCAGTGGAACACCGCCGGCCTAACTTTCGAAAACTGGCAAATCGGCCATTTTAGGATTTTGGGTCAAGATAGATACAACCCATATGGCACTTCGGTGCTTGAGCCAGCCCGACGAATCTGGAGACAGCTAACTCTTTTAGAGGATGCTATGATGGCTTATCGGATAGTTAGATCACCTGAGCGTAGAGCTTTCTATATTGATGTAGGGTCTATACCCCCGCAGGATATAGAACAGTACATGCAGAAAGTCATGACCCAGATGAAAAGAAATCAGGTAGTGGACCCCGAAACCGGCAGAGTGGACCTAAGGTATAACCCCTTATCAATAGAGGAGGACTACTTTATTCCAGTCAGAGGAGGCACAAGCGCTACAAAGATTGAATCAGTAGCTGGAGGCAAGTACACAGGAGATATAGATGACGTCAAGTATCTAAGAGATAAACTATTTTCAGCACTAAAAATACCATCAGCCTATATTTCTTCAGATGCTGACAAAGCACAAGAAGATAAAACAACTTTAGCTCAAAAAGATATAAGGTTTTCCAGAACCATTCAGAGATTACAAAGATCTATAATAACAGAATTAGAAAAAATAGGCATTATCCACTTGTACACCTTGGGATATAGAGAGGAAGACTTAGTTGGCTTCACTTGTCATCTTAACAATCCTTCTAAAATTGCAGAAATGCAAGAACTTGAACATTGGAAAACTAAGTTTGATATAGTTGGAGCAGCTACAGAAGGATTCTTTTCAAAGCATTGGCTAGCCAGCAGATTATTTGGAATGTCAGATGACGAATTTGTGAGAAACAGAAGAGAGCTTTTCTACGATAAGAGATTTGAAGCAGCCCTTGAAACTGCTGGTGAATTAGAACAAGCAGAGGCAACAGCTGCCATCGACGCCGGCGTAGACGCAGGCCCCACCGCGTTGGACACAACCCCCGGTGGGACGGGAACCATTGGAGCAGAACCGGAAATCGGCGCAGGTCCCGACTTGGGAGCCCCAGCAGGCGCCGCCCCAGATGCAGCAGCTCCCGAACCAGATGCCGGAGGCGGTGGTGGAGACGATGGAGCTTTACTGGCAACACCACCAGGTAAAAGAGAAGATAGCAAAGGCAGGACTACAACTGCAAAGTCTCATGGATGGTATGAGCCAAGATCCAACTTCGCATCGGGAGATAGAAGAAAAACTTCCGGCCCGCGTAAGAAGAATATGAATAGAGCTGCAACACCAGAGACGGGAACTAAGAGAAAGGTTTTCCCTGGTTCCAGCGAGTTGTCGAAGCTTGTTCGATCAACGGGCATTTATGAGCAGGAAGAAACTAATTACAAAGTAGAAGAAAAAAAGATTCTCAAAAATCAAAAGGATCTGAAGACATTATTTGAGAGTTTGCAACTAAGGAGCAAAAATAAAGATGAGACTGAAGCACAATAAAAAAAGAAATACGGCCTTTGTTTATGAAGCACTAGTGAGAGAATTGACAGAATCAGTGGTCAAGAACAATAAAAATAAACAGAATAAGATCGTTTCAATTATAAAAGAGCATTTTACACAGTCATCTGAACTGAAAAAAGAACTAGATCTATACAAGTCTATATATGAGAATAGACAATTAGAGAAAAATATAGCAGAGAAAATTGTATATGAAGTTAAACAGGAGCATGACAGTTTAGATAAAAGAGCACTGTTTAAGGAGCAATCAGCACTTATAAATAAAATAAACAAAACTCTGTCTCACAAAGTTTATAATAATTTTGTGCCAAATTACAAAACGATAGCTTCAGTATATTCAATATTTCAGGATAAATTGCCCATAAAAGATAGGGTCCTACTGGAAGAAAATATTATAAATCAAATGTCCTCCTCCACAGAATTAAAAGAAGAAGAGCAGAAGCCGATGGACTACATCATATATAACTCTTTTGTGTCCAACTTCAATAAAGAGTATGATACAATTTTAACAGAAAACCAAAAGTGTTTGTTAAATAAATATATCTCTTCTTTCTCTGACAATGATTTGGACCTAAAAGTTTATCTTAATGAAGAAATTGGCCGAGTGAAAGAGGGCTTAAAGAAAGCAAAAAATATTCAAAAAGATGAGTTATTGATAGAAAAATTACAAGAGACTTATGATATAATAGATAACATTAAAGATAAGCAAATAGACACTAAAGTACTGGAGATGGTTCTAAATGCACAACAGCTATTAGACGTTATAGAAAAAAATGACAGTTAATTTAAAAATAAAGCTAGACCCAAGAGTTGAATTAAAAGTTAGAAGAACTCTTGATGGAAACATTTTAATCCTCGATCATGAAGACATTGATATTGTATTTATGCCTGAAAAAAATAAATGTGTAACTTTTCCAAAAGAATCAATGTCTGATAAAGTTTATGCCACACAAGATAGAATGTTTAGTTTTTTAACAAAAAAAGGAATAGTTAATAGCTCGACAATTCGCGGCGGTAATGTTTTCGGTGCATTAGAAGCAGAGATTTTAGAATCTTCTATCCCTGGCATCGACCGCGATCAGGCGTTCTTATATGTTGTCCATGAGTATATAGAACAAGAGAAGCCATACTTTAGGCAACATGAAAAATATAGTGATGATGTTCTAGATTCTCTTTTGGAACCTGGAGAAGAAGATTCAACAGAACTTGGAGATGTCCCACAGGCCGACACAAAGGGCGGCATGCAAGCCCGCATGAGACCATATGGATACATGTACAATTACTCACTCGTCCGTGAGAATGATGAAAGAGAGGGTGAGTGAATTTTTTATGGTTTTCCATAATAGCCTATGGGATGACACAAATCATTGTATACGGAAAAATCTTTGAAAAGATAAGACCAACTCAAGGGTGGTTAGGGCAGCTTTTGTCCTGCCCAATGTGCACTGGCTTTTGGGTTGGTGTTTTTTTATGGTGTGTAAAGGCACAAACTCAACTATTTATTTTTGATGATTCTTACGCAACGGCCTTTTTGTTGGGCTGCGCAGGATCGGCCACATCTTATATAGGTTGTACTATATTTGGTGATGACGGCTTGATGATATTTAAAACAGTCAATATTTTTGACAAAAGGAGAAAAAATGAGACCATTAACTAAAATAAGGTGGATGATACGCCCAGTTGCTAATTGTTGCAAAGGTTCGTAGATGACGCGGGTCGCCCCCGCAATAATAAGAGAGGTAATTATGAAATTATTAAGAGAATATTTTGAACTTTGTGATGGTGGTATATGCCAAGATTTGCTGACAGAAGATGAAAAGCGCCGGGTTGCTAACGGAGCATGTATTTTGTCAGGTGTAATGCAAATGTCCGAAACACAAAACGGAAACGGCCGCGTTTACCCTCATGCCATTCTAGAAAGAGAAGTGAAAAATTATCTCACTATGGTAAAAGAAAGAAGGGCCCTAGGAGAACTCGACCACCCAGATACTAGTGTGATTAATTTAGCTAATGCATCACACCTTGTAACGGATATTTGGATGGAGGACAACAAATGCATTGGTAAGATAGAGGTTCTTAACACACCGTCAGGAAAGGTATTGCAAGAACTAGTCAATGCAGGCGTTAAGTTAGGTATTTCTTCTAGAGGAATGGGTTCGGTTACAGAAAGAAATGGTGTGACCATGGTTGAGGATGACTTTCAGCTAATATGCTTTGATATGGTTTCAGACCCTTCTACGCCTGGAGCATTCATGATGACAGAAGTAAAGCAGCAGCCAAATATCTTTACAGATAAAGATATTGTATCCCGGGCTTTAAATAATTTTATATATAAGTTTGGTGAAAAATGAAAAAGTCTGAATTAAAGTCAATTATAAAAGAGTGTGTAAAGGAGGTCTTATTTGATGAAGGGGTCCTGTCAAACTTAGTTGCCGAAGTTGCCTTTGGAATAACTAAAGCACAGAATCAAATTTTAGAGTCACAAAAACAGGAAACTATAAGCCCAACACCAGTTCACAAACCTAATTTGGAAAAGATCGAAGAAGAAAAGAGAAAAAAGATCCTTGAAGTGAAAAGAAGGATGCTCGATGCGATGGGCAGCGAAAGAATGAAAGGGGCGTTTGAAGGTACGGAGCCGTTGAGAGAATCCCAGGGCCAAGCTTCAGTGCACTCTCCTCTCTCCGGTCGCGACCCTAGTGACGCAGGGATTGATATAACAGGAATATTTAACTTAGCCGGCCACAGATGGCAAAATTTAAAGTAAAAGAAAGGAATAAACATGGGCAGAAGAACACCAGTACACGTAGAAGTTAAGATTTATGACCAGTCGCAGGTCGAAAGGATGATAAAGAAATTTACTAGAAAATGTAAAAAGTCGGGACTCTTTGAGGAACTAAAAGAAAGAAGGTATTTCAAGAAGAAGTCCATAAAAAACAAAGAAAAGAGAGAAAGAAAAAGAAAACTTTCCCAGAAATCGACACAAGATTACAAGGATAAATTCGATAAACTAAAGTAAGAGTAAAGTTATGCCGTACAAGAGAGTAAATTCAAAATCAATTAAATTCGGCCCGAATGGAGATAAGGTTGTAATAGGTGATGTTTCTGACTTTACTTTTACAGACAATGCAGGAACAGATAAGCCATTTTCCGTATCATCTTGGGTTTTCATCAGAGACGTTAGCCTCGTATCCGGCGCATTTTTCTCAAAAAGACACAAAGCGAATCTTGAGGGTGAGTATTACTTTGGTCACGAAGGTGGGAAAATAATTGCAGTACTTTATGCAGATCCAGCCCAAAATGGCATCGGCGCGTTTAATACAATGAATCGCATCTATTTTGCTAAAAACGCATTCGTAGGAGGTTTACAAGATGAAACCTGGCATAATATAACAGTGACCTACAGCGGAAACAAATCACATACTGGAGTGAACATATACTTGGACGGAACAGCGCTGGTTCCTGATTCAGCTACAACCAACAATTACAACGGAATGGGGAATGAGGCAGCACCAGTTACCATTGGTGGCACTGATGACCCCGACACTAACGTTTTTGAAGATTTTATCGCAGATACAATGGTTTTTAACAAAGAACTCACAGCAACTGAGGTGCAAGAGGTATATAATCAAGGAAAAGTTAAAGATATGACGCAGTTTACTGCATATTCCAATCTCTTATCTTGGTATAAGATGGGAGATGACCTCGACACCCCAGACTCTGGAGGCATAAGAGATTATGTGGGCTCTAATCATGGAACTTTAGCTGGCTCTGCCTATATCGCGGCCAGTCCAGAACTTGGAACGGATCAACTCCCCGTCGCGAACCACCACCTTTACACTACCCATGGCAGAACAAGACAGATTAAGAATGCCGCAGGTGCCTTTGGTTCTGCTATACCGCTCACCACTGATCTTCCATCCGCAGCAACTGATGGTTACGCAACAGAGAATCAAAGATACGCACACATAGTTATTAATACATTCCCTATTGACAGTGACAATAACAAAACAGTAATCATTTGGGGCTACAATCACGCTTTTGGCAAGTGGGGGAAACTGACAAGACATGCATCAGGGTTTAAAAATATATATATAAACAATAATATTTCACAATTCCAGCTACAGCATAGTCAAACTACTCGACCTTCCACAAGGTATGTTTTAGAAATAGCCGGAATAGATCGTATATACATACAAGATACTGGCACTGGCCACCCCACAGATCAAGTTTTTTTGGGATTTAACACTTTTTAACTAATTAATAATGGAGAAATAGAATGTCAAATTTTCACACATACAGCAGCTGGGGTAGAACACGGCAACCAAAGAATGTAACAGGTAGAGACTCTACGTCTGAAGCAGCGACTTTAGATGCTGCCCCAGCCGGCAATGCAGCAGCTGATATCGCGAGTAGTTTTACAACAGAAAACCAAAGATTTTTGCACTTATTATTGGACACAGATACGTCTGGAGAAAACAAAACAATTACAGTTTATGGATTTTCTTATGCCTTCGCCCGCTGGGCGCCACTTAAAGACGTCCGTGGTAATGCGGTTACAATCTCGGCTGACGATACAAGCACATATCAGATTTTTGAAATTCATGGAGTTGATAGAGTTTGCTTCCTCGCTGGTGGAACTGACGCGGGTCAATTAGCCGCCAACGACTTTTTCTTCGCCGCAACATCAACGTTTTAAGATGATCATCATGGAGAGTGTTAATGTCTTTTAAATATTCAAGCTTTGGAAGAACACGCCAACCTAAAAATTTATCTTTTGGAGAAAATTTAGTTGGCAATAGTAACTATATTATACCTTATGCCACTGCCCATGCTGGAGCCAGTGTTTTTGATATCGCCAATATAAGAAAAGATTATGGCCTTGCGACAGAAAACCAAAGGTATCTACACCTTTTGATCGACAGCACAACTATTCCTGGTGTTACAAAAACAGCGTCAGTTGGTGTCTTGGGTTACATAAATGCTTTTGGAATCTGGGCGCAACTAGTAAAACACGATCAGCCCTCAAATGAGCCGCAAAACTCAAACTCTTTCCCGGTCCTCCATACTGGAACCATCGATAATAATAGGCAGTATTTTGTTTATGATATCTTGGGAGTAGATAAGATTTTGTTTTATGCTGCAAACCCAAACGCTAGTGATGTAGATACGTGGCAATTAAGAGCTGCTTTCAGCACCTTCTAGAGGGTTAAAATTTTTTCCCTTCCTTTGCAGTGGTAAAATACTATTTATTTAGAGACAAATACATTTGTTCGTGCATGAATCAAAAAACCGTTAGGAGTCAATAGAATGTCAAGTCTACTTGAAAAGGCGATAATTGATGCTGCCGCCCTAAAAGAAGCAGCGCTCAAGAGTGCCGAGAAGCTTGTTGTAGAGAAATATGCAACTGAAGTAAAAGAAGCAGTCGATATGCTTATCTCGGATCACTTTGAAGAAAACATTAATGAGCAGGATCTCGGAGCCCCAGCCCCAGACCTCGGAGGCGGAGCGGGAGGAGACCCATTTGGCTTCGATTCCCTGCCGGGTGAAGCCCCTGCAGCTGAAGAACCAGCTGCAGCTGAACCAGAGGCTGATTCTGCAGAAGAACCTCTCGATCCAGAAGATTTAATGTCCATTATACCAGATGCTTTTAATAGCAGCGATGATGAAGTAATTCAAATTAAATTAGATTCTCTAGAAGCTGAGATGGCAGATGTACCAGATGGCCCTTTCGCTGGAAATGATGAGCTTGGTGATGGCGAAATAGGAATTGATGTAGAAACTGAAGAAGAATTAGCACAACAAGAAGAGATTCCTGACGTTGAGGTTCCTCTCGATGATGAAGACGACATTGATATTGACATCACATCAGACGTTGTTTCCGAAGTATTAGGCGAATTGGGCCTAGATGAAGAAGAAATAGACCTTGATGAGCTTTTAGAAAGAGTAAGAGTTGACTTCGAGCCGCAAAAATCAGGCTGGGCAGGTACTCCCGAATCAATAATGAAAGAATATGAAGCTATGCTTCTTGCTAGAGAGCAAGACAGCGAAGTAAAAGAAGAAAACGAAGAGTTGCGCAAGACTGTCGCAGCACTTCAAAAAGAAAACAAGACTTTATCCTCTGCGGCTGTTAAGTTGCAGGGTCAAAACCAAGATTATGAAACAGCTTTTAATAACTTGCAAGAAAAGTTGGAAACAATGAATGTTTCTAACGCTAAGTTGCTGTACATTAACCAGGCTCTTGAAAATGCCTCCTTGAATGAGCGACAAAAAAGAAAAATTGTCGAAGCCATTTCGAAAGCCGAAACTGTACAAGAAGCAAAGATAGTTTTTGAAACAATGAATGAAGCAGTTGCAACCAATTTAGACGTAAAGAAGGACGCAACTCTTAATGAGGTTGTCTCAAGTCGTTCAACGCTACTTGTCGCGGCTCGAAAAGAGCAAAAAAACACAAATGCTAATCCAATTTATAATAGGTTACAAAAATTGGCAGGCATTAAGACATAAAAAAATTTATAAGAAAAGGAGGTGATTTTTAAAATGTCTATTTTACAGAAATTGACAGAGGGCGTTCAGCATCGCGATATGCAAGCTGAAGGCGCTGCTCTACTTAACAAATGGGAAGCAACCGGTCTTCTTGAGGGTCTAAATAACGGCCAGCAGAAGCAGGGAATGGCGGTTCTTCTCGAAAACCAGGCGAAGGAACTTCTTCGAGAAGCTTCTTCCATGTCTGCAGGCGACGTCGAAGGCTTCGCTGCAGTTGCATTCCCAATCGTTCGTCGTGTATTCGGTGGACTGATCGCAAACGATCTTATTTCGGTTCAGCCAATGAGCTTGCCATCGGGTCTTATCTTCTTCCTTGACTTTGTTCATGAAGGTGGAAGACTTGGAGCCTCTGCGTCAGAATCAGTTTATGGTGGAAACGTGGTTGCTAGCCAGTTGACCGGTGGTGTTGACTTAGGGTCTACTCCAGAGGTTCAGCCGGGTGGTCACTACGACCTTGGCCACAGTTACACATCAGCAACCGGATCGGCCACGATTGCCGACGACGGCGCTGGTGGACTCTCGTTCGGCCCTACAGGCGGAGCACTCTCGACTGGTGGCTTCTTGTGTGATGCCGCTGCCGATGACGCTTTCGGTTCATCCGCACCAGTCTTGGTTTCAGCGCTTTCTGATGCTCAGAAGAAATTGATTGATTTTGATGCAGATATCCTTGCAACTCCGGGTGCTTCAGTCCAAGTTATTGAGTGCCTCGTTGCCGGCGCAGGTCTAGACAACCTCGATGAAGGTCGATTGGCAGCACTAGTTCTTCAGAACACTAACGGCGTCGTAGATATCGCAAATGTTACCGGTAACGATGCAGGTGCACTCGACTCGTCAGGATTTAGACAAGTTAGAAGACTAACCAAGTTGGTTGGTTCTGGTGCCACACGTAGAATTCGTCTTGTAATTGTTGATGACGGTGGGTCCTTGACACCTACGTCAACCGCAGGTCTCGCCGCGATCAATTTCGGCGCAGAAGACGCCGGTGACAAGATTGGTATTGCCAGCTATCCATTGAGAGATAACATCGGAACAGGCGCCGCTCAGGGGTCCATTCTGGCAGGCGTACACCCACTTGAAGAACCAGGTCCAGCCACCGGCAACAGCGCCGCGGCCCGAGAAGGCAAGAACACCATTGCTGAGATCGACATCAAGGTCGACAGTATTGCTGTTACCGCACAGACCAAGAAACTGAAGGCCAAGTGGTCTCCAGAGCTTGGTCAGGACCTCAACGCATACCACAACTTGGATGCAGAGGTTGAGCTTACTGGTATTCTTTCTGAGCAGATTGCTTTGGAAATCGACCGTGAGCTTCTTGGTGAGCTTGTCCGTGGTGCAACTGCTGGTACTCGTTACTGGAGCCGTGCACCGGGCTTGTTTGTTGATAGCTCCGGTTCACCACTTGGTGCTACATCTGCTGCACCTGACTTCACTGGTACTGTCAGTGAGTGGTATGAGACCCTCATTGAGACTATCAACGATGTTAGTGCTCAGATCCACAGAAAGACGCTCCGAGGCGGTGCAAACTTTGTTGTTTGTTCCCCTGAGGTTGCGAACATCTTGGAATTCACCAGCGGCTTCCGCGCAAGCGTTACTGCTGACCAGGACCGCGGCACCATCGGTGCTGTTAAGGCTGGTAGCCTAAGCAAGAAGTTCGACGTTTACGTTGATCCATACTTCCTGCGTAATGTTATCCTTGTTGGACGTAAGGGTAGTAGCTTCCTCGAAAGTGGATTTGTCTACGCTCCATATGTGCCACTCCAGGTGACACCAACTATCTTCGGCACCGAGGACTTCGTACCTCGTAAGGGCGTCATGACGCGCTATGCTAAGAAGATGGTGCGACCAGACATGTACGGCCTTGTTGTTGTACGAGGTCTCTTAGGCGAAGAAATGCCTAGCTAAAATCTCTTAATAAGAGTAAGGAAGCCCCTACATTAATTTGTGGGGGCTTTTTCTTTTTCTAATTACTATTTATACTATGAAAGATGCAACTATCAAGGTTGCGAATTAATCTTGATATAATTAAGGAGAAAATAATTATGGCAAAGCAAGGATTTGCAACCTCAGATAGAAGAAAAGTAGAATTACTTCCAGCCGCCAAGCCACGCGGAATTGAAGTACACGATTGTGGTACAGTGTTTGTGCTGACATCATCAGATGCAGCATCACATGTGCTCCCATCCGCCGCTGCCTGCGGCGAAGGTTGGTGGATTAGGGTTGTCGAAGGAGTCGACCGCGGTGGAAACGCCGTAACCTTCGCTGCCGCTAGCGATGCAGAGTCAGGAGCAGCTGTTATTGCGGGTGTCGCAACCGGAGCGGTGGCAGGCATTACCTATACTGAGCCTGGTAGTGTTCCGACTGTAACATTTGCCGCTAACGTATCAGATGTTGGAGACGAAGTGGAAATACTTGTAGCAAACGGCCAGTGGTTCGTCCGCGGCGTATGTGCTACCTAAGACAAGATACATTAAAATTAAGGATTTATTAATTAAGGAGATATAAGAACAATGGCTAAGTCCTCATTACAATTTTTAGAAAAAAGAAACGTAGACCTTTACGATAGTGATTCGTATGCAATAAGGACTCTTGAAAAGCATGACTGTGGAAAGGTCGTTGTTTTAACGAACGCAAGGGGCCATACACTTACTTTACCTCCCGCGGCAACAGTTGGTGAAGGTTGGAACGTCAGATTTGTTGTTGGAGCAGTCCACTCTGATCGAAGCGTAAGGGATCTCACAACTATAGCCGCTCAGGGTTCCGAGACGGTTACCCTTACAGCAAGAAAAGTAGGAGGCACCCTCGCAGGCGGAGCCGCTTCAGCTAATGCAGATGCTATGGATACAGCTGGAATCAACCTCCGCGCCGCCGAAGGTCAGGACGAATTGACTAAGGAAGATTTTACAATTGTGGTTCCTGTCGCAGCCGGTGGAACTGGCACTACTTTTAGGTTCCTGCTTAAGGATGGCGATGCAGATCTAACAGCTGATAACTCAGCTGCTGGTCAATTTGAGATAAGCACGGAAAACCTGACTGATGCTGGCGTTGCCGGGCAAATAATAGCCATTATCAATGGAGCCGCCGTGGCTGCCGGTGTTCGAGTCCCTGCCTCTGGAGAGGGCTCCACTAACGCTGTTGGCATCCAAGGCCTCACAGCTTCACCTGGGACTAACGAGACCACAGAGATAGATTTAGCCGCATCACAACTCGGCGCTGCCGGAGACGGCATCACAGTTGCATACCATCACGGCGATCATACAGTTTCAACTGCAGACATAATTGGAGCTAACAACAGTATTACCCTAGCCGCCGGCGCAGATCGAACAGGGGTTTCTCTCGATACTCGCACTATTCAAATTACCGAAGGTGCCACAGCTGGTGATCAAATCGAACTAGTTGTTGTCAACGGACAGTGGCAAGCAACATCACTTAGAGCTGAATAAAGAAAGGGATCCCAATGGGAAAACGTAGAAGAAAAATAAACAATCCAAAGTTTGCAACAAAGTTTGCAAAAACAAGAGAAACCTACCTTAGATTAAAAGGCATTATCACTGATACAGTAGAAGCAGCAGTTGACAATCTTACTGAAACTGTGGATACTGTTGTCGAAGAAATAAAAGAAACCTTCAAAGAACCAGAAACTAAGCCAAATGCTTTAAAGTTTATAAATGAAGATGAGATTTTGCAAGTAGAGGAACCAGCACCGGTAGTTGTGGAAAAGCCCAAGCCAAAAACAACAAGAAAAAAGACAACCACGAAAAAAACTACCTCAACAACACCAAAGAAAAGTACTACCTCAACGCGCAGAAGGCGAACCACCAAAACAAAATCGCAAGCCTAGGTTAAATCACCGGTCAAATAACTAGTTATAGTGTTGAACTGTATTTAGCGAGGGATAAAAATGTCTGCACCTGTTCTGACACCAAAGAGTACCTTATCTGCTGTCGTATTGCCTATTACGGGCACAATCGGAAACGTAGATTCATCAGTACCATATAAAATATATTCAAGCGATGCTTCAAAATTATTTTCTTCTCACTTCTTGTCTGGCGCTGTCGATCAAGTGTCTTATGTTTATAAGAAACTGGGCGGAGACATCCTTGATATTGAACTAACAGAAGGAAATGTATACACTGCATATGAAGAAGCAGTCCTAGAATACTCTTACCTGTTGAATATTCATCAAGCAACGAATATTTTGTCAGATGCTTTGGGAAACACAACCGGATCTTTTGATTCTAAAGGGACTCTTCAAGGCCCAATAACTTCTTCTGCCAATTTAAACGACACGCATGTTGCGCTCAAATATACAAAATTTGATTATGGTATGACCAGAAGAATCTCAGAAGGTGTCAGTGCAGAAATTGGATTAAATGGGTCTGTGCAATACAGCGCCTCTTTTGATGTGCAGGCAACTCAGCAGGATTATGACTTGCAGGCCATATTAGGTTCAGATCCTGTCCATGCGAGCCGAATTGCTGGCAAGAAGATCCTTATAAAGAAAGTCTTTTATAAGACACCACATGCGATGTGGAGATTTTTTGGTTATTATGGTGGAATCAACACAGTGGGAAACTTGCACAACTATGGTCAATTTTCAGATGATTCAACTTTCCAATTAATACCTGCTTGGCACAATAAAGCTCAGGCAATGGCTTTTGAGGATGCAATCTATACAAGAACAGCACATTATTCTTATGAGCTAAGAAATAACAAACTTAGGATATTCCCAGCTCCGTATGTCGGTGGTCCAAACAAGTTTGTGGTAGAATATTCTGTCCCCGGTGATGCCTGGAACTCAGAGGATAAACAAACTAATGGTGTGAATAACATGAATACTCTGCCAATTGGCAATCTACCATTTGAAAATATAAACTCTATCGGTAAGCAGTGGATCCGGAGATTCGCTTTGTCTTTATGTAAAGAAATATTGGGCCAAGTAAGATCAAAATTTAATAATGTTCCTATTCCGGGTCAGTCCGTAACCTTAAACGGCTCCGCACTCTTGTCGGAAGCTAAGGCAGAACAAACTGCTCTAAGAGATGAGTTGAAAGCTACATTAGCAGAGCTAACATACGCTAAACTGGCAGAACAAGATGCAGGCATGCTAGAAAATACACAAAAGGTTTTGGAGAAGATTCCATACAACATATATGTGGGGTAATATAAATGTCAGATGATAATAATTGGAAACAGCCCGACAGCCCACCGCCTCCACTTTTTTTGGGGAAGAAGGAAAAAGATCTTGTCAAGCAAGTAAATGATGAGGTTATTGAGCGAGTTGTAGGCCAGACAATAGTTTATTACCCTATAAGCCTGGAGCATACTAACTTTCATGATCTTTACGGTGAAGCGGTCGATAAAACCTTTCTAGATCCAATTAGAGTTTATGCTATGGTTAAGTGGAATTCGCAAAACACAACGACGACCCCTTTGGGTGTTGACAGGATAGAAAAGATTAGTGTCTCTTTTCACAAAAGAAGGCTAGTGGAAGACCAGGACTTATTTGTAAGAGAGGGTGATTTTGTTCAGTATGGAGAAAATTTTTATGAGATCCTAAATCTTACAGAGCCGATATGGCTGTACGGACAAGTTGAGTCAAGTTTTGAAATAAACGCAGAATGTATAAGAGCAAGAGAGGGACTGTTTAATGTCTGAAGAAACTGACATAAAAGAGAAAATCTATTTTGAGGCTTCTACTGTGGAGACGATAGATAGATCTTTGTATGATTACATATCGAATTTGAAACTTTCTGTGGGCACGAACGAGGGTGCAAAAATTGTTCCTGTTTTGTGGGGCACGTCTGAGCGTTCATTTTTAGCTAAAAACAATAAAGAAGCGAGAGATAAACAAGGAACTCTAAAGTTTCCAATTATCTCTATAAAAAGGACTTCTTTATCAAAGCCTCAAGCATCCCCAGGAGTCTTTATAGGTAATGTCTTTGAGGAGCCAGACAATAAAGGGGGCTCTTTAGAGGTCAGTAGAGTAATACATCAAGAAAAAACTTCAGTTTTCTCAGCAGCAGACAACAAAAGACTCACTGGTCAAGAAAACTACCCTAGAGAAAATAAAAAAATAGTTTACAGAACCGTTTCCGCTCCTATGCCAGTAAATGTTTCATTGACTTACGAAATAAATATAAGAACTGAATATCAGCAGCATATGAATGAATTAATATTGCCGTTCATAACTATACCTGGAACTGTGAACTATATACCATTAAAATACAGGTCCCACATTTATGAAGCATTTATACAGGGAGACTTTCAAAGTGGTGATAACTTGGCAGATTACTCTTCAGATGAAAGAAAATTTGAAACAAAAATAACAGTAAAAGTCGTAGGGTATCTTGTGGGTCAAGGAAATAATAGAGAAAAGCCTCACTTTTCAATAAGAGAAAATTTTGTAGAAATTAAGATTCCCAAAGAAAGAACGATGATCGACCCTGAAGAATTAAAAAAATACGGCCTTTAAAAATCTAAAAAAATATAATAAAATATACTTGCTTGTAAGATAAACATAAAATGAAAGGATAAAACAAGTGCCAAAGAAAAAAAGTAATACAGAAGAGAATACACAAACTCTCACAGAAACAGTAGTAAATGAGACAACAGAAGAGACAACAGAAGAGACAACAGAAGAGTCTAATTCAAGAACAGACTCCGTAATTGAAATACCATGGGATAAAGCAAGACCTATTTATGAAAATAAGAAGTCTCTAGTGGAACTTGAAGATTATTTTTCTTCAATGTTGTTGAGTTTTGAAAAAAGAAAGATAAAAATTCTAAACGACATTTCAACTCTGGAAAGAAATTTATATTTTTCAGCAGAACAATTAAGAGAAAACATGAATATAGACGCTGGACTGACATATGAGTTAAAAATCCCTGATTCTCCTAAAGAAAAAGCATATTTTCTTAGAAAAGACGACCAATAAAAGACTACTTATAAAAGAAGATACTGCAAATTGGAGATTTTTAGAATGTTTACGACTAGTGATATTGGCATCGCCGCCTATTTACAACTCAAGGGCTTTAAGTTGAAAGAGTGTAAAAGGCTTGAGACGGGAAAATTTCACTTTAGTTTTGAAGATCCAGACTCAGAGTGTCAATCTCTAGCTATTGAATTTTTAGATTCAGATTTTTGTAAGTTCGATAATAATGTTAGAAACCTTAAAAAGATCCTTTTTTCTTAATTTAATCCTAAATTAGTTTGCGTTTGTTAATAAAATAATACCTTATATTTGTCATATTTTTAGTTTTTAGTTTTTTATAAGAAGAACTTTTGTTTTAAAAGAAACAACAAAAGGAGATAATTATGGCAAATGTAACTTTTTACGTAGGTGTACCTAACGGACAGTCAGGCACTTACAAATTATATCATTCAGACAATCAGTACGCTTCAAGTACGTCTGGAATGACCTTGTTAGGCACTCTTACGACTACCTTTCAGTCATTCACTGTTGATGATGCACGCTTTCTTTATGTTGCACAGGATTCAAATACCACTCCGATTCCAATATATCAGGTTGGTCTAGGTTATCGCCAATCAGCAATACCCATCAGCTCTAGAATAGAGTCAACTGGTAACTATGTTGTGAACACTGGTCAGATATCTAGTATATCCGGTGCATCATCGAATGCCTGGATACGGTTCCTACCGGACCCAGGTAACCCATCCGGAGGCGGCGCAGCTTCAGCAATAGCAACCAGTTATGAGTTTAAGTTAACTACTGATAATTCAGGAAATGAAAAGGCGCAGGCATTTGGTATTTACCAATCCGGCAGCAGTACATATGTACCGTCGGCCCAAACCTTTTCGGCAGTCGCTTCTGCATCTGTGGACACGACATTTCCTGCAACTGTCACGTCAGGTTCTGAGACGTATGCTCTTTATTCTATAAAATTATACAATGAAGACGACGCCCCAGCATATCCATCGGCTGTTCCATCGAACAATAATTACTTAACAGTATTACCAAATATTGCTACAGCTTCAATGGAACACGGAACAGGTACAGTTGATCAGACCTTGCCCGCACAGGCCGGCCAGGTAACATTGACTTTCAGTTCAGGTACAGTCTCAACAACTCCAGCTGGAAATTATTCTAGAACTCATGATTATCAGCCGGGCTATCCTTCTGGTTCTTACCAGACTTTATCTGGTATTCAGTTGAATACTGCTAATGGAGGCATTGCCTTTAACCTAAAGAGTGATGGCGGTGTTGGTAACACATCTGATTTCTGGGCGTCTAGCGTTGTGAATGTAGAAATGGGCACTCCAACAGATTGGAGAGACGTTTTTACGGCATTTTTTAATGCCATTAACGCAAAGGGCTCAACTGGTACTGGCGACTTTGGCGCCATTTCAAAGACAGATCCCGGTAGTGTAAGTGGTACTGGTACAATAACTATAAATTATGCTAATGCATCGGTCCCAGTCGGTGGTACTAAGCACGGCATGCAGGGTTATAACAATGATAACTTACCGATATTAAAAGAAAGCAGTGGTGTCAAGCCTTTAAATAACAAGGTAACCGGTAGCTTTGGCAGAGAAGCTGTGGCTACTTATGCTTTTGGCCTGTCAGGCAATACACTAGAGACCTCAAGCGAGACACCTTTGGCAGATTCAATTGTTGAGAATGTCAACGCTTCCGGAAGCACAATCCAAGCCGGTGGTGTTTCTGGATCTTTAGCTAAAGCCACACTTGAAATACCTGCTGGTGCTCTTAGTAGCAACGTTCAAGTTGGGCTTAACCTAACTTCAGAGGGTAACCCGAGAATAAACGGCCTCCTCAGGCACAATATGATCAAGAACCCAGTTAAGTATTCAAGTGTAGTTAGTTTAACACCTCACGGGCAAACTTTTGATTCCGCGGTTACTATTAAGTTTAAGTTAACCGGCTCTTATGCCAGCTCTTGTCCTACAGACTTGAAAATTTTCAAATCTAGAGATGATAGTGGCTTTTGGTATGAGTTGCCTAGTGATAAGTGGTCATGTTCGTCAGGTCAAATTACTATAAACACAACAGAATTTAGCCGTTATCAAGCGGTAGGAGGTACATTAATGAGTCAATTTACAAGAATAGACGATACCCAGTTGAAGAAGATTACAACTGCGGCAAAACTAGAAACGCAGGCGATTGATATTACGGGCTCTGCAGTCCAGTCGTCCCTTTCCGGACCGGACCGCTTTATTGTCCAATCAGTCGGCGGCGTAGCAAAATCGGTTTCTGCATCCGTAATGCAGGATTTCTTTTCGGCCGTCGACGTCGATGTCGTCGGATCCGGAATATCAAGCACATTCCGCTTGGTTATGGCTTCTGGTTCTTCCGGGAACCTAGAAGGCACAAGCTTGGGCATGGATAATGAGTTAACTTATGCCCCTGGTACCGACACGTTGACTGTTGGAACAGTTAGCGCAACAGCGCTTTCAGCATCAGGTCAGCTTAACGTCGGCCAAGGCGCTAACATTGACGGCGCATTAGACGTAGATAGTACTCTAAATGTAGCAGGAGCAGCAACTTTTCAAAGTTCTGTCGCAGCTGCAAGCCTTTCTGCCTCTGGTGATCTTAACATTGGTGGAGCAGCAAACATTGACGGCGCTGTAGATCTTGATGGCGCACTGACTGTTGAAGGCCTTGCAAATCTGAAGGGCAGCGTTGATTTGGGTGATGCAACGTCAGATACTATTACGGTTACAGGCCGATTCGATTCAGCCCTTGTGCCAAGTAGTGATAACGCCCGTGATTTAGGTGCTTCTTCGCTTCAGTGGAAAGATCTCTATATCAACGGACAGGCACACATTGATGCTCTTGGTCAGGCACTTGATGCAAACTCACAGAATATCACTAGTGTCAATAACCTTCAGTCAACTTACTTGACTGCATCGCATGCACAGATTACAAATCTTGATGTTACAAATATCAACTCAATCACCCAAACGGAAACAACTCTTGAAGTTGTTGATAAGTTAATTATTGCAGCATCTGGCTCTGCATCTGCAGCAGCTGACGGTGGTGGTCTGCAAATCGGTGGTGATGCAACCAATGCAGACACAGTGGCATCTTTTAAGTACTCTCATTCTGGAACCAAGATGCTTGGTAAGATTGCTGGTGTCGAGGTCGTCGCCATCCGTCCTGCACAATTTGATGTTGTCGGTGGTATTTCTGGCTCCGGTGATCTCAACGTTGGCGGAGCAGCAAATATTGATGGAGCCCTCGATGTTGACAGCACACTAAATGTTGCTGGAGCAGCTACAATGGCAGCAGTAGGCGCCGCAAGCCTTTCAGCTTCTGGTGATCTCAACGTTGGTGGAGCAGCAAATATCGATGGAGCCCTCGATGTCGATAGTACACTAAATGTTGCTGGAGCAGCTACAATGGCTGCTGTTTCTGCCGCAAGCCTCTCGGCCTCAGGCGATCTCAACATCGGTGGCGCAGCTAATGTTGATGGTGCACTTGACGTTGACAGCACTCTAAATGTCGCCGGCGCAGCCACAATGGCAGCTGTTGGTGCCGCAAGCCTTTCGGCCTCTGGTGATCTAAATATCGGTGGAGCAGCTAACATTGATGGAGCAGTAGATATGGACAGCACTCTTACAGTCGCTGGTGCATTCTTCGGCGCAGCAATATCTGGGTCTGGCGACTTGAATATCGGTGGTGCTGCTAACATTGACGGTGCTCTGGACGTTGATAGTACACTTAACGTTGCTGGTGCTGCTACCATGGCAGCTGTCGCAGCTTCGAGTCTCTCGGCTTCCGGTGACCTCAACATTGGCGGCAACGCTAACATAGATGGTGCTGTTGATCTTGATGGAGCATTAACTGTAGAGGGCCTTGGAAAGCTAAATGGTGATGTTGATTTAGGTAGTGCCACATCTGACACCATTACGGCTACTGGTCGTTTTGACTCGGATCTTGTGCCTTCTACAGACAGCGCTCGCGCTCTTGGTACTTCGGCCCTTCAGTGGTCTGCAGCACATGTCGACGTAGGGCACATTGACCAACTTGGATCAGCCCTCGACGCGAACTCACAGAATATCACTGGTGTTAGCCACTTGGGCACAACCCATTTGACTGCTTCGCATGCGAAGATCACTAACCTTGATGTTACAAATATTAATTCTGTAACTCAGACTGAAACAACACTTGAGGTTGTTGATAAACTGATTATCGCAGCATCTGGTTCTGCATCTGCAGCAGCCGATGGCGGTGGTTTGCAGATTGGTGGCGACGCAACAAATGCGGATACTGTTGCATCATTATTGTACTCTCACTCTGGAACCAAGATCCTTGGTAAAATTGCCGGAACAGAAGTTGTTGCAATTCGCCCTGCACAGTTTGACGTTGTTGGTGGAATATCCGGATCAGGTGACTTGAATGTTGGCGGAGCAGCAAACATTGATGGAGCACTTGATGTTGACAGCACACTGAATGTCGCGGGAGTAGCCACAATGGCTGCAGTAAATGCTGCTGCAATCACTGCAACTAGTCTTTCATCTTCTGGTGTACTTAACGTTGGCCAGGGTGCGAACATTGACGGTGCAGTAGATATTGACAGTACTCTAAATGTTGCTGGAGCCGCCACTATGGCAGCCGTTGGTGCAACGAGTCTGTCTGCCTCTACCACTCTCCAAGTCGGCGGTGCAGCAACATTCGGTAATGAGTCTGTAACGTTTAAGTCTCTTGCAGACTTGACAAACAGTACTGTCGCCCACGGTGACAAGCTTATTATTCAAGATGCGGATCAATCTGGGGTTGCTAAAGAGATTACTCTTAACCACATCGCTGCATTCATGGCTGGATCCGGACTTAAGTCGACAAATGGTGTGTTATCACTAGATACAATCTCAGATGTCGCTATGGCATCAAGCCGGAATTCTATATTGTCTGCAAATGGATTAACAGCATCCTTGAGCCAAGAGCCACTTGATGCTGCATCTGTTCAGGTTTATAGAAACGGTGTATTGCAACTTAGTTCTGGATCGGTCTCAGATTACTACGATTATCAGTATGATAGCAGTGGTGGATCGAATGGACAGGTCAAGTTTAGAACTGCAATTGCAAATGCTGATATAATGCAGATCCGATACATCAAGAAGAATGACTAGTAGTCGCTTTTCTTGCCTGTGAATTAACCCTCCCTATCAGCCCGGGCACCTCGCCCGGGCTTTCCTTTTTTATTTTATTCCATTGGATTTAGAAAAAACTATTTATTAAGTAAAATAACATTTATTTGTTCCGAAAAGGAGAATTAAATATGGCATCCAGAAAATTTAGGTTTGTTTCCCCAGGAGTTTTTCTTAAAGAAGTTGATAACTCACAGCTACCAGCAGTAGCTCAGCAAGACGGTCCAATCATTATTGGTCGCACACGCAAAGGCCCAGCACTTAGGCCATATCAGGTTCAATCGCCTGAAGAATTAGAAAGGGTTTTTGGTAAACCAATGCCCGGGAACCAAGGTGAAGATCCTTGGCGAGATGGTACCCACTTATTAGCAGAGGCTTATGCTACTTTTGCAGCAAAGGCCCACTTAGCTTCTGAAACAGGAAGTCCTGTAACTATAGTCCGGCTAGCTGGCGTCGCCGGCGATGATGCAAGAGCTATAGATGCTGCAGAGCCAGGCTGGAAAGCCAAGAATGCTTGGGGACTGTTTTTGGCAGATGACTCCAAGAGCAAATCAGAAAGTTTCTTAGCTGCTATATTCTATGGTGCAGATGCGGATTTTGTAGTAAAGGCGAAAGGAGCTGACGCTTCAGGCGCAACAGCGACAGTAACTGGCAGCTTTGTTAAATTCTCCGAAACTGATGAGTTGACCCTTGTGCTCCAGAAAGCTGCAGCTTCAAAAGATGTTAAGTTCTCATTTCCGGGTATAAGAAAAGAATTTAGCACTAACCCTGTTGCAACAAACACTGAAATCTCAACAATCACATCTGGGACCTTGTCAGAGCTTTACTGGCTTGGCGAAACGTTCGATGAGGCTTACAAAGAATTTGCTGCCAACTTGAACTCTTCTGGAAATAAGGTAGCGATGACCCTTAAATTAGGATCTCTTATGGGTGATTTTAAGAGTGCCACAACTCACCAAGTCAAGCCATCAAGAAGTGGGTGGGTCTTTGGGCAAGATACTTCGAAAGAAGGAGATAAATACAGTCCAGATAAACAAGAAAAGCTTTTCAGGTTTATATCTATACCTGAAGGTTCAGAATCGAACAAACTGATGATCGGAATTGAGGATATAAAGCCTGCGCGCGAAGGCGCTGTCAATAAATATGGCACATTTAGTGTTGTTGTTAAGCAGGTGGGATACACCGGCGTTCAAGAAATAGAGAGATTTGATGATTGTAACTTGAATCCCGATTCCTCTAACTTTATTGCTAAGATGATAGGTGATCAGTATCTAGAGTGGGACCCTTCAGAGAAGAGAAACAAGTTGTATGGCTCTAATCCGAATATTTCAGAGTTCATTCGTGTTGAAATGCAGGAAAATGTGGCTAACTCTGGCCCGCGAGACCCATCGCACATTCCATTTGGATTTTATGGGCCAATTGTGCCCAAAGCCATTACCGCCACCGCGGCCGGGCAGAATGCTACAGCGAAGATTACTGTAAATGCCTCGGACAGCTTTCCTTTTATGGATGGTGGATCCAATATAGTCTTAACTGACGGGGAAGGCACCACAATGACCATGGCGCTAAATAATGCAGTCGCCGTATCAGCTAATGGTGTAATCGCCGGTGACGGCGCCGGCACACCAGCTGCATTTGCTCGCCGCGTTGCTGAGGCAATTAACGCGACACCAGGTAAGATCACAGCTTCACCTGTTGATGGCTCATCGAATATTATTACTCTTACGCAAGACATCGGAGGTGCTGAAGGGAACACAAACATAACCACAACTAACACGGATCCAACTTTAAGTGTTGACTCCAAGTTTGCTGGGGGTGTAGACGGTCCAGCAAACTCTGCATCACGCTGGGTCGGCCAAAGATTCAACCCTACAGGTTCATACACAGCCACGACGCCACCGACGGATCCTGCATTTAGCCTAAAATGGCCTAGACCACCACTTATTACTAAAACTACAGTTGATAAGGATTTTCGTTTTGGAGCTACAGCATACGCTCTTTCTTATCAGTCTGGAAGCATTGCATCTGTATCAGATCAAATGTCCCCAGGATATTGCGATACAGTTAGAAGACTCTCAACACAAACGAATTTGGTAGGAGCACAAGAATCTGGAATAGCTAATGACACAGACACAGAATATTCATACAAATTTAGTTTAGACGAGGTGGTGCTCATACCAGTAGGCCCATCACCGACTGGTTCCATTACTAGTAGGTCAGATGTAAGAGCAGCATATTGGCTGTCGGGCTCAAGGCCATTCGCGTTAAAGTCGCTGATGGCTGGAAACACAGATACGCCTGACGTCTCGGGCTCTAATGATAATTCTATGACAGGCTCTGCATACCGTTCTTTTACTCGACTTGTAGATATGTCCGCGTCGGTATCACTTAGAACCTTGACTGATATCGTCGGCGGCTTTGATATGCCAATGGTCGGAGGCTTTGATGGTGTTGATATTGTTGAAGCAAACCCCTTCAACAACAGGGTTCTAAGAGATGGAACCACAGCATCGAATTATGCATTCGCATCTGTCGACCGCGCCCTGGAACTAATCAGAGACCCTGAATATGTTGAGCACAACTTGGCAATCATGCCGGGAATCACAAACGAGTCGTTAACAACTAAGTTAGTAGACACATGTGAATCTAGAGCGGATAGCTTAGCAATAATAGATTTGCCAAATATTTATGTACCGCCTTCTGAGGACAAGTGTACATCCTTCAAAGATAGAGTGGATGGTACAACACCAGAAAGAACGGCTGCTGCACTAGTGAAGAGACAAATAAACTCTTCTTATGGTGCTACTTATTATCCTTGGGTCAAAATAAAGGATGTTGATTCCAACAGGGATGTATGGGTACCGCCGTCCGTCGTAGCACTCGGTGTAATGGCATACACTGAAAAGCAGAAGCAGGTTTGGTTTGCCCCCGCCGGTTTCAACCGCGGTGGGTTAGATCAGGGTACTTCAGGGTTACCAGTTTTGCAGGTATCAGAGCAACTTTTATCAAAAGATAGAGATACTCTATATCAGGCAAATATTAACCCAATAGCATCTTTTGTGTCAGAGGGTATAGTGATATTTGGGCAGAAGACTCTACAACAGACTCAGTCTGCTCTTGACAGAATCAATGTTAGAAGATTGCTGATTTTTATTAAGAAAATAGTAGCTAGAATATCAAACAATCTGCTATTTGAGCAGAATGTTAGAGCTACATGGTTAAGATTTTTAAATCAAGTTGAGCCAAAGCTTGATGCGATCAAGTCACAATTTGGATTAACAGATTACAAGGTTGTATTAGATAAGAGCACAACGACACCAGACCTTGTGGACAGAAACATACTGTATGCTAAGATCTTTTTGAAGCCAGCTAGATCAATAGAATTCATTGCAGTTGATTTTGTTATTACAAGAACCGGCGCTTCTTTTGATGATTAATTAGCCCGGACAACTATATAGTATTAGGAGATTAAAAACTATGGTAGATAAATTTTGGGATCAACAAGATCTTCATCCAAAGAGAAAGTTTAGATGGTTGTTATACTTTGATGGTATGCCGCAATTTGTGGCGAAATCCGTTACTAAGCCGGGCTTTTCAATAGGCACAACACCACACCAGTTTTTGCAGCATACTTTTAATTTCCCTGGTAGAGTGACTTGGTCTGATGTTACTCTCACGATTGTCGACCCAGTCCAGCCAGACTCTGCAGCTAGTCTTTACGCAATTTTATTGGATTCTGGCTATGTCAAGCCAGACCAAATACAGTCTTTAGCTGATGGTGAGGGATATGGTACCATCGCAAAGGATAAGATGGTTTCGAGGCTGGGTAATAAGGTGAGAATCGAGCAGATAGGGATAGACAGCTCAAATGATGTAATTGAATCATGGACCTTGTTTAACCCTCAGATAACCAATGTTACATTTGATACACTAGATTACACTTCAGACGATCTATTGAATATTACAATTGCTTTGAAGTACGACTGGGCAAGCTTAAATGATGCAGCCCCTGTGGGTAGTGATCAAATATGGCCCAAAACAGTTATAGATTAAAAAAAGTATTTAAAAGTTTAGTTTAATAAGAGAGGAATTATGTCGCGCAACGCAAAAAGAGTGCCAAAATCAGAAGATCAAGAAGATAAGATCCCAAATAGAGAGAACAAGCAAACACCTGCTACCCCGCCTGCATCGGGAGATAACCCATTTGGATTATCATTTGTAGTTCCAACTGAATTTGTTGAGCTACCATCAAGAGGAGAGTTTTATCCGACTTCTCATCCAATGCACGGTATCTCTGAATTAGAGATAAAATACATGACCGCAAGAGAGGAGGATATATTATCCACTCCTCTAAAGGGTGACGAAGAACTATTATTTGACAAACTGGCGAATAGTCTAATAGTTAGGGATGATATAAAAGCTGAAGATCTCCTTGAGGATGATAAGATGATGATACTCCTCCGAGCCCGAGTTACGGGTTATGGGGAGGAATACAAAACAACCACTAGTTGTTACAATTGTGGCAAAGTGCACAAAGTAGGCTTTGACCTCACAAATACTACGATTTTAGAACCTAAAAACAGTGTCTATGACCCGAAAACAGACTCATTTGAATTGACTCTACCAGTGACGAAAGTTGTTGTAAGGTTGAAAAATGTTACAGATGAGGATGAAAAAACGCTAGCCAAAGAAAAGTCACAAAAGGAAAAATTAAATCTAGATTTTAGCCCTTCTGAATCATTTTTGAATTTGGTGATCTTAACAGCTAACAAAGTAACAGATAGAAAGTTAATTAGAAGTCTAGTAGAGGTTCTCCCGGCCGGAGATGTAAAGTCAATTAGGTCATTTTACTCATCATGTCAGCCAAAATTATCTTTAAAGCAGGAAATAACTTGCCCTAACTGTGGAGATGTTAGTGAAAAGGAGGCGCCCCTTTCGTGGGCCTTTTTTCGCGCTGACGTCTAACTATATAAGAAACGTCACTTATGAAGAGATATTTTATCTAATGAGAGAGTGTAATTTTTCATTTACTGAAGCCTACAGCTTGCCTATACGCTTGCGCAGCTGGTTTACTGCTCGTACACATCAATATTTAAACCCCAACGAAGAAGAATAAATTCAACAAAAACCTATTTACAATATAAAGTTGCGATAATTTATAGGAGAAACATTTTTCATGTCTGGTACTGGTTCAGATAATAATACACCGGTCGATCAAATGAGCAATGACGATCTGAAGACCTTGGTCAAACAGTTACGTGAAGAATTAAGGGTATTTAAAAGAAGGTCCTCAAACAAGCCACTTTCTGAAACACTAGGTGACGAAACCGGTGGCTTACTGGACATGGCTACCTCCTTAACAAACCAGCTCACCCAAGCGCGTGATGCTCTTATGGATATGTCATCAGAGGGCATGTCTTTCGCCTCAGGTGGCCCAATGGCCCGCGCCATTGGTGACACAACAAAAGAGACTGACGCGCTTTTGGGCAGCGCGAAAGCCGGCGCCCAAGCATTCAAGAGTCTATCTTCGACAGTTTCAGGGTTCGCACAAATGAACAGTGCGACAATAAAAGGAACTAAGAGTTTATCATCAGAGCTTTCAACGCAAGCGGCGGTTTTATCAAAACTGGGCCTTAGTATGTCTTCATTTTCAAAAAATGTAGACTTGGCAGTCTATTCTTTTGGTTTGGCCGCTGACGGAGTAAAAGGTTTAAATATGGAAATTGTAAAGCTAGCTAATGAGGTAAATATGCTACCAGAACAGCTTTCTAGAAACTTTCAAATGGTAGCTAAAAATCTTGCTTATGATTTTAGTCAAATAAAGCAACAGTTTGTTGAAATACAGAAACTATCTTCGCAAACAGGGGTTTCCGTCGACACATTAGTAGGAAAATTTGGGCAGCCGCTTGATACAATTGGTGGTGCATCTGGTTTCGCGGCACAAATAAACTCACTCCTTGGGTCCAATGCTTTTAGTACAACTGAGCTATTGATGATGGACGAGGCCACAAGAATGAAGACAGTCAGAGATAGAATTATGGCTGACCAATCTTTAACTGGCGCACTCGGCGCCGGCGGCGTGACAAGAAAGTTTGCCCTCCAATCTATATCTAGCGCAATTGGTTTGAGCATGGATGATACTCGCCGCTTTTTGGAAACTGGTCAAACTGGCTCTGTGAAAGAGCAAACGGCTAACCAACTAGAGAAAGACTTTACAGGCCAGGCCGATGCTTTCGCCAAAGGGTTAGATGATTCGGACTTAAGTAAAACACTAAGAGATTTCGTAACAGAAATTAGAAGAACACAGCTTTCAGTAACTCAGCAGCAGCTTATGACAAATAGGGAATCACAACTTCGTGCATTACAGGGCGCTCGCGGTGAGCGAGGCCAAAGATTACGAGCGCTTGCTCAGACCGGCGTTATGAAGGAGATGGGGATTAGCAATCTCACTGGAATTGATGAAGCTAGCTTAACAGAGGCAGTTGCATTTTCTGGCGGCCAGGGGGATAATATTAAAAGGCTTGTAAGGATGAGACAAATGTTTCAAGGGACGAAAGTTGGAGATCGATTACTCAGCGCCGAGAGAGTGAACGGGATACTTGCTGCCCTCGCCCAAGGCCCAGGTTCCCCTGATTTTGACAGCGCGATGACCGACATGGAATCAATAATTAATGATACTACCCTCCAAAATGCTCTTGCTGATGCTGAGGTCGGAGCAGGGATTACAACGGCAATTACTGCAGGCACTGAGGACTTTGGTGTACAGGCATCGATAATCAATGAGATGATAAAAAACTTTGAAAAGGGGGAAGCTTCGACCATCAGTGCTGGTGCATCAATCCGTGTCCAGCGCAATCGCGTTGATGCCGGCTTAGATGGCCAAGAACCCGGCCCGGCCGACCCCGCCACCGGCACCCCTGCTGCTCGTCGTAGGACCACTGGTCGATCTCCCACTGGTAACCCGGACATAGATGCAGATACAGGAAGATCTCCCGAATCCAGCTCAGTGATACAGGTATTCTTGACAGAAGACAAAGAAGTGGTTAGGTTTGTGAACAAGATAGTGGACGGAAAGATAGAGACAGTAGTAACACGCCCATAAGGAGTTAAATATGCAACATTTTAAAGATTTAGCAACAAAAACTAAACAGGTCATAAAATTTAAAAGTATAATTTCTGGAAATACTGTTCAATTTCCTGCTTTTATAACAAAATTTGATGACAACTATACGGTAAGTTGGGGCGGCGGAGCACCCATTTTTGGTCGAACCGACCCTATAAAGAACTACCAGTCAACTTCAAGAAGAATTAGCGTAGCATTCGACATTTTAGGGGAAAGCTATGAATCCGCTAAAGAAAATTTTGTAAATTTTTCAAATTTAATAAAAATGCTATATCCAGTATACAGCGATAAGATAAAAAAAGACAATAATGCCCGCACAATCCGCGGTGCACCCCTAATCAGAATAAAATATGTAAATTACATTCATAACCCAGAACACCCAGAAGGATTATTGGGGTGCGTTGGCGGATTTAATTTTTCACCTGATTTCAATGCAGGTCATTTTTCAGACGGAGAAAACGGTGACCTCTTGCCTCTAAAATACTCTTTGTCTTTTACATTCGAACCAATTCACGAGAAGCCGCTTGGAGCTGAAGTTGGCGACCCAGCTACTTTTTTGCAAGAGAGCTTCCCTTATAATCAGCCGGGTGAATTCACAAGGACCACACAAAATGCAAGGAGGCTTAGTTGACAATGACATCATGGACAAGATTAGGCAGAGAGCTGACAAATGATGATGACCTTTACAAGCCATATATGGATAGTATTGGCGCTGAACACGTCAATCATTACGGTTTCATAAACTTTGGCGATCCCCTAGAGGAAGATTTTTTGGATGAGCTGCGTATAAAAAAACACATATATTCAACAGGGGACAACTTAGCTAAGTTGGCGTATAATAATTATGGAGATCCCAGATATTGGTGGATACTAGCTTGGTTCAATGGAAAGCCTACAGATTTTCACTGTAAAATAGGGGATATTATTGTTATTCCTTTTCCACTTGAAAATGTTTTAAATCAAGCGTATAATATAGTAGAGGTGTAAAGATGGCAAAGCCTAAAAAAAAGAAAAAGCCAATTTATTACCCCCAAGCACACTTAATGTACCAGCTTGGGTATGGGTCTATTTCTCAAGGACTTAATACTTCTAATCTTGCTGACGGGGGAAAAATAAAAAATGGCCCCACTATAGCGAGATTGAAGGGCTCTTATAATCCTGTCGCCGCGGCAAATACCTTAAATAGTACGTCCAAAGAAGGGATTGAAATGAGTAAATCTTTTTTAAATCTGGATAACCACAAAATACCATTTTTAATTCCAGAGATAAGGTTTTACAAAATAGTAGGAGGAGAAGCTATACCAATATATTTGCCTGTTTCAAATGAATACGACTTGGATTCTAACGGAGTGTATAATTTTAAGGATAAAGTTTTCTCTGGTGGTGGAGTTGAGCTAACAGGCTTCACTGTAACACTGTCAGGCAAAAACCCGTATGATGTTACAAGAAAATTTTTAAATGCGTCTTTGTCATTAAAGCTAGAAAATGTAGCATCAGTTTTCACAGAGAGGGAGGGCTTTGCTTCAATTGCCGATCTATTCACAGTGCGCGCCCCTAGCGGCCGACCAATCGCGGGAGCGAAAGCTCCAATAGATGGTAACGCTCTAAGTAGAGGTAGAAACTGTCACATTGGGGTTACTTTTGGGTACGCAGTCCCGGATTTTCATGAAGAGCAAGTCTTTACGATTGAGGAAGGCCGCGCAATAATAAAGCAGCAGGCTGCTTTCAATTTATTTTATTCAGGTCATAATTTAAATTTGTCACCAGATGGCAGCGCTACAATTGAAGTGAGCTACACCGGGTTTATGCAATCTTTAACAGATTTTTATTCAGATTTATCTTCAGCAGCGGAAGATAAGGCTGATGTTTCACTGAAGGCTACTTTTGATAAAAAATCAGGAAGTGTATCCAAGAATATAAATCCACCGAAAGAAAAAAAGAAGGGAGAAGACGGATCCGATAAGGAACCGAAAGAGAAGAGCTACACAGATATACAATTCTTTTTTCAAACAATTGTGGGAAGACTCCTCGCGGCTAACAAAATACACAGTATTGAGTTTAAAGATACTGAGAAATATTTTGAAAAATCTGCTGCAGGCGGAAAGCCGTCGTCGGGCCCCCCACCGACTGCGGCATCAAAATCACCAGCTAGTAATTCTCCACAGGCAATTCAGAAAAACCCAGAACAGCTTTTGGAATCTAGATTGACCAATTATTTTACATTCGGAGATTTTTTAGCAGAGTATTTTAAAGTAATGGTTATGCATTTGAAAAATGCTGAGGGTATAATAAATTATAAACATAAGAAAACTAAAGAAATAAAGAACGAAAAAGCCGCGATAAAAGCAAAACAAGAAATCAAAAGATTTAGGGAAGATTTTAAAAAGCTTACGGTTTTGATGGCGGACTGTGAAGTAGTAACAAACACAGCGCCAAATAAAACAAAAACCAAAAAAATTAACATTTCTGATATACCTATTTCAGTTGATAGCTTGTACACCCTGGTTTTTGACAGCCTCACAACAAAGGGAATAGGCTTTTATGACATGAACCAGTTTCTTACGGGTTTCTGCAGCGATCTTTTGAGTAAATCTTTGTTGACAAATTCGTCTGGAGGTGGCTTTATAAAAGAGACAGTCTTGACAACAATTTTGGTCACAGGAAGAAAACTCCGTCAAAAAGTTTTCAAAGGAAGCATAAAGGCAGATGACATACCAGAGAGAAACGGATCTTTTACATTTAAGAACATATCAACTACTAGTCAATATTTTTTATTTTGCCAACAGCCGACTCAAAAGACAGGAGTTGTAGGTAAAGGCAACACAGCTGAAGATGCTTATAACGGAATTTTTGAAATCAAGCCAAATAAAGATAAAGGAATGGTTAAATCTGTTTCCTTTTCAAAAATAAGTCAACCCGCTAGGGAAGCTTTTTTAGTGGTCACTGCCGGAGACGTTTATGATGAATTGCGTATTCCTCACAATGCAACTGCCAATTTAATTGGAAACAACATGTTTCTCCCTGGTAGTATGGTCTTCGTTGATCCCTCTGAGTTAGGTTTCGGTCATCCTAGCGATTCTGAATCAGCAGCGCAAAGATTGGGAATTGGTGGTTACTACACTGTAGAAGTGGTTAAGCACAGCTATAGCAATGGGGCAATAGAAACAACACTGGATTTGAAATTTAATCATTTCCCAGATGGCCTAGGCGGCGCAGGCTTAACGAAGAGTCAGTCGCAGTCAATTAAAAAATTTCAAAGTTTAACGGGAGTTTAAAAGAATGGAGGAAGACAGGTTCAGAGGGGGCTTTACTTCAGTTGGGTCGATAGAGTTCAACGAAAGAAAAAAATATTTAGATTACCTGAGAGCTTCGGGCTATAATTTAATAGATACCCACAACACACACAAACTATATGGCCTTGTAAATAGCAAATACAATGTGATTATGCCGAACGTACCAGAGCTATATCCCTTTGGTGATTATTCTCAAGATATACAAGGAATTAATTTTGTGGTTTCCCAGTTTAATAAATTTAAGGATTTTTATAATGAGGTAATTGCACTTTCAAGCGTACGCCCTCCAAGTTTAATTTCGGACCTTGTGCCGACAAAAGCGTATAAAAACTTTGAAACCGAATATTTGCAACATCAACTAACATTTTTGAATACTTTATTAAACCAGGTTTTTGAGAAGAATAATAATAGCCCTTTGATTGATTCAAACACTTTTTACGAACTATTCACAGACAGTATATTTTCTGAAGAAATGTCGGACTTTCCCGTGACAAAATCGGGTTTTGCAATTTCCCCTCTTTGTGATATTTTCTGTACAGGTCTGTACGTTGATTTGGGCCAAGAATATTCACCACATTTGGATCAACTGAAAGTAGACTTAATAAAAGACCCGGGCTTTGAATGCTATGTAGAATATGCTAATGCGTTTGGTTTTCACGTAGATGCAAATAACCCTTGGAGGATGATAGCAAACCCATTTTCAGCTCCAATGAAAGAAAATATTCTGAATAATAGGTCTGTTAACATATTTGAAGACTTTTATAGTAATGAATATTTATTCAAAGTCTCTTTAAACGGAGGCGGCGGAGGCGGTGATTTTGCTGCACTAAAAGCATTTTATAACAAAGCCTTTATAGAGTTTAACATGAGATACAATCCCGGTGCCGAGGCTGCAGTTTTTTACCCCAAGACTACCGCTTTTTGGTTAGGCATCTTAATTAAGAATAAACTTAGAGAGTTCGGCTTATTAAATCAAGACATTTCAAAAAATCCTAATGAAAGTGAAAAACAAAATTATCAGACTATTTTGAATAATTCACTTGACAGATACCGCCTATATGGGTTAACATCTATATCTGGAGCTGAAGGTTACATCATGGAATATTTTTCCAACATACTAAAATCCCGAATGCTTGAAGGATAATTGCTTTGATACAAAATTTGGATATAAGAAACAATTGTTTTGGTATTTTCTACCAAAATGATTTTATTTTTGAAAAAACTAAAATTGAAAATGCCACAAAGGAGTGCACCAGCTCTTGGACCCATTCCCCGGGGCTAAATGATGAAGAGAGAACTTTTCTTTTTGTTGTCTCCAAAGGGGAAGATATTTCAAATTACATGGACGATTCAGACGAATATTTAGCACTATGTAAAACTCTTGAGGCACAAAAAAAAGCAGCAATTAGTGCAAAAATAAACTTGACAGATACTTGTTTCTTTGATATTATACCATATAAACAATTAAAAAAATGGTTTGCCCATAGAGCCACCGCACTTAAAAATATTTTGTCAACTATGGAAAAGACAGAAGACTATGACATTTTACATAAATGTCACGTATTAACAACTGAAATAGCTCACGAAACCCTTAACTATGGGGGCTCTACCAAAAGAGTAAAATATGATATTTTTGGATCTGCCACCGGTCGAATGACAACAAAAAAAGGAAGTTTTCCAATTTTAAACTTAAAAAAAGATGATAGAGCAAATCTTAAGCCCAAAAATGATCTGTATGTTGAACTAGATTTCAACGGCGCCGAAATCAGAACTCTTCTATGGTTTTCAGGAAAAGAACAGCCAAATTATGATATACATGAATTTAATAAGCAAGTTTTCGCGAAAAATGAATTATCAAGACAAGATGTAAAAGAAAAATTTTTTGCATGGCTCTACAACCCAAATGCGACTGATCAAAAACTACAGAGTATCTATAACAAACAGGCATATGAAAAACATTACAAAAACGGTGTGGTGACCACACCTTTTGGTAGGATGTTGGAAGTCGACGAAAAGAAGGCTTTGAATTACCTTATTCAATCTACGACATCAGATCTTGTTATGGAGAATTGTTATAAAATTATGAAAAAATTAAAAGATAAAAAATCTTTCGTGGCTTTCACACTTCATGACTCTGTTGTATTGGACTTTGATAGGTCAGAGGTTTCACTTGTACCAGAAATAAAAAAGATTTTCGAAACAACCCGGTGTGGCAGTTTTGTTAGCAACTGTTCTGCCGGCTTAAACTTTGGCGCACTTAAGGAAATAAAGATTTGAAAAATATTTTAGGAATAGGAAAAGCAGGCTTTAACATAGTAAAAGAACTTGGAAAGCACAAAAATTACAAGCCTTTTGTCATCTCAAAGCATGTCACAAACAAGACAAAATATCGATACCCAACTCCCGACTTAGACAGTCCAGAAGATTTTGAAAATTTGAATTTTGATAAATTGGGAGAATGGCTCTCCACAATAAAAGATTCATGCACTGTGTTTTTATGTGGAGCCTCGCTTACAACTGGCTTAACACTTAGGGTTTTAGAGAATTTTTACAAGAGAAGTGTAAAAGTGGAAGTTGTGTATATATCACCAGAAGTCGAAGTATTATCAAAGACAAAATTTCTGAATCAAAGGGTTGTAATGGGTGTTTTACAAAATTATGCTCGCTCCGGTTTGCTCGAAAACATTTATCTTGCTTCTAATGAATACCTTGAACAATTGTCTGGCCCAACTAATGTTTACGATTATTTTGACCAAATTAATAAAGTGCTGACTAATACATATTATATGTTAGACGTCTTTAAAAACACTAAACCTATCACATCTACTTTTACAAAGCCCGGAATCGCGAATAGGATTAGGACTTTCGGCGTCGGATCAATTGAAGGTGAGGATGTATTATTTTTTCCCTTTAAAGATGAGGTAGAAGTGGTATATTATTTCGCAATAAACGAGAAAAAGCTAAAAACAGAAGAGAACCTGTTCAGAAAGTTGACAGATAAAGTAAAATCAAAAATCACAAAACAAAGAAAGGTTTCATTTGGGATCTTTCCGACAAACTACGAAGAAGACTACGTTTACGTAGAATATTTATCTCCAATAATTCAGGAAATAAATATTGACAAACAACAATAAATAAGATATTATATAATCAGTTGGTCAGGACATTTGCTGACCTGCTATAGCCGAGAGTGTGCAAAAAAACAACAAACCAATAGGAGGTATTAATTATGGCACTTAATTTAGACGCAATGAAAGCGAAGTTAGATAAACTTAATGGAAAGGGTGACGGAGGTAAGAAAAACTTCTGGCGTCCTGAAGAAGGAGAAAGCAATATTCGTATTGTTTCCACTCCAGATGGTGACCCTTTCAAAGAGAAGTTCTTCCACTATGGAATCGGTGGACAGTCTTTTCTATGCCCGAAGCGAAACTTCGGGGATGACTGTCCAGCATGCAATTTTGCAAACAAGCTCTGGAACGAGGGAACAGAAGAAAGCAAGCGGCAAGCAAAAGAAATGTTTGCAAAGCAAAGATTCTTCTCACCAGTCTTGGTGAGAGGCGAGGAATCAGAAGGTATTCGAGTTTGGGGCTATGGAAAAATGGCCTATGAAAAATTGCTCACCATCGTTTTGGATCCAGACTATGGAGACATTACAGACCCAGATACTGGTAATGACCTAAAACTAATGTACGGTAAACTTCCAGGTGCAAGCTTTCCGCGTACGGATATCCGACCCCGGCCGAGAAAAACTGTATTATGTGATGATGCCGTCGGCGGAGATGAGCGCTGTGCGGAATTACTAGAGACAATTCCAAATTTTGATGAAATCTTTGAAAGAAAGACAACAGAAGAGGTCCAGTCGATTATGGATCAACACTTAGCTGCGGATACAGGAAATCCATCTGTAGAAAAGTTTGGCATACCAACAGATACTCAGGACTCTGTAGAAGCTGCATTTAACGATCTGTTAAATCAGTAGGGGGCGATATGGCTAAATCTAAAGTAACTAAACTAAAAAAAGGGGCCCTTGATATAACCTCAATTAGAGGTATTATTAATAAAAAGGCAGGAAGAGAAGTCGCCCACTCCCTACAGGATAATAATCCTACCGAAGTTAATGAGTGGATCCCTACTGGTTCTCGCTGGTTAGACTCAATCATTTGCAAAGGTAAATTAGCAGGGATCCCAGTTGGTAAAATTTCAGAAATTGCGGGACTAGAGGCAACCGGCAAGTCCTTCATGGCTGCACAGATCGCCGGCAACGCCCAAAAAATGGGAATAGATGTCGTGTATTTCGATTCAGAATCAGCCTTGGATCCGGGATTTTTATCCAGAGCCGGATGTGACCTTGAGCGACTTATGTACGTTCAGGCAGAATCAGTAGAGTTTGTTCTTGAGACTATTGAAGAATTATTATCAACTGGTAACAAGTGGTTATTTATTTGGGATTCTTTAGCTTTGACCCCTTCTATCTCTGATGTAGAAGGTGATTTTAACCCACAATCTTCGATGGCGGTAAAGCCTAGAATCCTATCAAAGGGTATGGCGAAATTAACAATTCCAATTGCAGACGCCAATGCCACATTATTAGTTTTAAATCAGCTTAAAACTAATATGGCGGCCAGAACCCCAGCGGAAGCTATGACTACGCCTTATTTTACCCCAGGAGGCAAGGCAATGTCATATGCTTATTCTCTGAGAGTCTGGTTAACTGCAAGAAAAGCAAAAGCTTCATTTATTACAGATGATAATGGTTATCGTATTGGATCAGAGGTCAAGGTAAAACTCGAAAAGTCAAGATTTGGCACTGCAGGCCGTACTTGCAACTTCAAGATTCTTTGGGGTGATGAAGATATCGGAGTTCAGGACGAGGAGAGTTGGTTTGATGCAATTCAAGTTTCAGACAGGCTTAAACAGTCTGGTGCATGGTTTACTCTTGTAAAAGATGACGGCTCAGAAGAGAAGTTTCAACGCAAAAACTGGACAACTAAGCTACAGTCGGAAAACTTTCGTAATAGTGTATTGACAATCATGGATAATGATGTTATTATGAAATTCAAGAATAGAGAAGGCAATGCAGAAGATTTTTACGATTCAGACGATCCCCCGACTGAAGAGTAGCTAACTTAAAGCCCGCCTCTAGGCGGGCTTTTATTTTTATGGAGAAATAATGAAGAGATTAATGATAGTAGATGCATATAACCAGTTTATTCGTGGTTACATCGTAGACCCAAGTAAAAATACAAATGGCTCACCGATTGGTGGCATTCGAACCTTTACAAACATCCTCAACAAACTTACAAGGGAGATCAAGCCAGATCTTCTTGTTTTGGTGTGGGATGGCAAAGGCGGATCCAAAAAGAGGAGGAGCTTGAATAAGAATTACAAAGGTGGCCGAAAGCCCCCAAGAACAAATTGGTCCCAAGTTGGTCTAAGTGAAGAGGAAATCTTAGACAACAAAGTGTGGCAACAGATGAGAGTAATAGAATACTTCAATCAAACTCCGGTGATTCAGTTTATGGAACCCTTGGTGGAAGCTGATGATGTTATCTCGTATGTTAAAAGTTCATTTGGTGACTGGCAAAAAGTTATAGTTTCAGCAGACAAGGATTTCATTCAGCTCCTTGATGATAAAACAGTACTACACAGGCCAATTCAAAAAGAATACCTAAACAAAAATAATGTTGTAGAGAAGTTTGGTATTCATCCAAGAAATTTTGCACTTGCCAGAGCGATTGTTGGCGACCCAAGCGACAACCTTCCAGGTGTTCCCCGCGTTGGAATGGGCACTGTCGCTAAAAGATTCCCGTTCTTGAAGGAGGAGAAGGATTATTTCCTTTCAGACATTTTAGAAAAGTCTTCAGAAGATGAGAATCTGAAACTCAAACTTTATCAAAACATTATAGAGTCTCAGAATTTAATTGAGAGTAATTATAACATAATGCAACTATCCTCCCCAATGTTATCAATTCAACTTAAGAAAAAGATTGACGAAACATTCGAAGACTATGAGCCACACTATAATCAAACAGAGATGAGAAAGATGATGATTCAAGATGGAGTACTCACCGTCTCCACATCTGACTTAGAACAAAGATTTAATCATATGATTACTTCCCTTTTGCAGTAAAATATGGTAATATACTCCTACATATAAGGACATTTAATGGAACAAGATAAAAACTTTTCAAAATTTGGTAAAACATTTCAGGAAGACCTCTGTCATCTGATGTTGAATGACAGAGGATTTGCAGATCAGATGTTTGAAGTTTTGGATTTAAATTTTTTAGAACTAAAACACTTGAGGGTATTTGTCAGAAAAATTAAGGAGTATAGAGATAAATATGGAGTCCACCCCACATCTAATATTATGCATTCCATCCTACGAACAGGTCTGGATGGAGAAGCAGAGTCAGTCAAAGTTAGAATACGAGAATATTATGCGAGAGTTCTCGCAAACGGAGAGGTACCGGATAGCGCTGATTTTATCAAAGATACTTCACTGGATTTCTGCAAAAAACAAAAGCTAAAAGAAGCACTAATAAAGTCGGTTGAGTTGATTAAGTCATCATCGTTTGATGAGGTGTCAAAAGTAATAGACAATGCCTTAAAGTTAGGGTCAGACAACACTTTGGGTTATGACTATTTAGTCGACTTTGAACAGAGATTTCTAAAAAAGTCCAGGGACCCGATTACTACAGGTTGGGCAAGTATTGACGAAATTTCAAAAGGAGGGTTAGGAAAAGGTGAATTGGGTGTCGTGGTTGCTCCTACTGGCGCAGGTAAGTCTATGGTTTTGGTACACTTGGGTGCTCAGGCACTTAAAGAAGGCAAAAATGTCCTCCATTATACTTTGGAGCTTGCTGATACTGTTGTTGGAGGTCGCTATGACTCTGCTATTACTGGTGTTGAGTTAAAAAATCTGTCGATTTTTAAAGAAAAAATTTATGATGAGATTAAGGATATCACGGGCAAGTTAATTATCAAAGAATATCCAACTAGAAGCGCCAGTATACAAACAATAAAAAATCATGTTGAGAAGCTAAAAAGGCGAAATTTCACTCCAGACATGATCATTGTGGACTATGGGGACCTGATCAGGCCAGAAAACAGCAGAAAAGATGAGAAAAGACACCAACTGGAAACTATTTACGAAGAGCTACGAGGAATAGCACAAATTTGCGAGTGTCCACTGTGGACAGCATCACAAACCAACCGGTCCGGACTCAATGCTGAAGTGATCACCATGGAATCGATCTCTGAGGCTTTTAATAAGTGCTTCGTAGCTGATTTTATCTTTACGGTCTCTAGAACTGTAGAGGATAAGAACACTAATACTGGACGTATTTTTATAGCGAAAAATAGAAATGGCCCTGATGGATTGGTGTACCCAATATTTATGGATACCAGTAATGTCAAGATCAAAGTCCTGAAGAGGGATAGTGAGACGGTCGAAAATATTTTAAAAAGATCGTCCAGTGAGAGATTAGCATCACTAAAAGAAAAATATGCCGCGTTTAAAAAAGAAGGAGGAAGTAAATGAAATTATCAAACAAAATACTGTCAGATGTGACAGTTCACATGAAGTACGCTAGGTATTTAGAGGAAGAGAAAAGAAGAGAGACATGGGAAGAGCTTGTCACAAGAAATATGGGTATGCACCTTAAAAAATTCCCACACTTAGAATTACAGATCAGGAAAGCATATAAAATGGTGTACGATAAGAAAGTGCTCCCGTCGATGAGATCCATGCAGTTTGGAGGCAAGCCGATTGAAGTTGCTCCAAACCGAATTTTTAATTGTGCTTTTATGCCAGCCGATGATTGGAGATGTTTTGGGGAGGCCATGTTTCTTCTGCTTGGCGGCACCGGGGTCGGTTATTCAGTTCAGAAACACCATGTAGAGAAGCTGCCAGAGATTACTAGGCCAAACATGAACAGGACTCGCAGATTTCTTGTAAACGATTCAATTGAGGGATGGGCTGATGCTGTAAAGGCATTAGTTCGATCTTATTTTATTGGAGGATCAAGACTCCGATTTGATTATTCTGATATACGCCCGAAAGGTGCTGCTCTCATTACTTCTGGAGGTAAGGCCCCAGGACCACAACCACTCAGAGAGTGTTTGGTCAAACTAGAGGGAATGCTCTCACAGAAGGAAAATGGAGATAAACTAACGCCGATCGAAGTACACGATATGATCTGTCATATAGCTGACGCTGTGCTGGCAGGCGGTATCCGTAGGGCTGCTCTTATTTCGTTATTTTCTGCAGATGATGAAGATATGATTGCTGCAAAAACAGGGAATTGGTGGGAAACCAATCCTCAACGAGGCAGAGCGAACAATTCAGTTGTTCTTTTGAGGCATAAAATAGACAAAGAATATTTTATGAATTTATGGGATCGAGTAAAAGCTTCTGGCGCTGGAGAGCCTGGGTTTTACTTTTCTAACGATAAAGACTGGGGAACCAACCCTTGCTGCGAAATTGGCTTAAGACCATATCAATTTTGTAATCTCACCGAGGTTAATGTATCCAACGTAGAGGATCAAGAGGACCTCGATGCGAGGGTAACTGCCGCATCATTCATTGGAACCTTGCAGGCTAGTTACACAGATTTTCATTATTTGAGGGATATCTGGAGAAGAACTACGGAAAAAGATGCGCTGATTGGAGTCAGCATGACAGGTATAGCCTCAGGTAAAGTTTTGGGTTTAAACATGAAACAGGCTGCAAATGCTGTGAAGGAAGAAAATAAGAGAGTTGCTGATCTGTTGGGTATTCGCCCTGCAGCAAGGACCACTTGTGTTAAACCTGCAGGCACTACGTCACTAACACTAGGTACAAGTTCTGGTATTCACGCATGGCATAATGACTACTACATTCGTAGACTTCGAGTTGGAAAGAACGAGCCAATTTATGCTTATTTGAGAGATCACCATTCCACGCTAGTTGAGGATGAGTATTTTAGTCCTCACACTACAGCTGTGATCTCAATCCCCCAGAAAGCACCAGAAGGCTCAATACTTAGAACTGAATCGGCCCTGCAACTCTTAAAGAGAGTTAAAAATGTAACAGATGAGTGGGTTAAGCCTGGATTTAGAAAGGGCCAAAACACTCATAACATTTCTGCCACCATTTCAATAAAAGATGCTGAATGGGTTGATGTAGGAGAGTGGATGTGGGATAATAGAGATAGCTACAATGGCTTGTCTGTATTACCTTATGATGGAGGATCCTACACTCAAGCACCCTTTGAGGATTGCTCGAAGGAAACCTATGAAGCAATGATGAAGTCTTTAACAGAAATCGACCTTACCAAGGTTGTAGAGGAAGAAGATAACACCGATCTCAAAGGTGAGGTTGCCTGCGCCGGCGGATCGTGCGAAGTAAAATTTGTTTAAAAAAGTGTTGACATTTTTCGAATATAATGATATTCTATTAATAGAACTTGGATGAAAAAAAGGAGAAATAATGAGTTCAGACAATTTAGAAAAACCATTGACAAGAGACGAGCACTTGTCCAACTATATTAGAACATTTGTGGCGATTGAGGAGGCAATTGAGCCTTATAAGGACCAAAGAAGAGACTTGCGAGAATCATATGCTGAAAATGGATGGCTCTCAAAAGAAGAAATGAGGCTTGCAGTTAAGGCATACAGACTGTATAAATCCGAGACGGATATGGAGATGTTGTCGGACTACGTGACAAAGTGTCAGAAATCAGTAAGGAGGGGGCCAGGTGTCTAAAGTTTTTGAGGGATTGAAGCCTACAAATCGCCACTTACTAATAATCCCACATTTCAAAGAAAAGAAATCCGATTCCGGTGTTCTCCTTCCAGAAGACTATAGCACCGAAGAAGAGAGGTTTATCGAGGCGACAGTAGTCAAGGCTGCAGAAGACTGCGCAAGAGGGATCCGTTCTTCTATTTTTAATGAATCGGGTTCACCAAATATTGTGGTAGATCGCTCAATGATACAAGAAATAAAGATTAGAGACAAAACTCACTATATGATTTTAGAAAATTATGTAATGGGTGTCTTTGGTAGGTGGTAAGAACGATGAATTTTGATATCTTTGAAGACGGTAAAGGAAAAGTAGAATATATTTCACACATGGGGTCAGACCTCAGTGTAGTAAACGCAGCCAGAGTTAGTTTTGGTGTTGAAAAGGAAGAATTAAATGATAAAGACATTAAGCTTATTAAGTATCTTATGCGCCATGGCCACACTAGTCCCTTTGAGCATTGTGTACTTACAATGCGTTTTAGTGTTCCTCTCTTTGTGAGGTCTCAGCACCATAGACATAGAACGTGGTCGTATAACGAAATCAGTAGAAGATATACTAGTGTTGATATGAAATTTTATGAACCACAAAATTTCAGAACACAACATAAATCAAATAGACAAGCAAGTACATCAGCGCTGATTAATCCAGACCTAAACAATTCAGTACCTAGAACAATCCCCACACCAGCTTGGAGGGCGTCGGATGCAGTAAATCAGCATAACACTAGAAGTATGGAACTATATAATACATTGATTGAACGTGGTGTTTGCCGAGAGCAGGCAAGAGGCGTCCTGCCGCAAAATTTATATACTGAATACTATGGAACAGTAAATCTACATAATTTATTGAAGTTTATATCCCTTAGATCTCATGAGGGAGCCCAGTGGGAAATTCAAAAAGTAGCACAGGCCTGCCTCGATATTTGCCAGAAACTTTACCCGGTTTCAACTAAGGCATACCAGGAGATGAAAGAAGGTACACTGTAAAATGAGAGTTACATGGGCAATATTTATTTTGCTAGCAGTTTTTGGTTGTTCTGACAAAGATATTAACCAAGATGTTGAAAACCCACCTAGACTACTGATTGATGACGCTGCACCCGCCCCGGATGCCTATCTTATAGACTGGCAAGCACCTACTCCCCCGGATCAGGGTTTAACTCCGGAGCAAATTTGTCAACAGACAGATTTTAGCCAAGTGGAAGAATATTGCCGATGTTACCCACAGTGTTGTGATACACAAAGGTGGTACTGTCCACCAAACCCTGCCCAAACAATTGATGTCATGCAAGTCGTAGTTGAGATATGTGACGAAAACAAAACACCTTGTACATATGGTCTCGATCCTGAATGTCCACCACCGCAAATTCTACAGAGAAGTGATTGCTTCACTCAGTGGGAGTGTCCACCCGGCACCAGTGGCGAATTTATTGAGTGGTTTGAATGCCAGTTGGAAGACGGCACTTTCGGTCGCCAACAGGTCCTTTGTAATAAAGGGAATTTGCTTCATTTGCCGTGCCGCCCCTGTGGAGACGAGATATGCAATGGGGAAGATGATGACTGTGACGGCGGTGTTGACGAGGGCCGGTTTGCCTGTCAGACTGAATGTGGCGCCGGCTGGGGGTTTTGTGTCGATCAACAAGTAGTTGATTGCAATGCTGCCCGCCCCTCTGAAGAGAGGTGCAATTTTCTGGATGATGACTGCGATGGAGATGTGGATGAGGGTCAAAGAAACCAGTGCGATTCTTGCGGCCCGATACCCTTAGATATATGTGATGGGGTTGATAACGATTGCGACAATTCGACTGATGAAGATCTCATAAGAGAGTGTGAAACTGCTTGTGGCCGCGGCACAGAAATTTGTGATGGCGGAAACTGGATTTCATGTACTGCCACACAGCCCGCAGACGAAGAGTGTGACGGCGAGGACAATGATTGTGACGGCCAAATAGATGAACAGCTTCAGTGTCTGTGCACTATTGATGATGTGGGCAATTTACAACCATGCTCTGAACCACCTCTGCTTTGCGGCCAAGGTTTTAAGACATGCGAATGTGTTGATCCTAACTGTACGGAGATGCGAATGACTGACTGTGCAGCACTGTGTCAGTATGTTCCACTTCCAGAGCCTCCTGTTTGTGATCCTAGAATTGGCATAGCATTACAACAAGAGGAATGTAACAACTTTGATGAAGATTGTGATGATTCTATAGATGAAAATTTAACTCAAGCGTGCTATACCGGTGACCCTGAAACCTTATTGGTTGGTGTTTGTGCCCCCGGAGAGGTCTATTGCAATAGAGGCACTTGGGGCAATGATCGCAACAATCAGTTCGAACCTGCTTTTTGTCTGGGGGAAATCACACCTCAAGAAGAAATCTGTGATGGCGCCGACAACGATTGTGATGGGGTAGTTGATTACGGCGAAGAAATAAGAGAAACAGACATCTTGTTTGTGGTTGATTGGTCGGGATCCATGGACGATGAAATCGCCGCAGTGAGAATAGCCCTTAACCGTTTTGCAACACATTTCGCTGCAGAAGATCCACTGCAATGGGGTTTGATAATCGGCCCAAAAGAATTTGCAGAAGATGGGACGGAATATCTGGTAAAAGTTTCGGAGATCTCACCATTTGATCAGTTTTTGGCTGCCTTTGCAGCACTTGGTAACGATGGAATGGACACTGGAAATGAAATGTTGCTCGACGCAGTGTACTTAGCAGTGCGAAATATCTCTGCCAATGCGAATGTTGATATTCCATCAACAGAGTGGTTTGCTGATACAGGCTCACGCCCAGTCAAGGAAAATTTTGATATAAACTGGAGAGCAAATTCTGATAGAATTGTGATAATCTTTAGCGATGAAGTGGAGCAGTCTTTCCTAAAACACAGCGATGAATCTATTTTGGGACTTCCAATTACAAAAGCTGTGGTCGCAGATGCAGTAAGAGCAGGGATTAGGTTGAAAGTTTATGCATTCTCTATGGGGGGTTTTGGAAACCGTCCTGACTTTTGGACAGACATCACTCTTGCTGGCAATGGCGCAAACTTCGAATTAACCTCAGATGCTCTGAGTATGTATAATGATTTGATGTCAATTATAGATGAGGCTTGCCTTCCCAGAGAAGAACAACAGGCATCACTCTTTTCTGCTCCATATGGCTATGAGCTTACTTCATTATATAGTCGATATGATTACGACAATAAAATATGTTTGTAAAAGATATTGTTGTCGGTAGTTCTGTAGAATCGGCTCTTTATGCTCTGTTAACAGAATCACTATTTATTAACACGAGATTAGACCCGCCGATGTTCTATCGACACATGGAATTTCCAATATTGGGCACCTCTACTGAGCCAGAAGCATGGTCCAAGTTATGCCTAATGTTATCATTCTTAGGAAAAAAGATAGATGCTCACGACCGTAAGGTTTCCATACAAGAAAATAACATAAAGATCCGTGCCGGGCTTTTATTGGAAAACATTAGTTTTGATAGTTGTTTCGTTTTTGATACTACATTTTTGGATTTAGAAAACGAGATACACACAGCAAGGGCAAGCCAGTTTTTAGTCCTTGATGACTTTGAACTCAGCTATTTAGGTGGCCCCGAACATATTGAAAACATCGTAAATCTACATGACAATTTTATTAGAAAGCTTTTTTTCTATTCTTCGGACAGGATATCTGGATTTCATGGTATCAGCGACTGTGTAGCAGAATCTTTACTCAGCAGCGAACAACTCCATAGTTTTGACTTCTCTGACACCACTGCACGCTTTGCAGTTGAAAGATACCTTAAGCTAGCCGGAGTTAAAGGCAAGTTTATGAATTTATATAAAAATGGATCTAGCAAGTACAGAAGGCCAAAAGTCAAGCATGTAAATAGACTTGTGTTTGAAAGAGACAAAAATATATACAGAGACAGCAAAAATGTCAAGTTTTTATCTTTGAAGTTGGGAGAAATCATAAATGAACTCAGCTCCTAAGGGCAAAAATGTTGTAGGAATTATACCTCTGTCTGGCAGAAAAGACGCCTTTGGTTTCCCTTGGCCGGATTATCTGCAGCCGCTGCGAGAGGGTATGCTGGCAGTTGAGAGATCAGTTTACGAATGTGCACACGCTGGCTGTGACAGCATCTGGATTGTTGTAAACGATGATACGGCTCCATTAGTCAAAAAAAGAATCGGTGACTATGTTATGGATCCAGTTTATTTTAAGGAGAAGGATTTTGTAAAGAAAAAGCACTTGCACGAAAAATGGATACCAGTATATTACACCCCAATTTTACCTAAAGACAGAGATAGGAGAGATAGTTTGGGTTGGTCCGTACTGCATGGCGCTTTGACGTCTTTTATTGTAGCATCCAAGATAAGCAGATGGGTACGTCCGACAAAGTATTTTGTATCTTTTCCTTTTGGGCTATATGATGCAGGTTTCATCGCGAGCCACCGCCAAAGCATTCGAAGTAAACAATCTTTTTTTGTGAGTCATGAAGGAAAAACAGTCAGAGACGGAAAATATTTGAGTTTCACATTTTCACCAGAAGATTGGCTGAAGTATAAGAGAAATATCAAGAATCAATGCACAGGGGGAGACAAAAATTTGCCAATTTCAGAAAGATGGTCAAGTAGGTTTTTTAGTCTTGACAAAATCTTTAATTGTGATAATATAGTGGTAGATAAAAAAGTCGAAATAGAGGATTACTATCACTTGGATGATTGGGAAAGTTTAAGGAAGTTTTATGCTTCCAAGGTGATAATCAATCGCCCTTCAAGATTATTTATGAAACCTTATTTTATCAACAAGCCAGAAAACAAATAAAGAAAGAGAGATAATGAAAGAAGATATTAAATTCGTGGGTCTTCACGCTCACTCGGTTGCAGGATCCCCGTTTGATGCACTGGGGTACCCCCAAGAACACATGGATTTCGCATACGAAAACGGTATGGATGCATTAGCTTTGACTGACCACGGTAACATGAACGGTCTTGCATATCAAGTTTTACATGCAAAGAAGATGACTAGAGAGGGCAAGGAATTCAAGCCTATTTTTGGCTGCGAGGCCTACTTCGTGCCTTCTATTAAAAAGTGGAAACAAGATTACGAAGCTAAAAAACTACAAGCAAAGAAGAAGTCAGATTATGAAGCAGACAATTCAGGCACCACTGTTGAAGACGAGGGGGCTTCAAAGAAGAAAATCAATTCTTCCCTTAACAGAAGGAGGCACCTAATCCTTTTGGCAATGAATCAAAAGGGGCTACAAAATATTTTTAAAATGATATCCAAGTCGTATTCAGGTGACAATTTTTATAGATACCCTAGGGTAGATTATGAGATGCTTGAAAAACATAACGAGGGAGTCATTGCTGCGTCGGCTTGTCTGGGGGGAGTCTATGCGGGAAATTATTGGGAGAACCGCGACACAGGCCCCGATGCCGTGCTCCATGCAATGAGAGAAACAACATTGAAAATGCAGAGCATTTTCGGAGATCGCTGGTACGGGGAGTTGCAATGGAATAATGTACCAGAGCAACACGAGCTAAACAATTATATTATACAGATGCATCACGAGTGCGGGATTGAGTTAATTTCTACTGCAGACTCTCATTATTATAACGCTGATGTTTGGAAAGACCGGGAGTTATATAAGAGATTGGGTTGGCTTGGAAGGGGTAAGCCGGACTATCTTTCAGATGAATTGCCAACCTCGGTAGAGGAAGTTGGGTATGAACTGTACCCAAAGAATGGGAACCAGATGTACGAGTCCTACAAGAAGTATTCGAAAGCATGCGGCTATGAGTACGATGATAAATTGGTTTTAGATTCAATTACTAGAACACATGAAATTGCACACAAAAGAATAGAAAGTTTTCTTCCAGATAATACCGTACGCCTACCAGAGTTTGTTGTACCAGAGGGCTCAACCCCAGGTCAAACTCTTGCTGCTTTATGTGTCGAGGGTCTGAGAAACCTTAACTTGGCAGATAACAAAGAATACGCATCGCGACTGAAGAGGGAGGTAGAAGTTATTGAAAAGAGGGGGTTTTCAAAATACTTCTTGACAATGAAAGCGATTTCCGACGTTGCTGTCACTAGACAACTCACCGGCGCTGGTAGAGGTTCAGCAGCAGGCTCACTCGTAGCATACGTATTAAACATCACTCAGGTTGACCCAATTAAGTATGGCCTTCAATTCGAAAGATTTTTGACAAAAGGCGGATCAGGATACCCTGATATTGATTATGATGTTTCTGACCCAATGACATTAAAAGAAGAGTTGATTGATCTCTGGGGGGATAATTCTGTAGTTCCAATAACTAATTGGAACACTCTACAGCTAAGATCCCTGATTAAAGATATATCTAAGTTTTATGGTATTGAATTCACAGAGGTGAATAATGTGACCAGCAAAATGGTTCACGAGGCAACACCACTGGCTAAAAAGAAGCATGGAATTACAGCCGGTGTTTACGCGCCGACCTTCGAGGAGTTGATGGAATTTTCTGAATCTTTGCAAAATTTTCTTAAGAAATATCCACATATTAAAACTCATATTGAGAAGTTGTATGGACAAACTAGATCAGCCTCTCGACATGCTGGCGGTGTTGTAGTTGGAGAAAATCTGGATCAGTGGATGCCACTTATTAATTCTGGAGGAGTTAGGCAAACACCGTGGTCTGAAGGGCAAAACGTTCGTCATCTTGAGCCCATGGGATTCATTAAGTTTGATATTCTTGGTCTGGCTTCATTGCGAATGCTTGAGGGAGCAATCGAAAGAATCCTTACTAGACACCATGGAGTTGCTGAACCTACATTTGACGATATTCGAAACTACTATAATACCCATCTCCACCCAGAGGTTATTGACCTTAACGATGCAGAAGTATGGACCAATGTTTTTCACAAAGGCAAGTGGGCAGGAATATTTCAATTCACAGAAGCAGGCGCCCAGACATTCTGCAAAAATGCAAAACCAGATAACATCATCGACCTTGCAGCGATTACCTCTATTTATCGCCCCGGTCCATTATCTGCCAATGTAGATAAAAAGTTTATCGGTGCAAAAGAAAATCCTGAGGATGTGGAATATGTAAATGACATTGTCAGGTCAGTCACAGAAGAAACTTATGGATTCCTTATTTTCCAAGAGCAAATTGCAATGCTGGCGCACAAGTTAGGTAAAAATTTGACCCTGGATGAAGGTAACAAACTAAGGAAGCTCCTGACGAAGAAAGGTACAGGATCTTCCTCCGCAGAGAAAGACAAGATTTTTGACAAGTTTTTCAAGGGCTGTGTAGAGAAGGGTATGAGAGACTACGAGGCTAGAGAACTTTGGGAGACTTTCGAGTATTTTTCGGGATATGGTTTTAATAAGTCTCATGCAGTTTCCTATTGTGTATTGTCTTATCAGTGTGCTTATCTTCTTAACTACTACCCTGCAGAGTGGTTAGCAGCCTTTCTAGACAAAGAACCAGAGACCCGAAAAGAACGAGCGATCTCAACGGCTAAGTCTCTTGGCTACAATGTTGAACCCCTTAATGTCAATACGTCTGGGTCCTCTTGGGAAATTAGTGACGATGGAACCACACTAATTCAGCCACTGACCTCAATTAAGGGATTAGGGGAGAAGGCTATTGAGCAAATTATTGAACACAGGCCCTTTGAAAAGATAGAAGATTTTCTATTCCATCCAGAAATTGTGTACTCAAAGTTGAACAAAAAATCAGTTTCAGCACTTTGTTTGGCTCAGGCCCTAAACACTCTAGTTGACTCTAGGTTTACAGGTTTGAAACACTTTTTTGCAGCAGTGTGCACAGATCGTCCTCGTAAAGAAAAGAACCTGCTGGAAAACATTGAAAAGTATAAGGCAGAGGGAGATTTCACTGAGGAAGAGAAGTTAGAGTATCTTGTAAACTTGACAGGTGTTTTTCCTATAAATTCTGTGGTTACACAGCAAGTTAGATCCAAGTTAGACGAACTTTACATACCGCCAATTTCAGAGTTTGATCCAAGCCTAGGGGTGACATGGTTCATCCCTAGAGAGTGTAAGGTTAAGAAGACTAAAAACGGCAAGACTTTTTATGTTGTAAAAGTTATTGACGACAACAATGAAACAAACACGATTAGGTGCTGGGGAGCGGATCCAGAGAAAGATATTGTTCACATCAATCGGCCGTATATGGCAAGATTGAAGTATGATCCAAATTGGGGCTTTTCCACTTTTAGTGTTAGAAAAATGTTTAAGCTATTGGCGTAAAATATAAGCAGAAAGGAGAAAACATGGCTAAACTTAAAGGGCTCCCGGCCCAAATATTAATAGACCAATTTATGAGTATTTTTCAAAACAAAGGATACTCATTTTTTGAAGAAGGGGATTATAACTTAAATATTATTGGAATTAGGAATTCCTCAGGAGACGCGTCAAAGTTTGACGACTTTATCGGAGTCTCTTACAAAGAAAGAAATCAGTGGGTTTGTGATATTTACCCAGCTACTACCGAACCCGGTCCAAGCATCTTAAGAAATCCCTTGAAAGAGGTGGATCATAAGGGGACTGCAATCTTAGTCCCAGGCCAATACCGCGGTACATATAAGATAGACTGGCATGGTAGCAAAGATAAGGGTCACATGGCGCTATGCCAAAGGGGGACTAAGGTAAAAGTCTGGAGAGATAACAACAGAGATACGAAGCCCGACTATCATGGCCCCGAAGAGGAGGGCTGGTTTGGGATAAATATCCACAAACACAGGGGCTCTTCTGCAAGATTAAATACAGGAGGAGTTTCTGCCGGCTGCCAAGTTTTTCAAAGCAGTAAGGACTTTTATGAATTCATGGAAACCTGTGAAACGGCAGCTGATAAATGGGGTAATAGATTTTCTTATACCCTTATTGAACAGAAGGATTTTATAAATTTAGGATTGGAGTATGAAATTGTTTAATGAAAATATAGTAAGAGTACATAGAACGCATGACAGGGCAAAGTTGCCCACTCGTGCACACACCACAGATGCAGGTATGGATTTTTTTTACTGCCCTAGGGATGAATCCTGCATCACTTTGGGCCCTGGAGAATCATCATTGTTCCAGACTGGCATTAAAATGGAAGTGCCCCCGGGGCATATGCTACAAATAATGAACAAATCTGGAATCGCAAGCAAGCGTTCTCTTTTGGTCGGCGCTTGTGTTGTTGATGAGGGATACACAGGAGAAATTTTCGTAAACTTACACAACGTTGGCACTAAACCTCAGACAGTAGAGCCAGGCCAAAAAGTAGCTCAAGGAGTTTTTGTTGTTATAAGTAAGCCGAGTTTTGCAGAGATCACCGAAGATAATATTTATGGATCAGAGACCACTAGAGGCTCTGGTGCACTTGGCTCAACAGGAGATGTATAGTGACTAGTTTTTCCAGGAAGTTAAAAAGAAAAAACATAACATCGGCAAAGAAGAAATTCATGAAGGAGTTTAACAAGACCATGAAGAAGTTTAAAAAACTTGTGAAATGCTCCCATTGTGGCCGACCTCCAAGGGAAGGAGAGAATATTGATAAGTGGAGAATAAATCAAAAGTCAGAAAATATTGACTTGATGTGTCCAGAGTGCTATGATGAAGATCAAGGAGAAGGCAATGAAGTTTAAAGAATCGCTGTGTTTTGATGATGTACTTTTAGTTCCACAGAAAAGTTCAATTAACAGCAGAAGTGAGGTCAATCTTGAGACAAAGCTTGGAAATATTGAACTTAGAATTCCAATTATTTCTAGCCCAATGGACACTGTCTCAGAAGACCAGATGTGTTTGAGACTGCTGGCGCACGGAGGGCTCGGAGTAGTCCACAGGTATAACTCAATTGAACAGCAAGTAACCATTGTAAGAAATATTAGAGACAACCTGGAGGAGACTGGAAACTATAATATAAATAAGATTGCCGCGGCAGTCGGTTGTAGTGGAGATTTCGAGTCTCGTGTGTCTGCCTTGGTCGAAGCAGGTGTGAGAGTGTTGTGTATTGACGTTGCTCATGGGCACCACACACTGTTAGAGAGGTCTCTAAAGTTTTTGAAAGATACATATGCTTCATCATTGACTATAATCGCCGGAAATGTTGCAACACCAGAAGCGTTTTGTGATTTAAGTGAGTGGGGAGCTGACGCTATCAGAGTTGGCATTGGTGGGGGATCTATATGTTCAACGAGAATCCAAACCGGCCACGGTGTACCAACTTTTCAGTCTATTATGGATTGTAGTGTAGCCGGTGACGCAAATTTGATAGCAGATGGTGGAATTAAAAACTCTGGAGATGTCGTTAAGGCTATAGCTGCCGGCGCTGATATGGTGATGTTGGGTTCTATGCTAGCAGGTACTAAGCAAAGTCCTGGTGAAGTCTTTGTTTCAAATAGTGGAGCAAAAAGCAAAATCTATAGAGGTATGGCTTCAGTGGAGGCCCAAGTCGCTTGGAGAGGTGAGGCTCGGTCCCTGGAAGGGATATCCACAACCATCCCTTACAAGGGATCTGTAGACAAGATATTGCGAGATTTAATACAGAATGTAAAATCTGGACTGTCTTATTCTGGAGCAAGAAACATAACAGAATTACAACATCGAAGTCAGTTTATCAAGCAGACAAACGCATCTCAAGCGGAGAGCAATACACATATATTAAGTAAATGAGAAATTTTAAAGATAAAATAAAAATAGTATTTTATTCAACAGATAAAAGTAGCGTTGATTTTAAGATCAGACTAAGGCATGATGGTCTGAGTCAAAGTATGTTTTTCAGTTCTTTGATGGATCTATACATTCAAAACGATCCTGATCTGAATAACATCATAGAGAAAATCAAACTTGATAAAAAACCCATCGGCGCGAAAAAACTTAAAAAAATAAAACAAGATTATGAAAAAGGAGAAGATATTTTGAAAGACTTGGGTATTTCCGAAAATGATAAACAGAAAATATATGATATTATAGAATCGGAGGTCATTGATTATGAGTGATGTATGTGAATGTCAAAGTGAAAAAGGAGAAATGTGTTCAAAAGAAAACTGCAGATACTGGATAGACTATCCGGAAGATAATAATTGTGTATTAGAGGCAGTCAGGAAACATGGGAACCTCACACTAGACGAGTGCGCGAAAAGGCTAAAGATTTCTTTGGTCAGGGTTTCCCAGATAGAAAAACAGGCTTTAAAGAAGCTGTATAAAAGAATAAAAAAGTGACTTTTTTGAGCAAAAGTTACTATTTATATTTGTACTGTATTAGCATATGGGTCATGTTATAAATAATTATTTTAAAAGGAGAACAAAAACATGGGTACGAAGAACAACAATTTACTGAAAGAGAACACCGTTAGAAGATTTATGAAACTTGCTAACGTGGGAACCTTTACAAACAACTTTGTTAATGAAAGATTTGCTGAGGATGAAGATCTTAACGAGAATGAAGAAGAGAACCTCGAAGAGCAGGATATGCCAGAGATGGACGAAGAACCAGAAGGCGAAGACGACATGGGAATGGACCAGAGTCCAGACATGGAGATGGACATGGGAGACGACATGGACATGGACGATGAGCCTGGCGATGCTGACATGAGTCTCACCGAAGAAGAAGCTGAGCTGCTTATTTCTTTGGGAGAAAGACTGAAGGCTGCAATGGAAGGCGACGCCGATGCCGGCGAAGAGATGGACGAGCCTATGGACGATATGCCCGCAGAAGACGACATGGGTGACCTGGGCGGAATGGAAGACGAAGAAGAAGAGCCAGCCCCAGGGGGAGGCCGCGCCTACTTACAGGAAGAAGATGACGATGAAGACCTAAAGAAAGAGTCGATAGTCAACGAAGTTCTTAAAAGAGTTACAAAGAGAATTGTCTCTGAAAACTTAAGAAGAAAGTAAAAATAGTATTTATATGCTGTACCCATTTAAAAAACCTCAAGACTCATAAATCTTGAGGTTTTTTTTGTTGATTTTATTATCAAATAGTGGTAACATTAGTTACTGCATTCATAAGACGAGAAAGGTAAAATATGACTCAAAGGATCGCCACCAACAAAACAAAATCTAAGCCTAAAAAAGCAAAAGAAAAAACAAAAAATAAAAAGAAAAAAGACAACCAGATCGTTGTCGTCAACAATATTCAACAGCCATCCGCCCCAGAGAGTGATCTAAGAACCATAAACTTATATGGTGACATCACAGAACAGAAAGGCTCGGAAGTTGTCGCAGGTCTAGTTTATTTAGAAAACAACTCACACGTAGTTTCTGAAGATCTGACAACAGAAGATGATGAGCCCATTGTGGTAGCGAGAGATATTTCTATGATAATCTCAACCAATGGTGGCATTGCATCTGATATGTTCTCTATTTTAGATATGATGGATGTTATAAAAGACAGAACGTGTGACATTGAAACAATCGGAATAGGAAAGGTCATGTCCGCCGGCGTCCCAATCCTAGCTGCTGGTACCCACGGAAAGAGAAAGATAGGTAAAAACTGTAGAATCATGTTACACAATGTTCTAGCTGGGTCTAGTGGTACCATCTTTTCCATGGAAAACGAACTAGAGGAAATAAAGTGGGTACAGGACAGATACATCGATTGCCTCGCAAGCTACACAAAGCTAACAAAAGCAAAAATCAAAAAATTATTAAAAACTCAGAAAGATATTTACATATCTGCGGAGGAGGCAATTAAAATGGGAATTGCAGACAAAATTATCTAATTACTAACGGGAGTTTATTATGTCTTGGCACGAAAAATATTTATCAAAGAATAATAAAAAACAATCTGTCTCAACTGTGGGCGATCTTTTCAGCTTGATTGAGGAAGTTTATGAAGTAAAAAAGGGCTCACTCTTTAAGCAAACAAAAGACACGCTTGGGACCTTAAGAGAACAGTTTCTCAACGAAGAGAAGGAGATGACTTTAACTCTACAAGCCATACCTGAAATAGCGGTATCTGAGCTTGGTTGGACTGATGTATCAGGCGAAACCGGCTCCGAAATAGAGGGCCCAGAGAGACAAAGACTTAGTCAATTCCTTGCAAATATTGAGGGCTCTAACTTTGTCGAGAAGGTCGCCTCACTAGAGAGGTTCTATCAGGATCCTGATGGGGCTATGTCAATGATGTTCCCAGAGGGTGAAGCGACCAGCGCTGCAGAGCAAATTAAAGTTGCATTATCTTATATGGTGTTTTTCAAGACTCTAACAAAAGTTATTTCTAACTTTAATGCCGCCTCAGCCGGCTTTAACTTTGAAGCTTTTTTGGCTGTTCTTGCAGGAGGGTTTCAGGTCCCCGCGAATAAAGGCACTATTGCGGACTTTGTAAGCAGGTCAGAAGGGAAAGAGGTACCAATTAGTCTCAAGCTATATGGAGAAGGGCATCTTCACGTTGGAGGCAGTTTCACAGATCTAGTAAACGATCTTGTATCTCCGCAGTATGATGCACCAATGATGAGATACATTGCGTGTACCAAAAAATTCGAAGATGACAAAAAGGCAGGCCTTGATATAAATGGTAAAATAAAATTTATGAGATTTGACTTTACATTGCAGAATATAATGAACTGCATGGCAATCTCCTCGAAGAAATCAAAAAATAACGCGCTCCTGGCAGCAGAATTTATCCGAAGAGTAGAAGCCGGAGAAGAAGACATTGATTACCGCTCTGGCCTCCCGGGCATAAACCTTCCATCAACTCAGGAACTTGAGGGCGAGTTCATTGAAGAAATGAAAGACATTCTGGGAGGAAGGTTTACAGACGAGCAAATAAATTATTTTATAGAACTCATTGGCTGGTCTAAAAATGATGCGCCATTTGTCCCTATAGATGTGGTTGACTACGATGAGACAGGGACAAAGTTTGTGACACCAACAGTTATTCGAGGGCAATCCCCTATACCATCTAGCAACAGAGGAAAGGCAGAAAATCGAGAAAAGTTTCAATCTTTAGTGAAGATGGTGGCTGCAAACATGCCAGAGGACTTACAACCAGCAGAGGGTGCCTCTCAGAAAGATTTGAAAGCTTTTAATAGGACAGTGACTTTTGTGGCTCAAAGTTATGGTGCTGCCAATAACCGAATCCTTGCACGCTACAATATAGCAGAACTAAATAAGGAGCGAGATGCGATTCTTGTGGATGCATTTGATGGTGTAACTCTTGAAAGATCACTAGAAATTTACAACAGCCTAGCCGGCGACCCCGAAAAACAAAAGATTGCACTACAAAACTCTTTCGGCTATCTCAATAGAAAGCAATTTAATCTAATCCAAAGCGCTGTGGAAAACCTCAATAAGCTTGTAGACCCAAACACTCCAGTTTTACCAGAGGGTCAATCTAGTGTCGTCTTTGGCGTTATCGAAGTCGGAGCTAGAAACACACAAAGCATGTTGAATAGAATGACCTCAATATTAAATGAATCACTGTTCGATATATTCTTGAATGTTAAATCAATACAGGACAATACCTACTCCTATGTTGCTGGAGGTATGTCTGAGGATGAAAAAGCCAACGAAGCCATCACAGCATCTTCAAATGTCATAACCAAGACTATGGAACTTAAATCTGCCCGGGCACAAGAAAAATAAACAAACCCCTTGACAAATCTCAAAAGTGTGCTATTATATAAATATCAATGAAAGCGAGGCACAATGACCACACAACTAAGCCATGGAACTGAACTCCGCAATAAGGTTCTCGAAGGCGTAAACACTCTTGCGGATTACGTTGCTATTACACTTGGCCCAAAAGGGCAAAATGTCCTGATCCAACAAAAAGGTAAAAGACCCTTTGTCACAAAAGACGGTGTCACTGTGGCACAAAATATGTCTTTTGAAGATCCACATGTTAACGCTGGAGCGGAAGTGGTAAAGCAGGTCTCTGCAATGACAAATGCTGAAGCGGGTGACGGCACCACGACAAGTACTGTGTTAGCCGCAGAAATACTGAACCAGTCCCACAAACATATCATGGCTGGTGTATCTCCTATTGAGCTGAAGCGTGGCCTTGAGATGTGCTTAGAACAGTCAATTAACATTCTGAAAAGCAAATCAAAAGACGTTTCTTCAAACGAAGATATAAAGCATATTGCTACTATCTCGTCTAATAATGATACGGTTATCGGAGAGTTGATTTCTACAGCTGTTGATAAGGTAGGGAAAAATGGCTCAATCACCATTGAGGAAGCAAGGTCTTTAGAAACTAGCTTAGACTTGGTAGAAGGTTTTCGGATTGATACTGGTTATGTTGCGACTGCTTTTGTGACAGACGAAAGAAGACAAGTATGTAGGTACGAAAACCCTATGTTTATGATTACAGACAGCAAGATAGATAATATTGCAGATATCCTGCCCGCACTGGAAATTGCGGCAAGAGAAGGTAGGCCTTTTGTTATTGTTGCCGATGAGGTCGAAGGTCAGGCACTGGCAGCCCTCATAATGAACTCTATCAGAGGAACAATGAAAGTTGCTGCAATTAAAGCGCCAAGGTATGGCGAAGAAAGAAGATCTATTTTAGACGATCTTTCGCTAGCAACTGGAGCAAAATTCTTTCAGCAATCCCGCGGCGATAAATTAACTGACGTATCTTTAGTTGATTTTGGTTCATCAAGTAGTGTTGAGGTTTCGAAGAATCAAACCACTATTGTGGGAGGTGAAGGCAATTATACTCTCGTTGATGAAAGAATAGAATCGCTAAAGCAGGAAGTCAGGTCCACTGAAGATATTAGACAGGCTTCTAGAATCCAAGAGAGGGTAACGAGGCTTTCTTCTGGTGTTGCAATCGTCAGGGTCGGCGCTTCATCGGAAGTTGAAATGATAGAGAAGAAGCATAGAATCGAAGACGCCCTTGAGGCTGTGAGATCAGCACAACAGGAGGGGGTGGTCCCAGGTGGTGGGACAACTATGCTGGCTATTGCAAAAGAGCTAGCACCAAATTTTGAAACAGAGGAACAATCGTTAGCTTTAGCCATTTTTAAGTCAGCACTCGAAGCCCCATTTAAGAAAATGGCCATAAATTCGGGAATGTCTCCAGATGTTACAATGTGGTGTACTACCTCGATGAAAGACGGTGAGGGGTATGACTTTTCGAATGGGGAAAGGGTAAACCTCCTGCAGAAGGGAATAATCGACCCAGCGAAAGTGACCAGATGTGCCATTAAGAATGCTGTATCGGTAGCGGCTACACTTTTATTGACCAATCACAGTATTGTGATCAATTGAGTTACTAATTATAATCATGGAGGGCCCCAATTATGTCCGGTGATCATGAATACATTTTAGAATTGCAAAGTAAGTTAGATAAAGTCTGTAACGGCATTGATATGATGCAAGGCAAACAAGAAGAAATGTCTGATCATATTGCTAAAATAAAAGAGGCAGTTTACAATCCAGACCAAGGCTTATACGCTAGGCTTCGAGAGTTAGAAACTTGGAAGCAAACATCCTCAAGAATGATATGGACACTGTTTACAACAGTAGTCGGACTCATAGGTGCTTTTATATTAAAAAACTTTGGATCTTAAGATATTATATGGATAAAGGAAAGTTATGTTAGTTGAAATAAAAAAATTGTCAATTCAAAATTTGGGACACAAAAGACATATACAGGAGCAAAAGGTATATATTAATTCTGAAAATGTAGTTTCAGTAGTGGATTACGAAGGTGTGTTACCTTTTTTAGTTAGTGAAAATTCAAAGTATGCAAAAAACAAATTCTCACTGATTAAAATAAGCACTGGCTCTTCAGTAGAAGAGATCATAGCAATCGGCACTTCAGAACAAGTATTCACTGTCCTACAGGGTACCTCGCGAAAGCAGGTACTACATGATTAGAATTTCTATTTTATTGCTTGTTTATATATTTCCTTCACTCTGCACTGCAGAGACCTGTGCAAAATCACCTCAAGAGTTTAAAAGGGAGGTCCTACCTATTTTATTCTCAAGTAAAGAGAAGCCTGTGTCTCTAGCCGCCTCCATGGACTTTGATACAATCTCCCGCCGAGCGCTTTCAAAAAAAACAATGACTACAATATCTGAAGAAAACTTCAATGAATTTAAAAATACACTGGAGACTTTGTTGATGGCTGGTTTTTTGAAAAAATTGTCAACTTTCGAGAAGCCAAGCCTAGAGTACAGCTTTGTCAATGTGAACCATTTTAATATTGGAGGAGAAGTATCTTCAGGCAACTCCTTATCGGAGTTAAGTCTAGAAGTGCATAAAGGTCAAGAAGGCTGCTGGAAAATCGTAGATATTGTGATTGACGAGGTAAGTATGGTCGACAACTACAGGGAGCAGTTTCAGTCGATTATATCAAAACATGACTTTGTAACGTTGTTAACAAAAATGAAAACTAAACTTAAAACATTGAGGTCTTAACATGAAAGGCACACTTTTTTGCTTGCTAATAACAATAACTATTTTTCCGTCCCTAGTCCTATCAGAGACACCTAACGCTATAAAATTAAAGACTAAAAAAGAACAGATGTCTTCTTACAGCAGCATTACGCCGAGTTCGAAAATCAAGACCGGGCATGCCGTTGCAATTATTAATTCTAATTCCGCGGACTTATTGGAGATACTAACAGACTACAGTGAATACAATAAGTTTTTACCATTTATAACAAGCTCTAGATTTTTATCTTCATCTGGTGACTTACATCGCTTTTCTGTAAAGGCAGAGATATTACATGGAACGGTTTCAATTGCAGCCATTTTACAATCAAGGGTAAAGAAGTCGGATAAAAGCGTTAACATAAGCCTCATCAAGGGAGACTTAAAAGAATTGAGCATTTCTTTTAGGGCTGAACGCTTAACAGATAAAACAAGCGTACTCTTCTTGTCATTCTTGGTTGATCCTGACTTGTGGTTTGTTAGGGATAAAACGATTTCTAGATACAATCAAGTAAACGCCCGTAGAATTGTCCGCGCGCTTAGAGACTATATTGGAGAAAAGCAAACATGAAAGATAATAGAATTATAATTTTTGGAAGAAAAACTTGTGTTTTCTGTGTTTATTCGGTAGATTTTTGTGAGGCTAAAGGCATTAGATATGATTTTTTAGACTATTACAATAAACCTGAAATCTTAGAAGATTACAAAGATTTTTATAATCAGAAAACAGTACCGATAATCTTAGCAAATTGTTTAGATACTGGTGTGACAAAAAAGGTGGGAGGCTATCAAGACCTTCTGGAATACTTTAAAGATGAACAATAGCACAGTACCAGTAAAGGTGCCTGTCCTTGAAATAATCTACAAGGCCATGTTACCAACACACTTCAGACTTGAAACGCTCCTTTTAGATGCGCTGTCGGAACACTACAAAATCTCTGCGACAGAGAAGTCACTATTATGTGATGTATATGCATCGTCAATAGCACTGAAATCTATTCTAGAAGATTGCTTAGAGGAAGCAAAAGAAAACAACACCAAGTCTCTGACTTTATCAAATAAAGAATTTCAAACTATTATTAGCCTTGCGAAGATTCTAGAAAATGCCAGCAGAACACAAATACACCTTACTCCACTCTGGGCGCATTGATGAACATTTACATAGGAATATTCCTATTTTTTTTAGGGCAAGTTCTTGGGTGGTTTCACATGAACGCGCAATTCTTGTCCGACTGGTGGAAAGGCAAACCTTTTGTGTCGGCTGTCCTAATAGGGCTACCCACATCAATAGCTTTTTGGTACGCCTGGAAGATGATAGCAGATGAGACAGGTTCGGTTTGGTCCGCCAGGTTTATAGGTTCGTCAACTGGATTGATACTATTCCCCATACTGACTTGGTGCCTGCTGGGGGAGTCGATGTTTACAGCAAAGACAATGATTTGCTTTTTTCTAGCAGTTCTCATAATGATAATTCAAATATTTTGGTAATTATTTTTTAAAATCACTTGACTTATATCGTATTGGTGATTATCATAATAATAGAACAAAATTGCCAGAAGGGATTTTGTTTTAATGTAACTTGCTTAATAAGGAGGAAAACACAATGAATGCAATTACTACATACCGCCCAGGTTTATTAGGGCACAAAGTTATTAACGAGGTCTTTGATAATTTTTTCAACGACTTCCCTACTCACCTTAAGGCATCTACGCAGGGTTATCCTGTTGCCGACATTTATCGAGATGATGATGGTTCTACCGTGCTAGAGTTTGCTTTAGCTGGATTTAAAAAGAAAGAATTGTCTATTGATATACAGCCTGACAAGAGATCCATTACCATTATTGGTAAAGCTGGTGACGGCAATTCCAAGCGTCAGCGCATTGCAAGAAGAAACTTTACAAGAACTTATGTAAACTATGATAACAACTTGGACTTATCAAACGCAAAGGCCAAGTTTGAAAACGGTCTTTTGACTGTCAGAGTTCCACAAAGACCAGAGGTAAAGCCAGTTTCTATTTCTATTGAATAAAACAAACGCCTTAGCTTCCACTTGACTATTTATAATAAAAGGTTTTATCTATGTCAAATTTTTATAGCAAGTGGAAGCATTATCTTCAAGAAGCACAGCAAGATGCGAAAGTTTTAAGAAAAATTAATATTGATCGCATAAGGAAAGAAATGCCCCAACTTCCAGAGGAGGAGACAAGGGACTATTTTTCTCGTATTCAGGCTCTAGAGCGAGACCCCGAGTATCTAAATCCTATATTTCCACAAGGAATAGTGGATTGGGTCGAGTCTCTACCGGACAATCACTTTCCAACAAGTGGTCGCAAACGTTTTGCAAAGTGGCTTGGTAACACAATATACCACCAAGAGACAGAGATTCAAGGCAGGCTGAATACTGTAGACAATCCCGAAGAATTAAGAATTTATAATAACGATGTCAGGTATATAGCTGATTACCTGAATGGTGCTGATGAGCTACCTGAGGACTTATGGGATAGATCTCTCAACGGTATGTATGATCTAGCTGTCGAGTGGCATGATACTCTCAAATATAAAGAGGACCCAACGGGAGACTACCAGAATAAAGATGTTGTCTACAAATTTGACAATGGTTATACCATAGTAGATGTCAACACAGAAAATGACCTCAGTGTTGAAGGTGATAAGATGGGCCATTGCGTCGGATCATATTGTGATTATGTAGCATCAGGAGAGACAACCATATACTCCCTTAGAGACCCCAGGAATGAGCCACACGCTACGATTGAAGTGATACCTACTCTACCCCTTGGCCGCACGCGTTCACGAGGCAGAGTAGACCAAATAAAAGGAAAAGGTAACGCGGCCCCCGTTGAGAAGTATAGGCCAATGTTAAAGCAGTGGCTACAAACCACAGAGTTCAGTTATGAATCCAGCCCAGACTACCTAAATATCTTATCGGCTGATGAACTCAGGGAAAAGTTATTTTCTGGAGAACTTGGCAAAGATTCAGAGCAGTCCCTTGCCAGAACGACAGATGACCCAGAGATAATCCAGTTTTTTCTTGATCAAATTGTGGCCGCTGGTTACACATATGGTGGCTCCTCCGTGGATTTAGTAACAAAGCTCAATCCAAGTTCAATAACTGATTATCTATTAAGAAATGATAATTTAAATGAAGAACATAGGCTGTCTCTTGTAAAAATAAACTTTAAACTACGAAACTCGGTCTTGGGCGTTAGAATGTCGCGACTGTTGGGTGCTATGGGTCACAGCGGCCCGCGTAATTTTGACCCTGAAAGCCTGTCCTCTCGTGTTTGGGGGGAGCTTGGAGACGAACTTACTAGCGGCTACAGCGATGAAAAACTTTACTGTATGCAGGCAATTATGGAGGTCGCCGAAGCTCCGAGTTCAATCAAAGAAGAGATTATAAATCACTTACTTAGTGATGAATATCTGCAAGGTGCAGTAGCCCAGAACCCGAATGCACTTGATCAACAACAGCAGCCTTATGGCGCCATCTTGCAGGGGTACCTTTTTCAGAAGTCACCATCTCAAGAGCAAGTCAAGAAACTTTATACTGTCCAGAGAGATGAAAACTTTATAAAAGTTCTTGGCCAATATGGACGTTTAAACGGATATATTTCTTCTTCAAGGGGCATGTCGGATGAACTGGCTGATGAAATTATTGAAGATGTTAAGAATGAAGAGCGCCACGCGTTCATGTCACGAAACTGGCTAGACATGATTATGAACCCCCGCCTCAGCGATTCCAAAAAAATACAAATATTAAATATTGGCCACACAGGCTCAGGAAGTATTGTTTCGATGACACAACCTAATGAGCCAACAAGTAAAATCCCCGGACTTAAGTTTTCAGTTTCCGCCAGGTCTTATTCACGGCAACTTTATAACGCAGCAAGAGAGAAGAAGTTTAGTAAAAAACTTGTAAAATATATGATAGACGCTGGGGTTTTTGATGCCCAGTATGTGAACGTCTGGGTCGGACAAAGGGTGAAAATGAGTGGCAGCGACCCACGCATTGAAAAATATAGTCAAGATGAAAAACAAAAAGTATTGGACATTGTAAGATCGCGGCAACTGCAGGAGTTCGAGTCTGGTCTTTTTGACGAAGATTTATTTGAAGAAATGAACAATTATTTTAGGAAAAATACCATGACAAAAAACAAATTTTATGATAATATTAAAGAACAGCTGGAGATAAGTGAAGAGAAAGGTCGCAGTCGCCAAAGAGGTATTTATAAATTTCACTGTATGATTGCTTATAATCTCACTGTGGAGAGTAACCGCACCCGCGGCCTTGATGACATCTTGGCAGATTTAAGAGCATTAGAAAATGTGACGATTGTTACTGTAGCAATTAGAAACCAAAAGATTGGGGACGGACGCTATATTGCTGGTTTGGCAGTTAAGTTCATACCTTCAACCCCTGGAAACATGGGTACTCCAGAAAACACGAAAGCTAGAATAGTAAAAGATATAAAAAGAATCAACAACGTACAATCTTTATTTAAGTTGTCAGCAGGATTAATAAGGCTGGAATAATGAAAACCCCAGATGATCACAAAAGAGAAACAATAAGAGAGATTTTCAAAAAAAGACTCAAGGAGAGTACTGTAATTCTCTCACCAGTAGGAATAGAAGTGAATGAATCTTTGGATTCCGATTTTACCTCGGCATCAATATCCTTCGATGAGAAAGTCGGCGCTGAAATAAAAAGGTGTAATTTGACGGAAAGCAATGCAAAAGGTCTCGTCGATGCAATATTCAAAATTTTATTTGCAAACTTCTCAAGCAAATATAGTAGCATAGCCAACATACAATTAAAAAATTACCAAGTGAAACCCATATTTAATTCAGCAAACTTCTCTACTTACACAGATGCCAAAACAACAGTCACAATAACTTCAGAAATAAAAAACCACGGACTAGTTGATTTTTCTTCTACGTCTAGATCCATTATATACTCAACCCTCTGCGCTTCGTTAAAAACATTTCAATTTTACATAAATTGTGAAAGAACATTTGATATACTTTCAAGAGTTTTGGTGGATGCCAAGGGAAGGGGACGCCCGGATATCGAAGAAGCATGTATCCGAGATATGACATTTTTAACTAGTATGAACACTTATGAACAATAAAAAAGGAGTACAGTGGGATGTTGCATTTGTGGCAGCAATTATTACATTTTTTCTCTTTCTTTTTAGATCTTATCAATGAATATCGAAATGTTATGGTTTTTATGTGGTTGATCTCCTTAATTATATTAGGGGTGATTTACTTTTATGCCAAAACAAACATACAATTTTAGAGATCTACAAATCGGAGATTTAGTTACTCATGTGCTTTACGGCCCAGAATGGATAGGTATGATAATTTCAATATCAGATGAAGAAGGGGAGACTGACAGTAGAATAAAAGCTCTTGTTCAGATCCAGCCTGGAACCAAATACGATGGTTTTTTTGATAAAAACACCTCAAAACAAAATAAAATAAACTCCAACTTAGGGTTTGTTTCAATAAATTGGCTTTTTAAGGTTGAAAAAAGAAAAAGATAAATTTACAGAGGAAGAATATGTTTTATGGAGACTAAATCCAGCGTACATAGGCATAGTTTTATCTGAAGTAACCGGTAGTATTTCTAAGAAACATGAAATCTACTGGATACAAGAAAAAGTAAAATTGGTAAATTTTGCTCAAGATTTAATTTTTCTTAAAAAAGATTAAGGAATATGCTATAGTGTAGAACTATCATGAGTATTTTTGTAAAAGGAGATATTGTTATACTACTCGACAGGCCCCTGGGGCATCCCACCAAAATAAAGGGAGTAGTGGTTGGTCATGTAGGCTCAGAAAATTATAATATTTTGTTGACAAATGGCTTTGGAAAAGGTAATATTAAGAGAGTCAGTTCACTGGAAATTAAAAAAGAGGAAGAATATGACGAGAAGCAAGAAGATTAGAAACGGTAGGTCCTTAAAAACATTTATAGAAAGCAAATATCATGAAGCGGTCTTCCATGAAGTAGACAACTTAGATACAAAGTGCGTCAATGAGGCAAGAGATAATTATGAAAAGGTTTTCATAAAAATCAGAAACATTCTAACTGACAAGCCATGGTGTTGCGACAGCGAAGAAGACGTTTTGAATATGTGTCAGGAAATATCAGATGAACTCAGGTTTTCATCTCTTATCAGGAAAGAGGTAAAATGAAGAGAGGTGAAGTAGTGAGGTGCATTGTTGATTACGATCTTTTTGATCTTAATATAAATGGAGAAGAAGGCTGCTTCATAAAGATGGATGAGAACTCTAAAAAGTTTTTGACATACTTTTGGGCAAATGGTGAGTGGGCGGAACTAAAAAGAGATCAGTTTGAGTTGGTTAACAAATCTGGATATATTCCCGCAAAAAATAAAGAATTCATTTCGAGAATCCGAACTCTGGAATACAGTTTTGAAAATTGAAAGCAAAAGACGTAAAATGCAACAAAACATACTGGTCTACCCGGTTTAACCGAAAGTGTGTTTGTGTAGGCATCGCCCGGTGGCTTGTCGAGCTTGAATTTCAAGATCCAAAAAAGAACGGATGGTATCACTGTCAAGAGATAGAAGAAGTACCAAAATCACAAGAAAAAGTTATTGACATTACAGACATAATAAGGTAACATATTAATATGATTGAACTTTTAATAGGTGTTGCAATTTTACTATTCATCAGAAACCGACTGAGGGCAAGTTTGATTCAAAGTCAAAAAGAGGAACTTGTAAGAGAAGTAGTGAGGCAAACAATTCAAAAAAGAAAATTGGATGAACTTTATGGAAGAAATCAAGACAGGTGATTATGTACAATATCGAACAGCAGCTGGTGTTATTGTTGGCTATGGTATCATCGTTGAGGTGACTGAATATTGGCACATTCTTGTGGATCAGCACACAGGAAAGAGAGAGCACTGGTGCGATACGTTGATGAGAAAGATTACGGTATGAAAGTTGGAGATATTGTAGAAATCCAACCACATATTGATTTCGATGTAACAAAGACTATCTTCACAGAACCATCACTTGGTATTATCAAGAGTGTATTAAATGGAGATGGTTATTACGATGTCCTGCTTCATAATGGTAGGGTGCTGTTCCTCCGGGGACGAAACTTGAAGGTAATCAGTGAAAATCGGTGATTTGGTACAAAAACGTTGGGGTAGATTGGATCCTCATCAGCAGGACACTGTCGGCATCGTTATTGACCTGTGTGTAGAACAGCGAGCTTCTAATCCTGCACTCAATGGCCAGTGGCTTGTGGTGTATTACCCAGGATCGGGCCTACCGCCCTATAGGTATCGCCCACAGCAATTCGAGGTGATCAGTGAAGGTAGGTGACTTGATAATGTGGAAGTATCATGGTAAGCTGGACCCCAAAAAGACAGGCATCATTGTTTCAGATTACACACAGAGCAGATCAAAAGACGGCTCTATTCTCAAAAATGTTTACTGGTTCGACTATCAGTGGGTCAGGCCAATCGAACAACAATTCTTAGAGGTTATCAATGAAAGTCCTCGTTAGTTCTTGTTTGCTTGGCAATCAAGTGCGCTGGAACAAGCAGGGTAAATTGAATAGCCAAGTAATCGAGTGGGCTAAGAAAAACAATATACAACTGATCCCAGTTTGTCCCGAAGATGAGCTTCTCGGTACTCCACGAGATAAAATTAGGCTAATACAAATCGAAGAAAAAACTTGCGCTCACTACCGAAATCGTGATATAATAAAAGAGATAAAAAACAAATGCAAAGAAATAATCAACAGGCATCCTGATGCCGTTGGTTTCATAGGTATTTATGGTTCACCCACTTGCGGAATTAGTATTGGGGTTAAAAACCTTGGAAGAGTAATAAAAGGCTTTATGCACCAAGAGTTCCCAGGGCCCACAATCGAGGCAAACGCAATGAGAAATGAAAACAATAGAATCACATTCCTTAGGAGACTAAATGAAAGTCGGTGATTTAGTGAGACTCAAAGAATTCTGCCGAGACTCAGGCAGACTGGCATTGTTGGTTGCCTTGCATCGGAGTTATGCTAAGATAATGTTTGTCGATTCCAGTCAACGCGAAAATGCCCTCGCGGCGAATCTGGAGGTTATCAGTGAAAGTCGGTGATGTTGTCAGGTGGACGCCTATGGAAACGGCATACCATCACGCCTGTCTAGCCCCTGGCATTAAAGACTTGACAGATGATAGAAAGTGTGGTATTATCGTAGATAGAAATCCTAAATATTTTTTTGTTCTTTGGCAAAACAAAGAACTTTTAGCACAACTACCAAACTCGATCGAGGTAATTAAATGAATTACGGATACGCTTGTATCAACATGACTTTATCTGATGTACCTAAGTCTAGGCGCATCACAACCAACCGCTCTATGATTAAGCGAACCTTCCTCAAAGAAGGTATTAAACGTGCAAGCGAGCTAGCACTACAGAACGTGCTCGACCTTGAAAAAATTCTCAAGTGGAACGAGCAGAGAGACATCAGGTTTTATCGCATGTCTTCGGATATTTTTCCTTGGGCCTCAGAGTACGAGTACGACGATTTACCGGACATTTCCACTATCCGTAGGGTACTGGCTAGGGTTGGTGAGTATGCAGTCTCTAACGGCCACCGCTTGACCTTTCATCCTGGCCCATTCTGTTGTCTTGCATCACCAAACGAATCAGTTGTGGAAAAAACATACAAGGAACTCAACAATCATTCTCGTATCTTTGATATGATGGGTTTCTTTCCTAGTCACTACAACAAGATCAACATCCATGTTGGCGGCACATACGGAGACAAGGACGCAACAGCAGAACGTTTCATTAAAAACTTCCACAAGCCAGGTGGACTTGACACCAACACTAAAATGCGTTTTACGTTGGAGAATGACGATAAAGCCTCGATGTGGAGTACAAAGGAGATTTATGAAAAGATTTATCACGAAACTGGAATCCCGATTGTTTTCGATTACCATCACCATAGATTCTGCACGGGAGGACTCACAGAGCGAGAAGCCCTCGAACTCGCAGCATCAACTTGGCCAGAAGGAATCGACCCCGTTGTTCACGTCTCAGAGTCGAGAGCTGCTGAACAAGGCGACCCAAAAATTCGCCCGCAAGCTCATTCAGATTTTATCGAAAGACAAGTAGATTCTTATGGACAAAAGCACGATATTATGCTAGAATGTAAAAAGAAAGAATTGGCATTGTTACGACTAAGGAGGAAGGTACATGCAAGTCGGTGATTTAGTTACGCTATCTTCGTATGGTAAAAAGATAAAAAGAACAGGCTGGATTAGAGATGGTGACGTAGGCATTATTAAAAAAGTCGGAGCTTACAATACTTACAGAATCCTCTGGTGTAACTCTATTTATAAACACTCACAGAAGCGAGATTATGCAACACGGGGAAGCTATTGGGATTGGCAAATGGGCTTCGACCGCCGCGATCTAAAGTTTGCAAAATAGCTCTTGACAAATCCTTGAAATTAAAGTATAATTGTAGTACAACAAAAGCAATGGAGCTTAAAGATGAAGATGACTGGTTTTGAAATTGGCGAGATTGTAGAAATGAAGCATTCGGACAAGAGACATAGGCACAAAGCAGTAGTGCTTGGTTTCGAGAGAAACGTTCTTTTTGATTCAGTTCAGTGCGTAAAAGTTATGATCATTGGCAGAGACAAGCCAACCTTTACTCTATCTGATAGGATCTGTAAGCTATGATGTCCGACGCTGAAAAAACATTCATCTTTTTTTCTCACTTAAGTTCTGTGGAAGATCACTTGGCATATGGTGACAAGCAGTTTTATTTATCCTTGTTCTGGCAACATGAGAACAGAAAAAAGAATACTTCTGGACTTTCTTCTTCTCAGTTATACCATTTGGAGCGACTCTATAATAAATATAGTATGGAAGAGATTAAAAAGAAGCAGGAGTTTGAGCAAAACTACTCGGATGATCATCGAAACATTGCAGTAAAGTGCGCTAATTATTACGCCAACCAGTATCCTCCATATTTTGATGGTATTGTAGAAAAGGTCCTCAAAGATCCCCAAGGGCACGTCCTGTCATACAACGAGTATAACAAAATGTGCAACAATAAGTATGCCAAAAAGATTTTGGCTTGCTACGAAGAAGAAGTAAAGTATAAAGTCGGAGATTTTGTACAAATCAGATGTACTAACAGAGTAGATATTGCTAACACTAACCAAAAAGATGGCCACAGACCCAGACGCAGCGTTTGTGCATCTATGGCGAACAAGATGTGCATGATCTTGGAGGTTAACGCGAAACCAATTACCAGAGCAGCTAAGGGAGCAAGACTGTACAAGGTACTAGTTACTGATGAAGCACGCCCGATTTATGCTCACGAGTCAGATCTAAAGAGGGTTAGGGGGAAAAACAAATGAACAAAAACGTTATTCAAGCCATCTCTTTCTTGAACATGCGCGACGGCGAAAGGGTGGTCGTCAAGCCAACAGTGTTTGGTAAGTTCAAGGTACCAGTTGTTAGTGTTGAGAGCGGCTCTTTGAGAACTCGAATGCGAGCCCTTACAGCGATGGAAGTTGTAAATCACGAGATTATAAAAAATTGTGATCCTACATTTTACTTGGAAAATGGAGAAAGGCTTAGGGTCTTCCAGGGTGGAGACCCATCGTACCTTCCAGCCCGCGCAGAAGGGCTGGCGCTAAAACATGACAACGCTAACAAAAGAGAGACCCCTAAGTTAAAAAACAAAATCAGTACCAAGCCGCCGACAAGGTATGATTATGAGCAGGCATCTCTGGATATGTATGGCTGGATCCCAAATCATGAAGATGATGGCTATGCAGACTAGTTTACAGCCAGGAGATGTTGTGTTTGTCACATCTGGGGCAGACAAGATAGTGAGAGATGAAAAGATAGCAGCAAGAGCAGTTATAATCCAGAAAATACCAGATTCCATTTGGTATAGAGTTTTTATGTCATGGTCTGATAAAACAAAAATTGTGGACTTCCCAGCGCATATGCTAAGGAAAGTAAATGAAAACTAAACTACACCCAGGCGACCTTGTGTATACGCACCCACAAGACAACCCTGAACATATTAGAAGGATGCCTTCTTATGCACATCTGACACCGTATCTTGTGTTATCGGTTGATCATGGCACTCGGCCCACGTCAGAGGTTTGGTTTAGGTTAATGTCAACAAGCAAGATTACAGGTGAGACAAGGATTGTTAAGTTGCCAGAGAACATGCTCTCGCCTTACGAGGAGCTTTTATGAACGAAGTATATAATTTGAGGATCGGTGACATGCTCTATAATGACAAGGCTTATGGTACCGCCGGTGAAGTAGAGAGTGCTAACATCGTTGGAATTGTTTATAAGATGACACCAAAATATATTTACTATGCTGTCTGTGCGCGAAAGCATAACGACCCCGACGGTGATCACTTCGTGACAAAAGACAACAGGTCCAAAAAATCTACAATTTACAACTCTATTCGAAAAGGCACGGTGGGCATTAGTTATTCTAACGGTACCAAACGAAGAAGAAAAATTGAAGATTTTTCTTGACTTTTTATAAAATTTGTGGCAATATGAGATATGATTAAACAAGCTATTGATATTGGAGATCTTGTTGAATGCTACCTTGGCAAAGGGGAAGAGAAAATGACAGGCGTAGTTGTGGAAAGAAAGGCTATCAACCCAATGTATAACACAGACAGGACTTTCCACCCAGATGAATATCATTGTAAGGTTTTGATTCTTAACTCAGAGCCAGAAAATGAGCAACGATGGATCCGCACCAAGTGGTTGAAATTATTATCAAAATCTTCTTGACATTTTTAACAATCTCTGATACTATTATATTACAACAATGAAGGAGTGGAAATGAGCCACCTAAAAAACTATATCAACCAGATGACCAACCCAGAACTTATCGGTCTTGCCAAGAACAGATTCCTTGACACAGAAGATCAAGTTGCTATTGCCAAGCATCACTACCGCAGAGCGCACAACTATCTTATTGAGAACAGTAGCTTATCTCGATCAGCTAGAGATATCCTTTGGGATTACAAGGGTTATGCAAGAAAGTGTGAGCTTATCACATACGGGCATTTCCTCGAAGAGCAAGATAAGTACCATGAGCTTTACGATGGCTATGCAGCACAGATGCGCGGTCGGTCACCTTGGCGTCTCCCTCGTGTTTTTCTGCACCACTATCGGTGGCACTCCCACGGTGTTTCATCGCGGTCTCAAAACACAGGAACACCACCAGAAATCATTGAAGACATCTACCTTAAAGATGTTCAGCGCCTGAGAGCGACAACCAATGAGGCATACTCTGGTTACTACTACTCAGGGCCGTCAACCACTGAGAGGATGATTATTGAGAATGAGAACACACCACTTGAACTCATTGTAAAAATTTCAGCATCGTCACCAGATGACCGTAATCGCAATCTTGCAATGAAAACCATGGCAAGACGCAGTTAAATTTTTTATGATTTTTATGTTGACAAAATCAGTTAATTATGACATACTAGTTAAAGATAGAGAAAGAAAAAACGCCAACAAACAAGGAGATTACTAATGGCTGTTGACTTCGCTACATTTTCCCAGATCGTCCATCACGTAACTAACGTCCGCAAGCCTGTGTTGCTTCGTGGCCGTCACGGCATTGGTAAGTCTACTGTCGTCTACCAATACGCCGCCAAGCAAAATATGGAAGTCGTTGAGAGGCGAGCGTCTCAGATGACCGAAGGTGACTTGGTTGGTCTACCTTCCATCGAAGGCAACTCGACTTCGTTCAACCCACCAGATTGGTTCAAAGCTGCGTGTGACCGACCTGTTGTTTTGTTTCTCGACGAAGTAGACCGCGCCACCTTGGAAGTCCGCCAAGGTATCTTCGAGCTTACTGATTCTCGTAAGCTCAACGGACACACGCTCCACCCAGACACTCTCGTCTTTGCGGCCGTCAACGGCGGTGAACATGGAGCGCAATATCAGGTAGGTGAGATGGACCCAGCCGAACTAGACCGCTGGACCGTGTTCGATATCGAGCCTTCCGTGGAGGACTGGCTGTCTTGGGCGAAGGAATCCAATGTCTCTGATGAGGTCTGGAACTTCATCAATGGCAACCGCGCTCACCTTGAGCATACAGACGACTTTGAGCCGAACAAGGTTTACCCTTCTCGTCGGTCATGGGAGCGTCTAGACCAGTGCCTGGCCCAGGCTGATCTACTCAAGGAAGCCAGTCCTGCACTTTACAATTTGACTGCTGCCTTCGTTGGGTTTGAGGCAGCTGTGGCTTTCAACGACTTTGTTCTGAATTATGATCGTCAGGTTACTGTTGACGATATCCTGATTCAAGGCAACTTTGCTAAGGTTGCGGACTTTGGTATCAATGACCATACTGCAATCATCGACAAGTTCGAGGCAGAGGAGACATTCCACAACGAGCTTGACCAAGAGCTAATTAACAACTTGGCTCGATACTTCGTGATGCTTCCATCCGAGGTCGCTATGAAGCTGTGGACTGTAATGGGCAAGGGTGATGTGAACAACACTGTCAAACTGCACAAGTCCGAGGTAGATGGCGAGTCCGTATCCAAGCACTTCGTTCGACTCATCAACGGGTCGGAGGAAGACAAGAAATAGTTGTTGACAAATCAAACTATTTATAGTAAGATATAGTTGTACTTAATTATTGGAGGCTGTCATGTCTGGTCAGGAATTTGATCTCAATCTAAACACCGCACGTCTTCTTATGGAAGAACCATTCTTTGCGGCTATCTCACGTCGCATTGACAAGCGAGCATCTTATGCAATCCCCACCGCTGGGGTCATGGTCAACCCTGATACCGCTCAGTTCGAGATGCTATACAATCCCAAGTTCTTTGCAGACTTGACAGACCTTCAACGTGCTGACGTGCTCAAGCACGAGTTCTATCATGTGCTGTTTGAACACGTCACTGGTAGATTGCCTGAAGGTGTCAACATCAAGTTGTGGAACATTGCAACTGACTTGGCAATCAATTCACACCTGCATAATTTACCAGAAGGTGGCCTCATCCCTGGCGAGAAAGATACTCCGTTCGAGCATCTTCCAAGCGGCGAGTCAGCAGAGTGGTACATGGCAAATATGCCAGAGTTTGACAACAACAAAGGTGACAGCCAATCGGGTCCATCCAGCTCTGAGTCTCAGGGCCAGGGCGAGTCTGGCGGAGATCCAGCTGACAATGACGGTCAGTCTGGCGGGATCCCTGATACTCTCGATGACCATTCGGGCTGGCAAGAATGCTCCCAGGAGATCAAAGAAATGGCCAGGGAGCGCTTGAAAGAAGTTGTGCGTAAGGCAGCTGAGGAAGCGAGTGCTTCAAATCGCTGGGGTTCTGTGTCTCAGGAAACCCGAAAGAAAGTTATGAAGATGCTTGAGACTAAGGTTGATTGGCGCAAGGTCCTTCGATATTTTGTCAAGTCTTCCCAGCGAGCCAATCGCTCTAGCTCAATCAAGCGAATCAACCGACGCTATGCTTATGTTCACCCAGGCCGTAAGTCAAACCGCGTCGCACGAGTTGCCGTTTCAGTTGATCAGTCTGGGTCTGTTGATGACAAGATGCTTGCTATGTTCTTCGCAGAACTTAACAAGCTGGCACAAATCGCAGAGTTTGTCGTAATTCCTTTTGATACTCGTGTCGACGACGATAAGGTTTTTACGTGGAAGAAGGGGCAAACAAAGCTGCCAGAGCGTGTACTCCAGGGCGGCACTTGTTTTGATGCTCCAACAGAATATGTAAACAAAAAAGGTTTTGATGGGCATATCGTTTTGACAGATATGTGTGCACCTAAGCCAAAGTCAAGCAAGTGTCAAAGAATGTGGATGACAACGAAAGAGCACGCTGGTAGAAACTACTTCTCGACTAATGAGCGAGTGGTCGCAGTGGATTAAAATCCACCTATGGGATAGGTGGTGTCGGTTGGTCAATCACTGTTTATATGCAGTGCAGCCGGCGGATTCTTGGATATTATATAGGTACTTGGCGCGATTGTCTATAACCGCGTCCGTGTTCTTATCCTGGGCAATAGCAAACACCTGGGTGACAGAGAAAGAAAATAAAATTAGACATAGGCTGGCGGATGTCAAGGCGGTGAGGACAGTCTGACCCAAGAATCTACTTTTGTTGCTTTTATTTCATATTTATAGTATGGAGTCAAAGTATTGTCCTGGTGATTTTGTCGCATGTTATATATCTAATACTGAAGTCTATGAGCAGCTTTTAATGTGGGGGATGGTAATTGAAGTATCTCCTACCTTAGAGGATATTTTGGTTTTGGACCCCGATGGAAATAGTAATTGGTGGCCATCCCGCCGTTGGCGACCTTTAGTAGAAAAGAGTGAGAAAACTCTTGACATTATCGGCACTTTAGCGTAAAATATAAATACAACAATCACAAAGGGAAAACAAATGATTCGCTGTAGATCTGAAATGCCAATGAAAAAGCTGGAAATAGACCTCACAGGTCCCGAAGGGAACGCCCACGTCCTAATGGCGTATGCTAGAAGGTGGGGTAGGCAGCTTGGTTATAGTGAACATAAAATCAAGTGCATCATCGACGAGATGATGTTGACCAACTATGAAGGTTTACTTTACACCTTCGACCGCGAGTTCGGACAATTTGTAACACTCTGGAGATAAAATGTTTGATAATTTTGTAGACGAAAAGACAGCAAGAAGAAGAGTCCTGGCGCAAGGCAGACATATCCTTCAGTCAATCATTGAATCATATGACTCAGGTATGCTCGATGACCCTCGTCAAGCCGCCAATCTTTGTACTCTTTTCGCTCTTTGTATCGAGGGCAAAGTTGTTGCAACTTTTGATGAAGAGACCGCGACCACAAAATGGTCCCTAACGGAGAACTGGACTCAGCATCTCCGCGATGTTGAGAAGTCAATTTTCGACTCAAAAATAATTAAAGGTCCATGGGAAAAAACAGTTGACAAACCGCTAAATACCTGATATTATTATAATATAAACAATCAGGGAGTATCCAATGTCTGTCGCAATCTGTATCAAATGCCAAGAAGAGTACAACCCACGCCGCCTTGCGCTTGGTTATCGAACTTGCCTTACCTGTGGTGGCAAATCAGCACTGATCGAGAAAGCTCGTAAGGCAAAGTGTTCCGCCCCAGCGTACAACAAGGGCGCATACCAGTACGTCGGTACTGTCCAAGCCGCCCGAGGAGTGGGACGATGATTCGTTTTTCTATTTTGTTTCTATTCTCTATTTTCCTCACTGGTTGTCCAATGGAGGAGGACTGCGACACTGTTATGCAGTGTGAAGACGATGTTGAGATGCTTTGTGATAGGACCGACTCAGGTTGTGGTGAGTCTTGCCACTACTATGTTTACGAGAGTTGCTACGAGGTCTGCAAATGAAGGTTGGAGACTTGGTTAGATTGTCGGAGTATGGTATCATGCGAGACTACAACAGCGCACTTGTAGTGGATGATTCTCAGCAGCTAGGTGTAATCACAGCAGTATGGCTTGGTAATTACCCCTACAGGGTCCACTGGATGAAATCACACAGCAGGCGGCATCTAGTCAATTCTCACTCAAGGAGGGAGTTGAAGTATGTCTAGGGCAATCAAAGTTGGTGACTTGGTAAAGATGCCGCCAAACCATACTTACTGGTGGGGCGATCAGGTCGGAATCATTGACATTGTGGAACCAGAAGGAAGCTCTTACGTTACTTACCGCGTGTTTGTCCCTGGTCACGGCTTCGCACGCTTCGGTCAGATGGATTTTGTGGAGGTGCTCAGTGAAGGTCGGTGATTTGGTAGTATACTACCCGAAGAAGCACCCAGACAGTTGGGAACACATTGGCGTTGTGCTACAGATCAACACTGAGGGCGGCACGGTTAAGGTCCAGCGCCAGCGCGAAGGTGATGCAAAGTGGTGGGTCACGAGCGGCTGCAAGGTTATCAAGTGAGCCGGCTCAGCGTTGGCGACCTCGTGACTGATGATTTCTACGAGGACTTGGGTATCATCATCTCGCCTCCACGACTATCATCGGACTGTGACCTTGTTAAATTCGGTGTAATGAACGGTGATGTCTATGAAGTTGTAGATGTTCTTTGTACTGATGGTAGTGTTCGTTTGTTTACAACCGATGAGCTGAGGAAAATCAATGAAAGTCGGTGATCTAGTAAAGTACAGGGCTTACCACTCCACACTTAAGGACGTCAGGGGTATAGTGTGTGAGATTCGATATAAGTATGGATACGGAGGAGCACCAGAACGGGCCCGCGTAATCTGGAACCATGACCGTGTTCAGTGGGATGGAGTTATGGATTGGGTTGATGACCTGGAGATAATCAATGAAAGTCGGTGATTTAGTACGAGTCCGCCCCCACATCACATCTAACCATGTGCTGATAGCCAAGTCTGTAGTGGGTTTTCTTGTCCATAATCACGGCGACGGCTATCACAATGTTGTGCTAGATAATGGTGTAAAAATTATGACTACATATGCGAACCTGGAGGTTATCAGTGAAAGTCGGTGATTTAGTAAGGGACAATCATCCAAGTTGGATGAGGGCCGAACGAATTGGTGTGAT